TCTACCGATGTGTATAGCGACAGATGTTACATCTGCCGAGATCCTGAATACGCACTCATGGGGTTGCCCCTATGTTATGCGTGCCACAAATGCAAGGGACACGTTGCCGCCGATGACTCCGTGTGTGATGAATGCGGACACGATCACTGTCCTTTTTCTGCGGAAGAAATGTGATTAAAGAATGGCTCTAACAAAGAAGCAGACCGCACTAGTCACTATCATCATTTCAGCCATGACGACAACGGCACTAGACTGGACCTTTGCTAAAGTGCAGGAGTACACCGTGAACATCCCTATCTTCACTACGATGGGCGTATTCACACAAGAGGTTCGGGTTGAGGAAAAGCGTGGTCCGATTAGTGGTCATACGTGGTCTAGAGAACTAAAATGAAGGACGTAAAACGAAAGCCCGAGCACGTACAAATGGCACGCAAGATTCTGGAGCTTGACTACCAGGATCAACTTGCGGTTATCGGTGAGCTTCTCGCTGACATGGAAGAGGCACTCGAACAAGGTTACAAAAGGTGAGAAAGAAGTGTCATAGATGTGGCGGCACAGGACAAGTGCTTAATCCTAAGTACAAGGACGTAATATTTATCGTGCCGCCTGACGACTACATGATTCAATGTCCTGATTGTGGGGGCACGGGCAAACGCCCACGAGCAAAGCGAGTATGATCACTAACGCCTACGTGAACCACAACCAATTTGTTATTATGACTACTGTATCAGATAATCCTAAAGTAATCAAGGTCTACAGATACTATTGGTGTCATGATTGTGTGGTGACGTACCGTATGTCTCCGATACAAGAGAAGTGAACATGAAGGATCCGATTCTACTAAACAAACTACTATCTCAAACCAATAAACGCTCAGGCGTTTATGGGGCAGACGGTAATTTCCCGACCCAATGTTGGGAGTGGAGCGGAGGCACCAGTTGTGGCTATGGTATCATTTGGGATACACAACAAAAGAAAATACTAAAGACTCACAGGGTATCATACGCACTTTATGTGCAGGATCCAAGAAGCAAGTGCGTTTTACATAAGTGCGATAACAGGCTGTGTGTACGTCCGTCACACTTATTCTTGGGCACACGACAAGATAACGTTCGTGACATGGACAGCAAGTCTCGTAGAGTAAGTGTAACTAAAGAGCAGCATGGTCGCAGTAAACTGACAACAGAACAAGTGCATCACATCAGGAATATTTACCCCAGCAAAAGCTATGGCGTCTTAGCACAAGAGTACGACGTTTCAAGAGCAGCTATCCGCAACGTCATCAAAAAAAGGACTTGGCAATGAAAGACCCCATCTTGTTGAATAAGTTGTGGAAGGAAGTCGAAGCGGGTCGTGTTACCGCAAGTAGATCAGGATTTCTGACACTATTCAAATACACACAGGGTACGCACATCAATGATGAGTGGAACGACGTGAACCGACAGGCTCGCGGCATCATCTTTCACACGGACGGGACCGTGGTGGCCCGTCCGTTTGAAAAGTTCTTCAATCTCAACGAACGTCCAGACACCCACGCCGACGCTCTTCCCTGGAAGAACGGCGTGGAAGTATTCGAAAAGCTTGACGGGTCCTGTGGTATTGGCTATCAGGCTACGGAACCGATCTGGAATGAAGTCCGTTGGAAACTGGCTACGCCGGGCAGCATGGAATCTGATCAGGCAATCGCTGGTACAGAAATGCTACAGCAATACAATTGGCGTCATCTACCGGATGGCTGCACTCCTGTTTTCGAGATTGTGTATCCTGAAAACAGAATTGTAGTAGATTACCGAGGCGAATCATTCTTGGCCCTCCTCGCAATCTTCGACCATAATGGTACCGAGTGGCATCAGCGTAGAGTTGACCAAGTGGCTGAGGTATGCAACTTTCGTAGGCCGCAGCGGTACGACATCAACATCGCTGGCGAGATCGAGTGGGAAGAAAACACCGAAGGATACGTAGCACGTTTCGGCTGCGGCCTGAGAGTGAAGGTCAAGAGCCCTACTTACCTCCGTATCCACAGACTGCTCAACTATCTAAGCCCGAAGGGCGTAGTAGATCTTATTCGTGGCCGCGAGTACGGCGTAACGGTAAAGCAACTGCCCCCTGCAATCGCTCGTGATTTTGACGACGTGCGTGCTCACGTACAGGGTATCCATAATCGTATCTTCACCGATGCTCATGCCAGTCGCAATCGTATGCTTTCTGAGATTGGTGAAAACCAGTCGAGAAAAACGTACGCCCTGTGGGTCCAAGATAATGTGCCGAACCGTGAATGTGGTTTGGTGTTTGCTCTCCTCGATGAGAAAGAGATCGAGGAGAAGGTCTGGAAATTGGTTCTCGAAGAGGTAAAAGAAGCAGCATGAACCGATATACAACTCAACTGCCGCCCTCTTTGGTTAAGTCTATATTGTGCCCGCACAACAACTCTATCTTTTCACAGATGGTTCAAAAGATGTGGGACGACGCCTCTCCCGAAGTGAAGTTGGAGGCATGGTGTGTCGCCATAAGAAGAACGAATCATCGTAACCTCAAACGGGCACTTTGGATAGTATGAAAATCTGGAAACATATAAAGGCGTTGTGGCAACCTAATAAGCAACCACGAACAACACTACGTATTCGTATCTATCGTTGTCTTGCGAAACATGATGTCGGTTCTCCTGGTAGTATTGCTGATCTAATCAGCGAACATCCTTCTGACGTAAGAAAAGAACTAAACGCGATGAAACTTGAGGGCGTTGTGCAATACGACGGCAAAACGGGGCTATATACGAATGCGAATTAAGCTCTTTCTAGTCGTCAAGGAACACCTTGGACACTATGCCGCATTCACGGACGAATGCATGGCAAAACGAGACAACGATCAACATGAAGGCCCTGGTGTAGCTTCATTAGATACTAGTGGACTCGATTGGGTCGGCTTGAAACCACCTGGATCCGGTGCGGCCGAGGGCTGTATCGGCATCATTGAAATGGAGAAAGACTAATGGTACATAAGACAGTTTATTTGGCGGGCCCTATCAGTGGCCTCTCTTACGGCGAGGCAACTGACTGGCGTCAAGAAGTAAAGGATCAGCTACTACGTAGCAGCATCAAGGCCGTGAGCCCTCTACGAGCGAAGGTTTACCTTCGCGAGTGTACTGAGCCCATCAAAGATCACTACGACGATGGCGACATTGATAGTGCGGCGTTCACTAACATGAGTACCGCTCGTGGCATCACCACTCGCGACAGATTCGATTGCATAAATACCAGTGTTCTATTCGTAAACCTATTGGGAACCGAGCGAGTATCTATCGGTACCTGTATGGAAATTGCATGGGCAGACGCCAACAGAATTCCATCGGTAGTAATCATGGAAGAATCTGGCAATTTGCACGATCACGCTATGATCAACGAATGCACTGGCTTCCGAGTTACTACCATTCGGGAGGGTTTGGAAATCGTTAAGGCCATTCTTGGCGACTACTAGCTTATAGTAAACCTGTACACTCCTACGTTTTTCAGAGTTAGCACCGTGGAGTGCTAGAAATCCTTGAAACCACTTACCATTCGCGGCCCTGTCGCGTAGAATGACAGCATGAGTAACCCTACCGATAGACCCCCCGGTCCTCTGTACATCGCTTGGTCAGGCAAGAAGCAAGTTGGCAAAGACACAGCGACCGCGTTCGCAGAAAAAATGCTGATCAAGGCTGGATACACGGTCGGCATCACGGCATTCGCTGAGAGCCTAAAAGACGTTGCAATCAATGTGTTAGGTGTCCCCAGACAACTAGTCTATGGTTCCAATGAACACAAAGAAACTCTCACTCATATCCTCTGGGACACCTTCCCTTTAAATATTCGCCTAAAACATGCGAGCGAAGAAGAGGAGCGTCCTCTATTCACGCCACCGCGATCTGGCCCCATGACCGTACGCGAAGTGTTACAGGTGATGGGCACCGATATCTTTCGAACCATGTTTGAAAATGATGTTTGGGCTAACTCTCCCTTTCGACGTGACTGGAACGGATACGACGTAGTGTTCATTACAGACTGCCGATTCCCCAACGAAAAACGTGTTACGGAAGAACGCAAGGGCGTTGTGATCAGACTTGTACGTGACACGGGTTTCGTTGATGACCACTTGAGCGAGACCGCTCTAGATGACGCCACCTTCGAGCGATACTTTGTCAACGACGGGTCGCTCGAAAACCTTAGCCAATTCGTTCGAACGACACTCGTAGAACTAGGACTATTACCTTATGAACCAACAGCCTGAAAATAACTTCTATCTTACTGGCGATGAGGCTCGTGGCCTCATGGCATCCATGCTGAGTTCGAACGCTCAGCTTCCAACAAACTTCTGTCTGAGCTTGTGGATTCGTCTTAACGATATCAGTCAAGTACAACCACCGATTGTCAGAGAAGAGAGTCCTTCTAATGGTTAAAGCATTTTCTCATCGTCCGAGAGCGGGCGTCAGCGTCGGTGCCTTTAGCACCGGAGACCGCCTCATTGTAGCATTCGCTATCGTCAACGATGGCACAGGCCGCAGCGGCCTTTTCCATCCGGATCGACAAGATAATTTCAGTCGTTCTACTGCTCGTGCTATCATCACTGGTCGTATTCAAGACGCCGTTCAAAATGGTGTCGATAGCGAAAGTGAAATGGTAATGTCATTCATCACCGATACAACTGCCCAACAGTTTATCAGTAGTTTCCGTCCGGAATTCAAGCCAACGGTTGACGAAACCGACGACGTGTTGGAAGACACGATTCAGTTTGGTAATGGCGAAGATACCATTGAAACACGTCAGCGTCCACGAGCAATCAATATTGTAGCACGACTGCGTGCTCTATCAGAAAGGGTTGTCAATGCGAGTATTAGTGTATGATACCGAGACCGGTGGTCTCAACGTTGATAAGCACAGCGTCTTTTCTGTAGGTGCCCTCGTTGGTGATCTCGATACCGGAGAGATCATCGATCAATTCGAGGCGTACCATCGTATGCCGTCGCTAGACGACTACGTGTACACCCCCAAGGCGATTGAGGTTCACAAAATCACCCCGGAGGAAGCCTTTGCAAAAGGTCTTCCGACAGAGGAGATCCGAGATCGTTTCTCTGACCTGTGGTTCAACAATGGTGTCGCCATGATTGGTGGACACAATGAAGCCAGCTATGATCGTCCGATTATCTCGAAACAGATTTTCGATTGTTCCAAGCAGGAATTCGAAGCTACCTTCACGTACCGCTCCCTTGATAGCTTGCCACTCATTAGATTGTTTGCAGGCCACGACAATGTAAAATCTGGTGCCACCTTGACGCAAGCTATCAAGGGGCTGAGTATTGACATGTCTTATCTAGGCAAAAGCAAATTCCACGCGGCTCTATACGATTCGCATTGTGCCTTTCAGGTTCTATATCGTTTCCGTAAGGTATTCTCTAATCCCGAATTCGCAGAGGCTCTAATTAATGGCTAACTACGACCCCAACAAAAGGCACCGTGACCACCAGCGTCGTATCCTTCATGCCGCTGGATGGGAAGCTGTCTATGCACTCAAGGATAACGGTTCTTGGTACTGGAAATGGATTCACCAAGATCGCAAAAAGGCATACTCTCGTGAGCGTGCCTTCGTGATGGCGGAACGTGCTCTCAGACGCCAGGGTATCCTGGCCTGATATGGGCGGCAACTATCGTTTTGACGAACGTAGTGAGAAGCAGTTTAAGAGAGACATCAAAGATCACACGATGGCGGAACGTGCTTTGTTCCTCCTGTGGTTAGATCTAATCGAACGCGAGACAGGCACTCGTCCTGACTTCGAAGACACTGGCTGTGGCAAGAACGGCGAGTTCTTAGAAGATAAACAGGTCTCTACCGAACCAGACTTCACGGTCGATGGCTATGGCCAAGTAGAAGTCAAGTTCGCCAAGCCGTTGCTCACTAGAACGTTCCACCTGAAAGTCAATCAGGTAAAGCAGTATCATAAGAAGGGTGCTACGATCCTCATGGTCAATGGATCAGATGAGGAAGTCCCTGAGTTCACCATGCTAAAGCCAGAGGCCCTCGACAGAATCATGAAGGAATATAAGGTTGTCCCCTGGAAAGGATTTGGCTTCAAGCCAGCGTACCGTATTCCTGTCAAAGATTTCATCTGGCGTCCCTTGAAATAGAATACCTAAGGTGCTGGACAGGACAACTCCTCGCATCTACCTACCTCCAATTTTCAAAAAATGAGAATCATCCAGCTTCATTCCGAGAACATCAAACGAGTCAAGGCGATTGACATTACTCCTGATGACAACGTAATTGTCCTCAGTGGTATGAACGGCGAGGGTAAAACCTCGGTCCTTGACTCTATTTGGCTTGCTCTAGAATACAAGGCAGCTAAAAAGGGCAACCCCGATCCTCTCCGAGCGGGCCAGAAGAAGGGCATGGTGGAGATTGACCTGGGTGAATACATCGTTACCCGTAAGTTCACTCCGTCTGGTAGCACGCTCGAAATCCGGAAGCCCGACGGCAGCAAAATCCCTTCGCCGCAGAAACTACTGGACGGCATGATCGGAGACCTAAGCTTCGACCCCTGGGAGTTCTCGCGTAAACGTGAGAGCGACCAGCGAGAAATGCTTGCTGACGTACTCTATAATATCACCGAAGGTGCGGTCGATCTAGCCGACTTCGACGTGCAACACAAAGAAGCCTTCGAACAACGATCAGAAGCCAACAAAGAAAAGAAACGGCTAGGTGCCCTGTTGACTCAAGTGGCTCCTCCTACTGAGGTAGATCCAACAGAAGAAATCTCTAGTCAAGACCTTACTCAAGCTATCACAGATGCCATTACAACGCAGACCACATTCAGACAATTGTCTGCACGTAAAACGGGACTTGATGATAGAATCGATGCTCTTAATGCGGAGCTTGCCAAGTTGACTGCTGAAAAAGAGAATGTATGTAGACAGCTATCGGAACAACCCGAGACGCCCGACATTGAGTTCTTGCAGGGCGAGCTTGAGAACATTCAGAAGATCAATAGACGTGCCCGCGAGGTCATTGAGTATAACAAGCTTCGTGGCGGCTTGACGTTGGTGGAAGAAGAGATCGCCCGCCTCAATGATCAGATGGAACTCGTTGGTATCAATAAGGCAGAGGCCCTAGAAGCTTCGCCGTTGCCTGTCACAAATCTGAAAATCACAGAGGATGGCATCATGGTGACGAACGAAGAGGGACTAGATGTACCATTCTGTCAAGCGTCTGCGGCACAACAGCTTAGAATTTCTCTTGGTATTGCTATGGCGGCCAACCCTACTCTCAGGGTGATTCGTATTGCTGACGGCTCTCTGTTAGATGATGAGAGTATGCGAATTGTCAACGAAATGGCAGGCGATAACGACTATCAATGCTGGATTGAGTACGCATCACGAAACGACACAGACCGTATCGGGGTCTACATTGAAGATGGATCTGTGGTGGAAGTCAACACTAGTGCTTAGTGTAGTGTTAGTTAGGAGGCATCCATGATGAACATCAGATTAGACTGGGGTAAAATTCGTGCTGTACAGCAACGCCTGACAGAACTACCGACATTGACTGCCGAGACAGAAATTGTCTTCGTGATGATTATGTCTGATGGAAAGGCTAGAAAGTCTATTGTTAAGTTTAAAGACTTCCTAAACTTTTTGTGGAGCATTTCAGAAAATACTAGGTACAACGTATTGACGCTCGTTGTACAAGACAAAGAAGGCCGTATCTTATACCGACACAAAACACTAACGGCCGGCAACGAAGAAGTCCCTGTGGGTGGTAACAGCAATGTGATCAAACAATGGGGTACCCTGACGCAAGACGAAAAAGATACTTACACAAGGTTGCTAGTTGCACAGATCAATGGTTTCGAACGATAATCCCCTCAATGTTATTCCTCAAAACGAATGGGACGCGATCATCCTAAGTATCGTTAAGCCATTCTTGCCTCTGTGTGCTAGAGATCAACTCATTCGTGTAGACGATCTACAACAAGAAGCTTGGCTGGGGCTACTTAGTGCTGCCAGAAAGTACGATCCCAATAGAGCCAAGTTCGTAACGTTTGCGTACACATACATTCGTGGCTATATCATGCGGTATATCACCAAGGCCACACGTCACAAGCCCAATCAGGTAGACGAGGACGCGGCTGTACTCGATGATAGAGAGTTTCGCGACGACTGTGCAGAAAATAATGACACGATTGAAACCATCTTTGACTTATTGTCTGACCAGGATCATGTTGATTTGTTACGCGAGCACTTTGTTCGTGATAAGTCCTTTCGTCAGATTGCGAGAGAAGATGGCACGGTATCCCATGTTACGGTGGCCAACAGAGTTAATCGTCTACTTGATGTACTACAGATGAGGCTCAGTCATGAAAACGCTTGACATTATCGAGTGTCGCACCTGTCGCGGCTCTTATTTCTCAGGTAAAAAGAAAGTGACACTGTTTCCGGGCACCGAAGACAAGCTTCCCGACGAAGTTGCTTTCAATATTCGTAAAATCTCTGCATGTACTGGTTGCAAAGAACGAATGGATAGAACAAGGGGCGGCAAGAGGAAACGATTTGAGCGATAAACATAACGAAGCGGCCCAAAAAATCTGGGACAACATTCGGGGCCGCAGCGGCTTCGACATTGGTCTAGATCACGAAATTGAACAAGAGATCCTCGAAAACATAGCGAACATTCTGTACGATGAGTTCGGAGACCTTGACTGGAACTAATATGTATATCCCTATTGGTAGTCTAGAACATAACCATCCTTATGAGCAAGTGTTTTTAGTAGCAGCGATTAAGTACAATCAAAGCATGAAAGCAAGAACCGGTCAGCCATTTGCTCGCCTCACCCTCAAGGATACAACCGGCGAACTTGAAGGGGTCGTTTGGGATTACTCGGACAATCTACAAGAGGGCGACTATGCTCTCGTGTCACTCGATACGAAGGTGTATCGTGGCGAAATCGAATTCCAGGCACAGGGGCAGAACGTACGACCCACGGCTGCACCACAAAATCAATACGACTACGTACTAGGCGTCAGCGAACACGAACTCACGGCATATGCGGGCGAAGTGGAAGATGAGCTTATCTCTGTGTCAGATCCCATCTACAGGGACGTGATGGGTAATGCTATTCATCGTCTCGATTTGATGCAGGCACTCAAAGAGTCACCGTACGGCATCACTGGCCCTATGGCTTATCGCGGCGGCCTCTTGGTACATGTTGTTCATTCTATGCGGCTGGCCCGAGTTGCCACCAATCAAGCATCAGAATTAGATATGCCATTTAGTTCAGCCCTAGTCATGGTGGGCTGTGCTCTACGTAACATCGGCTGGCATACTACTACTCGATTTCAAGGCGATCATCTTAGGTCACGAGACGCTTATCATATGACTGGTATCTATCGGGCAAGTGCTCGCTATATTGACCATCTTATGTTGACTACTGAGAGCAATCTACAAATTGAGATTCCTGAGAGTAAACGACAGGCACTTGAAAACATCTGCAATAGACGTGCCGACATTCATACACTTGAAGGTAAAATTGTGGCATGTGCCGACAACATGGCAGATGTGCTAGACTTTGGGGTAGACTCATTACAACAAAAGCAACGCGGGAGTTGGAACAATGACCTATTTACAGGACACCTCTAATGCAATCTCTGGTTGAACTAGAAAGACAAATGTCTGCGTGCGGTTCGTGTGATCTATGCCGAGATCGCACTAACGTTGTGTTTGGTACGGGAACCACCAGTCCGCTTGTAATGGTTATTGGTGAAGCACCCGGCGAGCAAGAAGACATTGAGGGTGCTCCCTTCGTCGGAGCGGCTGGGGAAAAGCTAACGAAGATGCTTGCGTACGCAGGCATGAGCCGCTCCGACGTATATATTACGAACGCCGTTCTATGTCGCCCACCGAAGAACAGGAATCCCCGTGGCGAAGAACTAGAGGCGTGCAAGTGGCGACTCGATTTGCAAATCCAACTTCTTAAACCTAAGTTGATCATCCTCTTGGGTCGCATCGCGACCCAACAGATGCAAGACAGCCCCATCAAGGGGGCACTCAAGCAATTTTTCCCAGAGAATATCACACAAAAAGATGGGTGGCTTCGCTATCAAGTGGGAGATCATGTGGCGAAGGTAATTGTAAGCTACCATCCTTCTTACCATCTAAGAAGTCCAGAACGAGCATATCAAACAACCCTACCCCATTGGACTAAGATTAAGAAATGGATTGCTGATGAGCGACAAACTGTCTAGCATGCGACACGCCGGTAAAGTTAATCAAGATGCTATTGAGCACGGTTTTCGTTTAGCTATACCGGGACGCTCTCTCAAAGAGGTTGACGAGGCAATGGAACGGTGGATCAGGCGTGCGGGATGCGTTCCTGCCTTTAAAGGTTATCAACCAGAAGGATATCCGTTACCATTTCCCGCGACTGCGTGTATTAGTCCTAATGCAGTGGTCGTTCATGGCATCCCTAATGATTATGTTTTACAGCCCGGAGATCTACTCACGATTGACGTGGGTACAGAGTATAATGGTTACTTTGTCGATGCTGCTCGCAGTCGTGTGATCCCTGGAAAAGAATCAAAAGATGCACAGAAACTCGTGGACGCCACAGAGGCTATCCTGTATGCCCAGCTATCCGTTGTCAAAAATGACTGTACTTTTCTACAGATGATTGGAGCATCAGAGGCAGAGGCGGTCAAGTGGGGAGTGCAGATCATGCCCCAATGGGGAGGACATGGCATTGCGGAGCAGATTCACATGGATCCATTCATTCCTAGTGCTTTAGAACGTAGTCCTATTCGCAGGAAAATTGAAGAGAATAGATACGCTGGACAAACACTAAAGACCGGGCAAACTATTTGCATTGAACCCGTAACAACATTTGGCTCCTGTGATATCATTATAGATGAGGACCAATGGACTGTACGACAAGCCCAAGGCCAACTTGCCGCTCACTCAGAGCGGTGCCTATTAGTCACTAACGACGGATACGAGCTACTATCATGAACATGGCAGAACCCCAAGAAGAAGCACCGAAGAAGCATCCTATCATCATTACCCCCGGTGATCAAGAGCGTTGGCCCCTTATGGAAATGGTCTCGCAACCGTGTCCCATTCCCATCTCTCCAGCGGACGAGCAGGCCGTCCTAGACATGGACCGGATTCTCGATTATCTTGACGAAGAGGCGGCTGGCTTGGCCGCTGTGCAGATTGGTGTACCTCGTCGCATTTTTGTGCTTCGTAATGGTCCCGCCATGAATGGTAAGTCGGCAAGCAATTGTGCCTACATTAACCCCGTCGTTCTGAGTGTCAGTAAAGAAACTAAAAATGATGGAGAAGCTTGCCTGTCGCTCCCTGGCATGGGTGCTAGAATTCGTCGTCCTAAAAAAGTAACACTCCAATACTTTGATCTCGATAGCGAACTACAAACTGAAACCTTTGAGGGGTTCTGGGCTCGTGCGGTCTGTCATGAAATGGCACATTTAGACGGTAAGCTAATTACGCACGAACTAGAAAAACAGTTAACAGAACAGACACGCAAAACAAAGTATGGTATGAGAATCGACTCAGCAAGCCGCAGACGTATTGAAAAACGAAGAGCTAAAAATAAAGCAGCTAAGAAATCTCGTTGTCGCAATAGGTGATCTTAGTGTATTATACAGGTAGAGACCAATATGGGAAGACCTGTAGAAATAGAAGTTGGCCAACGATATGGCATGTTAGAAGTCTTAGCACGCTCCGAACCCAATAAATGTCTACAATACCAACGACCACATTGGTTATGTCAATGTGAATGTGGTAAGCAGAAGGTTGTTTCGGGTCAATTTCTCAAGAGATCTCATAATCCTTCTTGTGGATGTATGTCAAAAGGCGTCATCAAGAATCGAAAATATGACGACCCTAAAGAAGTGACTATCAATAGCGTTTTGGCAAACTACAAAACTAACGCAAAGCGTCGTGGATTCAACTGGACACTGTCTCGCGAACAATTCAAACAACTAGCATTGCAGGCATGTTATTATTGCAAGATTAAACCACATAAGATTCAGAATGTATATGCACGGAGACACTCAGAGAGACATCGTGTTTCACAAGAATGGTCTGAACGTGCTGCTATCAAACTAAACGGTATTGATAGACAAAATAATACTAAAGGTTATACCCCCAAAAACTGTGTGCCTTGTTGTGAAATTTGCAACAAAGCAAAACGAAACCTAACACATGACGAATTCATGTCATGGATTAATCAGCTTATTACAGCATTTGAAGGGGTATAACGTGCTCAAAAACTTCATTCCGCCTAAACCAAAAAAGGGTCAAGAGCCATACGTTAAGTCCATCAGAGAAAACGACGTAACCATCTGTACCGGTCTAGCCGGTACAGGTAAAACGTTCCTTGCTCTGGCTGAGGCCGTAAACATGATGCAAAACTCGGGTAAGCGTGATGGTATCCAAAGAATTGTAATCATCAGACCCTACATTCCTTCAAACACAGGTGAAAGAATTGGTGCCTTACCCGGCACGCTAGAAGAAAAGGTATTGCCGTACGTAGAATCTATCAAAGACAACCTTAGGGTGTGTCTACATAACGAACAAGATCTACAGTATCTCATTCAGAATAAGTTTGAGTTTACGGTACTGAGCATGTGTCGTGGACGATCATTCAACAACTGCTTCGTCATTGTAGAGGAGGCACAAAACGTGCCTCTTGATGGTGCAGCTATGAAGATGATCCTCACACGAATTGGCAAAAGCTGTAAGATGGTAATCGCTGGTGACCTAGACCAGTGTGACATTGATCCGCGTGACAGTTCTCTTGCCGAGGCCATCAACGTACTGGATGGCGTCAGCGGCGTCGGCATTGTTGAAATGAGTGACGTGGAATGCGTCCAGCGTAGCCGTATCGTCAAAGAGATCTTAATCGCATATCGAGAACACGAGAAATATAATGGCTAAACGTACTATTCAAGAGTGCGACCTTACTAAACAGGAATATGATCCTGACACCACGGTCAGCATTACTATCAAAGCAAAAGGCAAGTCCAGAGGTCGTTCTTATGACCTCTCTCCAGAAGCCGCTTCCAAGTTAGAACGACAGCTTGTTAGTGGCGATCCACTCCCAGAGGGCTGGGATTTTACGGCATCAGTTAAGGACGAATCACGTTCGTCAAGCCGTGGTCGCTCTAGTCAGACACTAGGCGATCTAGATGACGATCCTGATGCTGTTCTAGAAAGTGATGCTCAGTTTGTCGCAGAAAAGAAGGCGTCCCTGCGTGAGCATGGCGTCCTTGGCGACGACGACTCCGAAGAGGAGGAGCCAAGAGAACCTTCGGGCGACTCTCCTGTCGGCCGAGCGTTAGGTGCGACCGGCGACAAGTGTCGTCATATGAATAAAGGTCGTATCCAAACAACCATGCGGGGAGGTAAACGTTTTATCTACCGCAAATGTACTGAGTGTCGCAAGGATATCCCGGAGCAAACCTCCGATGCGAAAGAACAGTACATGTCTGGAAGGGCACCGAAAGGTGTACGTATTAGAGATCTCTAAGGAGCAACTATGGAAATTAGAAAACTACTGATCGCCGGTCTCGTCACGCTGACGTTATTTGGCGGTGCCGTTAGTACCGGATGTGTCGGTACCAATGACGGTGAACAAGGTATCGAGTTCATTGAAGAAATGAGCGAAGCCGATTGGGCAAGACGACAGCTAATACTTTCGCTTGGCGTTAGTGTTGGAGCCAATCGTCTTGTCGAAGCTGGCGTTGTGTCGCAAACAGATCTTGAGCTTGCTGCGGCTACTCTAGAAATCGTACGCGATCAAGAATTGATCGCGGGGGCCACGTCGTTGATCACGCCCGCTCTTGAAAACGCTGGTGTGACGAATGCTGAAATTCAATTGCTACTACTTGTAGTAGAGCAAGAACTATTGCGGCGTGGAGCCTTACAGTGGCTAGATGAAAACGGACAGGTCGCTTTGTCGCCCCGTACTCGGGAGTTGCTGACAACTATTGCTAATAGTCTACGCACCGCTACCAGTATGACTACAACAGAGATCAGTGAAGCAACTAGTCTACTAGAAGCGTAATGATTACTGTCTTCTTCAATGAAGATGGTTACTATGTAACCGGGGAGGGTGTCGGCGTGGCTCGACGCTGCTCCCCGGCTTTAACTGAACAAGGTGACCCCATCTTCCAGTCAGCACATCACACATACAAAGTTTTGTACGAGGCACTCTGCGAACTTCGTGACATGAGTGTAATGGAAGACGTAATGGTATACAACGACAGTCGCATTATTGATGAAGTCAATGGTACGATTGACACTATGGATGCTACGTGTGCCGATTGGCTTAAAACACTGAAAAGGGTTACCATTCCTAGCATCCGTTCGGTGGTCTTCTTTCGCAAGAAGCCGACCACACAGATCAAAACAACTATCGCCGCCGCTCATAAAGACATGTTGAGTGATCTCGACACGCAGGAGCAGCAGGCACTAGCCGAGCGTATGACCAAGACTCGCACGGCTCAGGCGGTCAGCCGCAAACAGCGATTGGTAAACCGATTCCGTAAGTCTTGGTTTGGAGATAACAATGCCCAGCGAAAAGAAAACTAACCTGAATACAACCTTAGAGCGTATCCTGCGTGAGCGTCTGGAACAGTTTGACGTGCCGACCGAGGTTCGTAACGAACTTCGCAAAGAGATTTTGGCGTTCTTTCAGCGTCCAGAACAGAAGCCCTTTGGTGCTGCCGTCATGACTGGCGAAGCAAGCATGGCCGCTGATCAAGCTAGAAAAGAAGGCAAAACACAGGGGCCGGGGACAAACACCCCGAGGATTGTCTAAGGCCCCTTACGTTCAATACGTTCGATAGTGCCCTTGATGGCATTAAGACAACCAGTAAGATCCGCTAGTACGCGGGTCTTATTTTTTACCAATTCTACATACTCATTGATCATTTCTTTTTGATCAGCGAGATGTTGTACGTGGTCCTCTTGTTGTTGCTTTTCTAGGTTTTCAATACGCTTACGCTGCTGTAGCGTAAGAGCTAAGACTCCACCAAAAGCTAAACCCATAGGCCCATACTGTTGTAGTAATTCTGACAACATGGTTGCGTCAGTTTGCATTAAAACTGCTAGGAATTGATACAGCATTATTTGTTACCCTTGAACTCAACCAATAACGTACTACCCAGGGTGTGTTCAAGATCCAAAGCACCGCCCGCCAAACGTCTACTCTGTAGTCTGATGTTATCGCCACCAAACAGATAGTAGTAGAAACAATTGCTGCCGGTTTGACGACCAACAGTTGAGTCGTAGTGGTGACCATAGGTTACACTTGGGAAGATAGATGCTCCACCGCCACCAACAGGTCCGTTATACGTCATGAATGTCTGAGACGTACATCTGGTATTACCGTTGTCGTTATTGACCTGAATATTAGTGGTGGCAGAAATCTTATACCATCCAGTGAAGGGCACAGTCAAGACACCAGCAGAATAGCTGTAACCGGCATCCAAGCGTACGGTATTGTCGTAGTCAAGAACAACGAATCCGGTCGTGAAAACCGTACCGGTGCCTCGCTGGAAAAAGTGAGCTACGCATTCTACACCACTGACAGTGATAGTGTCTGTGATTTCATCAACGCTAACTTCAACACCACTACAGCCAACCATCGTAAGGGCTGTAGCATCAGTGATATTTCCTTCTCTGTCTGCGATGCTTTGCACCGAATTTTCAAGAATCATCTGCTGAACTTGGCCAGATGGCACCAATGGATTGAAACCATCACCAAATGGGCCACTGGTGCTCGAATCACTGGTCTTCATGTACCAAGATTGATGAGGACCAAATCTATATTCTAACTGTCCACTGGTAGAAAAGGACGACAGTGTAATTTGTCCACCGCTATCAGACAGCAGAGTACCAGCACTAAGATCAATATTGACGCTTGCAACTCCAGTAAGAGAAGATCCAGCAGAAATATTAACGTCAGTATCAGCGTTTATAGTACACGTAGTGCCCGCCGCAATATCTGCACTCGTTGTTGTTTCAAGCTCGAAAGTTCCAGCAACACCAGTAGAGCGAATTCTAACTCTCTCGTCTCCACGAATATCTACATCATTATTACTAAATAAATCTAGGTCGCCACCGAGAGCCTCAATGAGCATAGCACCACTAGCACTCAGTAAAGTTTGTGAATCACCTAAATTATTGTAACCTAAAAAAGTACCATTCGTAGCACCAGAAGATAAGATGTGCAACCACGTTGAACCACAACGCAAAATACCGGCGTTTGGTGTAGATCCACTGACCGCTAAGCCAAAAGAGGTATGACCAACAATAGGATCTAAGTGATCAATAAAATCACCTGTAGCCAATGTTGGTTCATTAATAGTGGCACCCTGATAAGCCATGCCGTTCAATGGCGGCGATATTACATTGCCATTATCGTAAGCAAAATCTAGGTCAACAACACCAACAGTAGATTCCAAGATCATCTGATTTACTTGACCCGAGTGAGCAATCGGGAAGTAATCTGACGTATGACTTGGGCTCACATGCCACGCTTCGTACGGACCAAATTGATAGCGTAGCTGACCACTAGCACCAAAAGAACGGAGCCAAATTTGGCCACCCGTTTCTCCTTGGGCGTTCGCAACAATATTGCCATCGGAAATAGCATTTAGATTGATGCCTTCAAAACCATTGATGGTTACAGAACTTTCGGCAGTAATATTAACATCATCTTTTGTATCAACAATGAAATTTGCGTTATTTGCTGCTTCGCCACGCCTTGCCACAAAGACGAACGCATCCCCCGTGCTATTACCTGGAAAACTAGTAAAGAAAAAACCACTAGCCTGCATGTTCAGAGGACCATCACTGACAATTTTAGAGCCAGCTAATGCACTTCCTTCGTCAATACTACCAAATCTTAAGTGATAATCTAGTCCACCGTTACTAGAAAATTCAAATGTACGATCGCTGTTGGGCCATCTGACAAATCGCATGATGCCAGATTGACCATTAAGAGGATCGTGAAACACACCACTGTTCATGTGAACAGTTGCATATGGACGAATATCGTTTGAGAAACTATCTTGCGATAGCTGCTCAACTCCAAGACTAGCAGAACCACTAGCGTTAGGATAAAGATCTCCGGTTTGTCTAGCCATTAGCTATTTTCGCATGCCATAATGACAATGCGTCCACTCTGCTGTCTGTTAAAAGAAACAGTAACGTTGTTAGCATCGGTAATGACAATCATATCGGGTAGAATCTGTGCGGGAGGAGATTCGTTGTCATACACCTGAACAATAACATTTGAAGTATTGAGAGCGTGGTTTGCCGCTACGGAAGTTTGATTTGTGAAAGTCTCATTGTAACAGGTTGGAACGCTACTGAAGCCGTTAGTGGGGAATCCCCACAGACCAGACAATCCAAGGGTATCAACGCTCCACAATAGGGGCGATGCGTTACCCGTGTCTTCGATCACAATGAAGCCACTCGGAGGACTAGCAAAGTCAACGTCACCAGTGAGGTCTGTATCACCAAGAACACCAACAGATGTTACGACAGATCCACCGGCACTAGTGACCACACAAGCAAAAGAGATACCACCATCAGTTGATACCTCAAAACATGGTGTAGCTGAATTAAATCTTAGGACACCAGATTCCCACCCTGTCGAAGTGGCATGATGGAAGACACCACTGTTCTGGTGAATGTGCCCAAAAGGTCTAATAGTATCAAAATCAAAAGCATTAATGCCGTTGGCACTAACGTCTACACCCAGGTTCGCAAAGCCACTGAGGCTCGGAACAATGTCGCCATTAATCGGAAATCCCATATCTACATCCTCCCTACCAAGGAGTACACTATACTACTACGACCCGACCAGATTGTGGCCGATTGAAAGTCAAGCTAATTTCATTAGCGTTTTCCACGATAATGGTATCAGGCAAAATCACCTGTCTCCTTGTGTCGAAGACTTGGATGATCACGTCTAGGGTACCAAAACTATGCGTAAAGACACCGCTGGTGATGTTCGTGAAATCTTGAGCGAACTTGGATACCGTACCGCCCACACCCGAAGCACCCGCCCCATCAATAAGCACGACGTTGGTGCTGGGCGACGTAACGCTAATACCGTTAACCCCCTGCCATTCAACAATGGGACCAGTGCTGTTACCGGGGTTAACGGTAGTGATACCACTACTAGAGCCGCCACCGCCTCCGGTGCCGCCGCCAACAGAAACGATACCGCCAACGCCAATATTCATTATGCAAGCTCCATCACTCGCACATCGGCGGTAGCACTGTCCACAATGCCATAGACAACCACATTTTGGTTACCCTGAATGTCAAAGGCCATCTTCTCTCCTGCAAGGAGAGGGAATCCGTTAGCGGTCGTGACAGATGAGTCACCCAAGAAAACGGTGACCGAGCTATTATTATGTACTACAAGTGCTCTGCGAAACTCTAGCGACACAGCGGGTAGCGGCGTGGCTGATGTAGCGACAGTAACAGCAGCAGAAAGTAGACCAATGTTAACACTAAAATCTTCACAGTTGGCAACGGCCACTCTGTCGGCACGACGAGTTCTAAGTGAATCCCTTTGTGTTGGCATAGGGAACGTGCCGTCTGCAATACCATGAGTAGGACCCTGGTATAGAGACGGAACCGTTCCCGATCCAATTACGGTTGATTGTTCATAGTTGCCCATGAGGAGCCTCCTTTAAAGGGAAGCCCCTTAGAAAATCAACAGTCGAACGCTGCTGGTTCCTGCCGCAGTCTTAGCATATAACGATACGTTGTGTAGAAGCGGCAATCGTACTCGCGTCTCGCGACCCGCCGTACCTTCTGTGGCAAGCTCAAACGCATCTTCCGTAGGGAAGTCTGGATTGTGGCTGAGATATACGTCAGCACCACCAACGTTTTCAACTAACACTTCGCGACACCTAGGCAACGGATTGCGTCCAGGACTGAGAATATCAATGGCGGCTGTGCCTACCGTAATACCGGATGCTGCAAATGCATCGACGGCCAATAGGTCTTCGGGGTTGCCGACCATCACTTGAATGCCGGTACGTACACCCCCACCCAAGGGCTCTGAGCCTCGCTGATCAGCGGGCAAAATGGCACGAACCGGAGGGACAGTACCGGAACCGACAATAGATTGTACTAAGTTAGTCATTACTTTACCTTTTTAGAGACCCTCATCCTGGGATGAGACTAAACGTGACCACCTAACAGTACACTATTTACGAGGCTTCTTAGCTCTAGCAATAAGGTCTTTGCAGCGATCACGTACCAGTTTTGTCTCATCTGAAAGGCGTCCATAGCCACTAAATGTACTACGAAATATTAAGGCTAAACGTGCTTGTCGCCGTTTGGTGTATAAATATGGCCACAGTAGACGTACAGCACGTTCTGCGGTTGCATGGCTTATAGCAACAACAAAAAAGCGTGATGATTGATCACCACGCTCTATATAAGTTAAATCTAAAATGTCTGCAAAACGAGCTACGGTAGGTTCATCTGTCATGCCAAGCTGAAACGCAAGATTGGTGCCGTCTGTGGTATTGTAAATACCAATGCAGCCTTCGCCATCAAAAAGTCCAGCGGCCCAAATGAGATCCTCGCTCATCTATTGGTCACGTAGCCCACCAATTCAAGATCCACAGTTGGATTAGGATCTAGATTATCGGCTTTTGTAAGTACGACACCAAGGCCCACCGAAGTATCGCCGGTAAATGTTACGCCAACAGACGACTGCCAGCCATCCACCATGCTACTTTCCGTAAGTAACAGTCTGTTTACACTGAGAGTTTGTGACTGTTCCCTTAGCTCTAAACGAGTAGAAGGGTTATTCAGGTAGGTGATGCGAACATCCGTGAGCACAAGGGTTAGGTCGTTAGCCACAGCAAGGCCGCCGCCCGGCGTTTGTGTGACGTTTTCCGGCAGGACAAGGAAGGTGCCCGGGTTGCCGGGGCCACCACTAATCGGGAGAGCACGAATGGTGATCGTGACAAAATCCTCAGTGGCTTCGGGGCCGACGTTAGGTTGTCCAATAAAGAGTGCCTGTGCCTGCTGTGGGGGGATGGGTGCGGGCTGGGCCACGAGAGTTTGTGGAAGCGATGCTGCCACACCAACAAACATGAGTACGGCAAGGGCCGCGATGGTGATTTGTTTAATCATAGATGCTTCAAAAGAACTTCAGTTGAGACAGGGAATCGTTCCCGCGTCAAGGTTTCGACGGCCTCGGCAAACTCTCTGATCTCCCATTGAGCACCAGCATGTTGCCGAAGTTTTACAAAATGCATCACCGCTTCGAGCGAACAGGTCCAGATGACCTCGGTGAAGGTAGCAAATGGCATCACTAAGCGTGCTTGCTCTTTAGCAACTCCAGCGTCAACTAGTGTCTGATAGATCTTTTTACAGTTATCAATGCCGAGCTTGTAAGCTTCACGAACGGTCAACTTTTCGTCATCGTCGTCCGGATACCAAGTAAGGTTTGTCCACTCTTTACTCAGGTCACCATCTTCACTAGCCTGCTTGTTGTCCTGGCTTTGTGGGCGAAACTCAGTGGGCTCATACACGTCATCATACATAACGTATCGCCCACTAATTTCGTTCCATGCATGATCCTTGATAGGAGGAGCACCCGAGGTCCAATCGATTCCGACAACGTGTTTATACGCCTGTCGCATCATCATTTCGGGAGCCTTCAAATGAAAACAGATTTGAGGGTGCCGAAATGGCGACATATGTTTGTGCTCAGCCAAGTAAGCTAGCAGTTTTTCACCACGCTCAGTGAGGCCATCTTCGCGGCCCCCGAAGGAGACGCGAGCAGAGTTGACCACAGTGAGATCGGAGCCTGCACAGTTGTCGTCAAGGCGGGCAATGAATCCCTGGCCACCAAAGAGATCGATAGCTCCGGGCGGCTTCTCGGTTTTTTGTACGTTCATGCTGTAGTCCAGGTAACACGGAAGTCAAATTCGTCTATGGTGTTGAAATCGTTGTCCATGACATACGTGCCATCACGTTTTGCCATAGCCACAGCGTTCCCCAGGTTACCGTGTGCGGTAAACCCAGGCACAATAACAGTGGGGGTATAGTACATTACTCAGGTACAACCAGCGTAGGTCGCACGATATCACTTAGAACGTCGGCCTCAAGACGACGCTTAAGTTCGGTAATAACTTCGTCAGGATCGAAGCTACGAGCAACAGTAATACCAATGGTGTAGCGACCCATATTAGGTTGGAGATTATCGATACCGTCAAGAGTGCCAACGGCTTGAATCAGGCGGCCCTCAAGGTCTTTTTCGATTCTCTTGCTAAGAGTAAGCATAAAACTATACTTGACATCTTGGCCGTCGGCATCCTTCGGGTGAGTAATTACAATTTGTTCAGTCGGTTGTGGTTGATTCATAGTGTCTCTATTATACGTCCTGCGGACTAGGTTGTTAATCAGATTGTGCAACGATCTCCGTCGCAAAAGCGTGGGGCCTCTGCTTGAGAATCTACGTCACCTAAATCAATGGGCGTTACCCCCATCATCATTTCTTCGTACATTTCCTGAGTGATTGTTTCATACGGTGCTTGAACGTAGCCGTGATCATCCAGGGGCAAAAAAGAGATTCCCTTCAAAGAATCTTCATACAATTCAAGGACATGCTTGATATCATCTTCTTCATCGGCATTAAAGGTCACGGTAATAGACACCTGATTGTCAGCCCAATACCGCTGGTACTTTACCGCATTTGTGACCTGTTCCCAAAGGGTAACATCGGACTTGCCCTTACGGAAGAATTCTTCTTGGACAGGAAAAGAAACGACCATTGTGCTTTCTTCTTGTCCAACAGCAGGTTCGACTTGATAGCCTGCCGCAGCAGCGGCCCTCCATAGCGGGCTATGGATGCCGACACGAATGCGTCGGATATAATATTCCGAATGCGGATAGTGGATACCGGGCGGTTCGCCGGGCAGGAGGCTAATAGTGCCGCTAGGTTTGACTGAAGTTTTTTTGATGCTCTTTGGAACTCCAAGCCAGTTTGAATATTGAATGTCAAGTCCATTGATGAATTCGTACCCTTTATCACACCACTCCATAATCTCACGACGACCATGACGACCAAACGCCTTGATGATACCGGACTGACTAAGGCCAATCCGACGATTGCGGGTCATGACCGCATTGGTTTCTGGCCAGTGGGTTGGCACCAACGTTACACTTTTGGCATATAGATATGCAATCTTGAGTGTCTCTAAATACTCCTCAAGGTTTTCATGTCTCGAAGGAAAGGTCTCTACAAGAGTACAAAGCTCATAGTTATGAAGCGTCTGCTCAAGACACGGATTGCCACCAACGGCTTCGCGATCGGCCCAATCAGGAACATCTTTCATTCTGCCGTAGGCTCGTGCATTATCGAGCCACATATAGCCCGGCTCTCCATTGACGGCAGTTTGTTGGGCGTGCCAATCATAGTCCATGCCAACCCTAGCAAAGATACTATTGTTAGATGCCCAGCGATGGCTTCGGAGTTTTTCTTTGTCCTGCTTCAAAAGAGAGAATTCACTGTCATCGGGATCACCAAAGACAATTTCAGCAGAACGTCTCACGTTCCCCGCCACAACACAACGACCAATGAGGTTGCCGATATCTACGATATCAGAGGAGGTCAATGCGTCACCAAGCCTTGCTCGTAGAATCTCCTCAATATCATGGAGCATCTGTACGAGGGGCTCGGGGCCACTGGACGTGCCTCCGAATCCTTTGATTAGCAAACCTGCCTTACGAACAAGTGAAACGTCGAAGTTTGGCCGGGGTCCACCCTGGGTGTATGCTTCTAATAAAACACGAAGGGCGTCTACCCACCCTTCGCGACTGTCTTCTACCACAAACTCTACATTGCCTTCGGGGGCAACAATCTCAGCCATGGCAGAGCCCTCGGTGTCAAATCCAACCCCAACTCCAACCATGCTCATGTCCATAATGAATAAGAATGGTTTAACGGCGTCTTGACCAAGATCTTTCGTGCTAACAAAAGCACAATTATTCAACGCAGCACCACCGCGTTGAGCTACATAGTCGGTACCCATTGCCCATAGTCCACGCCCCGGGGGCAGAAACTTAAAAGTCCACATAAGTTCAAACATACGTTTCGCAGTACGTTGAGCCTTGCGTTCGTCCCAGGGCAAGTGATTGCGTGTACAATGATTCTTTTGAATCGAGAAAGTGCCCTCTACTACGCGACGACAGGTTTCCCAATACTCTTCTGTACGATCTTCACCTTCGATCTGGCGAGCATATGTTCTCTTGAAAGTGAATAGGCCAATCGGGCCAAAATCAGGCTGCTTATTTCTGTAAGTCTTTAAGAAGGACTCGGGCAACTTGAAACACAACTTGGCAATATCAAACATTCTGACGACTCCTCTTGGTTGGGATAACCCAATCCACCAACAAATTCTCTTGCTGAATTTCATGTAATCCAGCTTTCAATTTTTCTTTGGCTTCAATAGGGAGGTCGCCTAAGATATTATTACACTTCTCACAACACGGCACTACATTATCCCAAACGTGACCGCGTTCATTATTGATACGATCAAGACCGCCACACTCAGTCACGCTACAGTAGTAACATGGTTTAGCAATCATGTCTCGGTAAGACTCTATGCTAATATCACACATTCTACCTTTTTTGCTATCACCAGAAACCATAGATTTGTAACGTGCCATCTCTGGATGACGTTGATGATAGTCTCTATGATACTGACGCCGACGCTCAAGTTTATCGGGGTCACTTTTGATACGATCACTATATCGCTTATTGGCATCACGTTTAGCCTGTCTACAACGCCATTTGCCACCGGCCGTATAGCGTGAATCATTCATCCAATACCAATGTTCTTCTGTCACATACGCATTACAGCGTGTACAAAAACTACCGGACATGAAACCTCCCAGGATCAAACAATTGTGTACCGGGATGGATCGAACTTCCACTACGAATGAGGTCTTTCACGATTATGCTACCATAGAGGGCATGACAGTAACCGTAGCCATTGAAGCCTCCCAAAATGAATTCATTAGGGCGGCCCGGCAATGCACCAATTAAAGGAAGAGAGTCCGGTGTGGCGGCCATAATACCTGACCACGTATGAGTAAACTTGGCGTCCTTGACAACAGGCAACGACTTGGCTACAAAACCACGCAGCTTATCAAAAACAGAAGGACTAATCTCGCCATCATTGATTAACCCCATCTGCTGTCCTCGTACCTCGTGCCTCATGCCGCCAACCAAAAGTCGGCCATTGTGGACACGGAAGTATTCATGGCAATCATTACACGTCATGCTCATCGCTGGTAGAAGCTGCACCACGGAGCTATCAAGATAGTCAGTGGCAATCATCTGCCCTCGAAACGGTGTCATTACATCGTTTAATTCGGGCAGTAGTTCTGAGGAATAGCCGTTGGTACAATACACTACGTTCTTGGCCCGAATGCTACCTCTGTGACGAATTGAAACAGCTAACCCATTAGCATCACGAGTAACGCCAGTCACTTGACAATTTGTTAAAACCCTAGAGCCTTTCTTTTCGATTAGCTCACGTAAACCATTGACTGCCTTGTAAGGATTAAAGATAGCCTCAGTGGGCACAAACATGCCACCCAAAAAATTAGACTGCGGCACAATCCCCCGTGCTTCACTGGCCGTTAGCATGGGGCACTCAAGGTTATAGTGCTTAAGAATAAATTCAGACTCAAGATTAAGTTTTTCTAGCTCTTCTTTACTACTGGCCAATCGCAAACCACCAGTATCACGTAGGTCAGCATCAAAATCAACGGCACGTAGACCACGTAAGAATCGCCTATTGTTGTCCGCGATAAAACGCAAATACTCAGACCCTACTTCTTCACCATATTCATGAAATAGCTTGAAACCCCTAAGCATGAGTTGACCACTACTACGTCCCGATGCGTGGGCCGCCACAGTGGACTCTTCTACTAGGTATACATTGGTGACGCCCGCGTTGAGCAAACTGTATAGCATACTCATGCCCGCGATCCCGCCGCCGATAATCAGCACGTCCGCATTACGAACAAGGCCCGACGAGACCGTGTGCCGCGTCGGGCATGTACCGAACCAATAGTTCTGATGATTAGCCATATATTACAGTAGGTCTTCGAGCGACTCTTCTTCGCTTAGTTCGGCGTCTCCATGGATGGACCTTAAGACACGTCGCAGATCACTCTTAGAGGGCTCAAAATGCTTACGCCAATTGCGGGCCTGACATTTATCACAAACGTCCGTGAACAATTCGACAGTCGATCCGTCCCGCGTCTTGTATTCTTGTTTTTCAAGCTTTGGAGTATAGTCTAGGGGACGCAACAATGTTAATCTGTCACATTGAGGACAGGCAAAAGATCGTTTGTCGGCGGGTCTACTATTGAGACGCTTCATCTATTGTCGCCACTCCCTTGTAGCGTGCCCCGGTCTTTGCGACCGGCCAGCTTATCGAGATTTGATGTCGCAACTTCTTCTAACGAAAGACCAAGCTCTGTGGCCATTTGACTTAGGTACCACAGCACGTCACCAAGTTCGCCAGCAAGTTGCTGACGACGCTCATCATCAATCACGCCACCGCTATCACGAATGACCTTCTTGACCTTACCCTGTACCTCGCCAACTTCTCCTAGACCATTACTGACATAGGCAATATTCAGTAACGTCAGAATAGGGGCGGCTTGATCTGGAGTCAGGTCCAAGGCCGCTAGAATCTCTGCAATCTTCTCGCCATAAATAGCTGTGATCGCAGTACGTTCTTGATAATCACCAAATGATAGACTCATAGCTCTACCTCTTCGTTACGTTCGCGATCCCAACGGACCCAGGTTTTACGGGGAAACAACGTCTTGCCGTTGTCGTGTTGTCCAAACGGTAGTTTGGCATAACAATCCTGGCAACGTAGTTCATAGTACGTGTGCTCTTTTCCTTTGCCGTCAGCTTGCTTACGTACGGTGTAGCGTAGGTTGGTACCACTACATCCACCACACTCACTGACACCAAAGACCTCTTGATACGTTGCCAGGAGTTCAAATAGTTCCTTCTGACCCTCAGCTTCGACGGTTACATTACCACATCTTACAGTTACATTTGCCATTATTCATTCCTTGCAATTGCTGCATTAGCTAGCATCACCACTTCGTCTAGCTTATCTAGTGCCCTTACTTGCTCCTCTGAGTGAGGCGTGGATTCAACAATCAAGTAGGCTAATTCTTTTGCTTTGTCTCTAAGAGCAACATAACGTTCTGGTTGCCCTTCCTTGGGGGAATGATAAGTGAAACGACGTTCCACAAACTCTATTTTTTGTTTCATTGTTTGGCTTCCAATTCCGCTTTACGAGACGCACGCTTTGATTTAGTGGCGGGCTTTTGTCCGTTGAGCCACGACATAGCTGCCTGGGCTTCTTTAGTGGTTAATTCTGATAGCTCAAAAATTGTCGCAGCCCTATCATCATCAAGCACTTCTTCAAGTACCTGTACTTGTTCAACTCCACGACTTTCACACAGGCTAACGATGGCCGCGACAAGGGAGCTTGCTGCCTTACCGGTCGGTGAAGCTTCAAGCGAAGACGCTCCTTCGCGGAAGCCAATTTCTTCCGAAGACAACATACGAATCCCAAGTGCCTTACGAAGCGAACGAGCTTCCGCTCGTGATTCTGCGACGGCGGTTGGATAGTGTGCAAACTTGCCCTGCGTGTTCTTGGAGGTACAGTCGGCTGCACCAACGAAAGATACATCAAGATATTCTGATAACGCTGCATCCCAAACGCGAAATGTGCTTGTGAAAATGGCCTGTACCATCGTTGGTGCAGGCGTCTGAATAACACAAGATTGTTCTGCAATACCAGCCTGACGAGCTAGACGTTGTAGACCAGCGAGCAGAACTACTTCAATAGTGTCGCTGCCTTCATTGCGGGTAGCACGGTCGCCTTCTTCAAGCAACTCTTCCCAATTGGTTTCGAATAGATCTTTCATGAGATCACAGTTGTCCTTTGTAGTTTCTTGTTTTCAAAGAAAACAAGGAGTTCATCATAGATGCGTTGGCACCTTGCCAACGAGATAGAATTAGAACGATCCTCTACGATCATTACGCGGTAACCAGCATCATTGAGTTGCTCACAGAGTCGGTCATACCTTGCTGCCAGCTTTTGTTCTTGTTGTTCACCATAGACGGACACTGGCAGCAAGAGTTCGAGAACGACCCTTTGTGACGTTAGAATGATATCAGATACGTGCCCAGGTGTTAGCCTGATTCCGGTAGATACATCCTCTCGTTCGCCCAGGAACGCGGTGAGCTTTTCACCAAATCTGGAAAGCTCGCCGGGGGCTGGGCGATCTGCCGATTGTAGTCGGCTGAGCACACGCGACCGTTGCTTTGCGGAGCGTTGATCCCATTCTTGACGCCGTAGCTCCCCCAAACGTTCCTTCTGTTTCTCGCCTTCGTCAGAATCCCAGAATTGTCGTGTACCCTCAGAAATCCTCGATTTTGTTTCTTGTGAGTGCTGCTTACCCATCCTTTGATGGGGAGCAGAGGCGAGATGTTGCTTTTGAGCTTCACTCTTAGAACGACGTTCTACTCCCAGCTTTTTCATGTGATAATATAACGTAGACCGAGCCATACTGAGATGGTCGGCTAACTCAGCTAACGACCTAGTGGCGTATAGCTTTTCCAAACGTTCCTTCGTCAATTTCATTACTTACGAATGATATCCCAGTTTACCTTGATACCAAGACGTGCCGCCTCGTAGCGAGCCTGCTGGGCCGTAGCACCATGCTTTCTACGCACAAAACTTAGACCATGATAAACAAGGTCACGACGGAACCGATCAATTTGTTCGGCTCGTGAGCCCTGACCTTCTTCCATAGGAAGTTCCCATGTTCTGTCAGGCTTCTCTACGCCTGCTTGCTGTTCTGCAAAACGACGTTGACGTTCAGCGTCTTCCTGACGAACCTTATTCACGTCCACTTTACGTGCTGGTTTCGAAGCGGCATCAGCCACCTTCTTGGCTTCGAGGGCCTCAAGGCGTGCCTGAGCAATCTCCTCGGCGTCTCGTGCTTTCTGTGTCTCTTCCAGCATACGTGCCTCACGTTCGTCATCGCCTGCGGTACGCAGACTACGAGCGAGACGCCGAGCTTCGTCTGGACTTTCCACATCAAATTCACGCTTATAGAATTCGACATCAGCAGCATTGAGTCCAAGCTTACGCTCAAAGGTAATACGACTTGACATTTGTGCTACAAGTTCTAGAAATTCAATACGTTGTGGGCGATCAAGAGTAGGACGTACCCTTGATGTTTGCTTATCTTTTGCCGCTCGCCACGCACGGCCTCCACGATCATTACTCATTCTGTTTCTCCCTTAAAAAAGGAACTCATCGGATTTACGTGACATTGAGGGGTCGGGGGATTGTAGGTGATAATCATATCTACACATCTTATCAACTAGTTCATCAAAACTACACCGTGGTTTCCACGTCAACTGTAGCTGTGCTTTATGGCTGTCGCCCAATAGAACATCAACATCCTTTGGACGATAATACTTGGGATTTTTCTTATATGATTTGATGGGATCCAAGTCATACCAATCACAACACTTGACGAAAAACTCTTGGACAGAGTGCGTCTCGCCAGTCGCGATAACAAAATCATCTGGTTGATCTTGCTGCAACATCATATGCATAGCACGCACATAATCTCCAGCAAAACCCCAATCACGATAGGCTGCCATGTTGCCAAGCTCTACATATTCTTGCAGACCCCACTTCACACGGGCAAGGTTGCTCGTGATCTTACGAGTGACGAACTCTTCGCCACGCAGAGGAGATTCGTGATTGAAAAGAATACCACAAGTAGCAAACATATCGAAGGAACGTCTATAGACACGAGTCATGTCATAACCAAAACACTTGGCCGCAGCGTATGGAGACTCGGGTTCCATGGGTGAATCTTCATTGAGATAACGTTGCATCTCCCCTTCGATTGGTTTACCAATCGAGTTACCAAATTGCTCACTACTACCAGCTTGATAGAAGCGACAATCGGGTTTCTCTTGACGAATGGCCTCTAGACAATTCAGTACGCCAATACCAGTAATGTCAGCGGTCGCCAAAGGATATTCCCATGACATTGCCACATGACTTTGGGCCCCTAGGTTGTAGAATTCATCAGGTTGAAACTCCCTGACGGCCTTTTGAATGCTTGAAACGTCGGTGAGATCACCATGTACCAAGTGAAGGTTAGGGCTACCACGTAGAGTCCGCAGCCGTGTATTGGTTGGGAGGGAGGTACGACGTACGATCCCTACGACACGGTAGCCCTGTTCAAGTAGGTAACTGGTCAGGTAAAAACCATCCTGGCCAGTGATACCCGTGATTACTGCTGTTCTCGATACCATCTGATAGTCCTTTTGACTGTTTCTTCAAGCGACGTGGTAGCCTCCCACCGCAACACGCTCTTTGCTCGACTTACATCGAGAGCACGACGGGGTTGACCGTCAGGTTTAGTATTGTCCCAAGTGATCTCGGCGTCGTATTCGCCTACACGCTTGACTAGATTAGCAAGTTCTCGGATTGTAATTTCTTGACCGGTACCAAGGTTGATAGGCTGGGGCCCCGTATCTTTCTCTAGAGCAATAGCGATGGCTCTGGCACAATCACCAGCATAAAGAAACTCCCGGGACGCGGAGCCGGTGCCCCATAAAGTAACAAATGGATGTACAGGTATTTCATTAGAATCGATCATAATCCCTCTGTACTCCTGACCGTCTTTTGTTACAAACCCTCGATAATGTGGATCCTCAAATTTTGCAACAAGGGCCGGAATGACGTGCGAGGAATACTGATCAAAGTTGTCCCACTCCCCGGCCATATTGGCCGGGAGTAGATTGGTGACATTCATACCATATTGGCGAGCATACGCGATGCCAAGTTCAATGATCGTCTTCTTGGCAATACCATAAGGAGCATTAGTCTCCTCGGGGTATCCATTCCACAAGTCCTCTTCTTTAAAGGGGACTTGTGTGAACTTTGGATATGCACAGACACTACCAAGATTTACCACCTTGGAAACGCCAGCTAACCTGGCGGCTTCCAAGATGTTAATGCCCATCTGAAGGTTCTCGTAGATAAAACGACCGGGGTTGTCTGCATTGATACCGATGCCACCACAGGTTGCAGCGAGATGTACGATGGCGTCTACCTTATGGTTTATAAGATCCAATTTAATAAGATCTTGAGTATTAAAACAAACATCTTTATGGCCAGTCAATAGGTTTAATTCCTGACTCGAAGGAGTCAATAATTCATGATCACGTTTTTCTAATTCGCGACGAACGTGTTGGCCTACAAAACCCGAACTACCAGTCACTAAGACACGCACAACGTACTCCTATATTCAGAAAGCTGATTAAGCCATGTTACAAAATCATCAAATAGCATAGCACGCTTTGCTCTATTGCATACGTGGCAACATGTCACTACGTTATCCATAATATAACCTTGGGTATTATCCTTACGATCAATGCCATTATAAATAAAGGACCCGTTTTGTCCTCTTGTAACCTTTTCTTTTGAGGGCGATTGGCCGCAGTAAAAACAGTTCCCTGCCGTCAATGAATCAAACTCATCATCTGTCAGTTGCCACACAAGATTACGATAACGTGCTCCACGTTTATATCCGTCTAAGATTTGGTTGTGAGCAGAACGCCCAGGTGCTAATGAACGCCCCTTACGTTGATTACATCCACAGCTCTTAGTGTGGCCATTCTGTAATTTAGTCGTGACAACCCAAGTGTCTTGTCCACAATCACAGTGACATAGACGCATTGTGACACCTCTGGTTTTACCAGGGAATACTTTAAGGTCATTCGTAGCAATCAACATACCAAAACGCTTACCATCTAGATCTAATGATTTTCCCACTACTTATACAACTCCACCGATATCACCTTTGTCATGTTCATAAGATTGTCCTCGTGAAGTTGTCGAATTGTATCTTTCAGCTTGCCAGTAAAGATCTTCTCGTAGTATTCGTCATAGTGCTCTTGCACGCTCTTTACTGTATCAGCTAGGCCACCATAAGTAGACCATAAGATAGAGTCAGCGTAAGGAACCGTGTGTCTCAGCGGTACGTACTCAGACACAATGATCACGCCATTTACAAGAGCAGGCAGAATTCTCAACTCCTCAAGGGTGTGATGATGATCTGTCTGATGTACATTAACCATAGTACGAATACTACCATATATGCGTCTCAATTGCTCTTGATCAATGAGGCCGGTGATATTCTTAATGTCTAGGCCCCCTTCACTTGCTAGTGTTTGAAATTCAGAACGTCTTTCACTGGTGTTGCCCATCGTAACAGTAGCAACTTTAGGTGTCATGGAGTAGGGTGAAAAGTCTGGAGCATCATAAATCACTGGAGCAATATAGGTAGCTTTCTTTAGATAGTCATCAAATCTACTGTTGGTTCCCATGTTAACGATGTTCGGCATGCTGTACTCGATAGTAAAATCAAGACCGGCGTAGTAATCATAGTCAGGAACCCGGATGAGATACTTCCCCTCTTCAAAAAGAAGATCGGTGTCACCCCATACAACTTCATCAACTGACCTACCACCCATCTTTACTAGAGTATGTTCTGACTGAATGTCTCCACGAATAATTCTGTTGTCGTTCTTGAAAATACTTCTGGCAAAGATTGGATCCACAGGGCCAAATATAACATTGACTGGACTCTGCACACGCTCTAACGCCTGGGTCAATAAGCGTACACAGTAGTTATGATACTCACTAGTCCAAACACTTGGCGTCTCGTGACAGATCCGAGAGTCGTTAATCTCTACGATTTTGAGCAAAGTAGTCACTCCAATAGTTGTATGTACGATAGTCGTTGGGCGTTCCCCAGCAAGCATAATGGTCTACTTCAAACACCTTAACATTATAACCACTGTCTGCAAGCTGGTGTGCAACACTGTCTATGCAAAGCTCGCCAATTGGCCTTCGGTTTTGTTCACGGTTCTTTCTGAGACCTTCCAGTAGGTACTTGGCCTTCCTGAAATACATGATACCAACACTGACATGAATCTTTAGAGGGTCTCCATTGGGCACTTGCTTATAAAGCATATCACACAAAAAATTATCCTCATCAACATCCATCCAAGTATACATCGCTGGATTGATCTTGCTCGCCTGACTGTTTCTAAAAGACCAAACGATCACGTCGTTATCTTCGTCGGCAACCATATCCAGAAACGCTTGCTCATCGTACGAAACGCCATTGTCACAGGGGGAAATCATGATGGGGCTATCCTCATCAATGAGATCAATACCTAATGCACACGAGGCAGCATAGCCCTCTGTAACATCATCTATAACCCGCACCGTAGAGTTAGGAAAATGATCTCGAAGCGTAGCATCAATAGAATGTTCCTTTAAACAAACAAAGATGTCGTCTGTGTGTCTTGGCAAACACCCCGCAACCTGAACAACCATCGGCTTACCGTCAATAGGAAGTAGTGGTTTCGGCAACTCGTACCCCTCTTTGGCAAACCTTGTACCCTTACCGGACATAGGAAGGACCAGGGTGAAGTCTTGTTCTGGTGCCCTATCTGTCTTTTGCCTCTGGGCGAAATATCTTGACCACTGTTTGTAAACCGCTAGATCCTCCGGTGTGGCCCACAGCAACATCTTGTTAATCTTATGGATATGAACGTCCAAGCGGTCTGCTACCAATAGATTGTATACCAAAGCAATAAAGTAGTTCCCGCCATGACTCAAGTCTGGATGGTGAATGGCTCTCTCAAAGTACCTTTTGAGCATGCTACCACTTCGGAAGTAGAAAACGTCGCTTGAAACAAACTGAGAACTTCTCTGTTCCGTAAAAGGCTCCTTGTCTTGTACCTCCAGCAGTCTGCGATTATGCTCTAGACAAAAAGTGTACAGCCCAGTTGTCCCTAACATATGTGGCTGGAAATCATTGTAGCAAGTCATAGCACCATCAAAGTCTCCACGCCTTACCTCTTCTAAGAAGGAGCGAAAGTTCCAAACCATTCCATGATCACAGTAGCTTACGACAATCTCTTCTTCGTCTGAAATGTATTCTTTTGCTTGTAGAATGGTGTCCACGGGGCCACGAGTGTTTGGGGATACTCCAACCACTTTGCCACCTAACGACTCTAATACATTCATCACGTCTGGATTTTGCAACTCTTCTCTATTGCAAATAAACAGTACGTCCGTCACCCCAGGAAATTGATCAACGACATGTTGGATCATGGGTTTGCCATCGATGTCAATTAGCCATCTAGGGCCAGCGTCCGTGAAAAATGCACTATTGCCAGCCATCGGTACAATCAATTGAACCATTATTGGATCTCCATTGGGTAATCGGTACACACACCACAGGGTTTACCCATAAATTTGTATCGTTTGATGTCGTCAGCATTCAGTAATGGCACAATACAATTATTCTTCGGTTCAACTTCTACGTCATTCAGCCACAAATAACCCCGTGACATGAAACAAAAAGGATCACTTATACTACAAAAGCATCGCAAATTAATATCAAGGCAATATGCCGCCTCTAAATTCTTACAATGTACCCAAAGACTCTCCCTTCTGTGAAGTAACCAATCTAAATCTACTTCATGGTCAGGATCATCATGACCAAGGTAAATCTTGCCATCTATCACCCTGACATCAACTTCTACATCAAAACCCAAAGCAATGGCCTCATCGATGTACGACGGCTCGTTCTCTTGGTCGGGCAAGGGGCCATTGATATTACCTCTGTGTGAAATGATCTTCATACCTAAATACCTTGATTACATAGAACGCAGGATCCACAACGTACCCGCCCAGGTCAGTGAAATTGATTCCGTGTGTCTTCTCGATGAACTTATGTGCTTTCGCTTCGCCAACATCATACTCGTCACACCCCGCCTCTAGGTACGCTCCCCAATCGTCATATACTACGATAGCACCCTTCGCCAGCAAACCATGCTTCAAAAGCCATTCCCAAACTGTGACGGTTGACGAGTAAGTGTCGCAATCAATATGTACAAGGCCAATCTCGGTGCCCTCTAAGGACTCTGCTAGCTCGTCAGTCAGGGAGTCTTCGAAGAAACCAGGGACAATGGTGATGCCGTTGTTCTTGAAGAAAGATGACACCTCTCCCCGTGTACTAAAATCTCCTACGTCCCAAAAACTGTTCTCGTCTTCGTTCTCGGGCGGTAGTCCCTGGAAAGAATCAAAGCCATAGAAGTTGGTTGGTAGACTATTGGCTTGATATAGTCCATGCCACATGGCCATAGACGTACCGTGAAATACTCCAAACTCAAAGAACGCCTTCCCCTGTAAGAAATCGCCGTACTCTTTGAGAATGGCGTCTCTGTGTGATAGGTGTGTATTATCGTAACTCATTATAGCTCCTCGATTCTCACTGACCTATCTTCTACAAACATATCGAAATAGGGCTTGTCGCAACGTAGGTGATTATATCTGGCTCCCCATGATTGAAGTTGCTGATGTGTAAACTCACTCCAGTTGATGCCGCTTCTGCTACCTCTGGCAGTCCAATAGGTAATGATGTGCCCAGCATCAAACATAGCATTGATCTTAGCGATGTTCGCATAATCTGGCTTCGCTTTGGCGTAGTTCTTTTTGCCATCAAGAGCAATCTCCTCTTCATAAAAGCAGATCGTCTCGTCAATGTCTACGAAAACATCCATCAAACCTGTCTCCTATATACTTCGTCTGGATGCCCCATAATTGTCTGTGTCTGCACATAGCTCAAGGGCAAGGGACATCCTATACTTTTGGCACCAATGAAAACCTCTGCCGCCTTCTCGCAGATTTCTGTCATGATCAATGCTTCCTTAGCTGAGTTTGCACAGCAGATGATACCATGATTCCGTAACAGCAACAGACGAGGAAACGAGCCATATTCTTTAATTGTTTCGTCAATGATATAAGCAAGGCTCTCGCCGGGGCAAGCGTAGGGCACCACGCACGCATCACTATTGAACACAACCTGATCTGGAAAGAGCTTCTCTCTGGCAAACGAATGACACCAATCTGTACATAAGATCTTCAATGTGTTCGTGGGGTGTGTATGAGCTACAAACTTATAGTCTGAATTCTGATAGATCCAGGCGTGAAAACTGGCTTCCATGCTTGGCTTATTATGTTCTCCCGTCGCGGGATCGCCGTCGATATTGCAACGCACAATGTCGTCATCACTAAGATACGTGAACGAAGACCCACTGGCCGTAACAACAAAGCCCTCGGCGGTTCTTTGAGAAACGTTACCTTCGGTCCCCACCACAAAGGGCGACAGACAATGACCCAGCTTTATGAGTTCACTGTACTGCATTTCTGCCTCGCAACATCCAAGATACATAAAACAATGTGATCATAATAGTAGCCGCTCTCGCCTACGTGCTTGATATCTACTTGCCAAAACCCCTCCCTATCACCATTTTCCAAGAAGGAGTAATCGACACCCCGATCATCAAACTCACGCAACATGTCACTGACTTGGTATGTCTTTCTAACAAAGACCTTTAGGAATCTTCCAATGCCTTTAATGGAATCAATGTAGCTGTCGGTTTCAGTACAGAAGTTTACCACGACATCTGCACGTAACATAAGGGGCCGCAAGAATCTCCGATAGTCTTCTTGGCGGCCACTAATTTGGTCTCTTACTTGCTGTAGTGTGTAACCCCTTTTACCAATATCTCTGGCAATTTTCCATTGGGTCTTGAGAATGTCGTCTGTGTCCATGAAAACGCCAACATCATGGGCACACATGAGGGTGTGCAATCCACATGTCACTGTATTTTTCGCTGGCTTAATCTCCTGTGCTGGCGTAAACCTACCCGTTGCATGATCATAACCCCTACGAAAGACGCTCTTTTGGCTATTCAACGTACATACGTCTACGTTCATAAGACTAAGCTCGTTTGCATCTGGGTGCAAGTGAGTATAGGCTTGCCAATGAGGGTCGTTTCGTTCCCATTTATGATATCTGTCACACTCTAGCACTACCGCATCTGACAAATGACGAGCCAGCGTCATTGCCATCGTAGTCTTGCCCGTTCCCGAGTCCCCACATACTGCAAAACACGTCATTACTTACGGTCGTGGTTTGCTTTATTGATAGGGGAAGGTACATGGACAATCTGCTGGGGGACACTCTTGTCTTGGGTGTGCTCGTTCTTCTGCTGAACCTTCTTGACAAAGTGTGAGGTGGCATCATCATAGATATTTACTTGCCATGTGTCATAGTGACGAACATGTAGGTCGGCAGCGGTACCATCAATGTCGCCGCAGGGTTGTCTATCATTCAACTCCCAAAGAAGTCGAGCGAGATAGCGTTCTGCACCTTCACTTTCCCAGCGGGTCGTCTGAACGATCTGTTGAAGCCAGCCATACATCTTCTCGACTCTTTGGGAGGAGACGACAAAGCTACTGCACCAGCAGAAGTTAACCTTATCCCAATTATCGTTCATGCCTAGAGTGCCCAGCACTTTATCACAAACATCCTTACATGCCCCGTCTGCATACATAGAGTTAATGGGGTATGCTAAAGAGCCCTGACTGAAGTCGTAATGATTCTTGAGCACAAACGTATCTTGGGTGCAGACGTAATGAGTATACTCATCTAGTAGATCGTTGTCGAGGATGTGCCTCATGCCAACCTGATACGCACCAAGCTCGAACTTGGCTTCAATGTCATTGCTCAGAAGTACCACATTATCACGGCCCCGCAAAGGGCCGAATACATCTTCAACATACTGCGAGTTGTTATCTACGACAATCGTGAGTGCCCCTGGATAGAGCTTATGGATGTTATCGATGTAGTATCTAAGATAGGACTCGTAGCCCCTGTAATACTTGTGAGCAATGATGAAACAAACTTTAGACATGTTGTAACTCTTCCAATTCAATTATACGAGTTTCACTAGATGTGTCAAGAGTAATTTAGTTTGATGTTCTGAAAATAGCGTTTAGCCAGAAACGAACGGGTGACCTTATTGTATTGATTCAGGTCATACATCATATTCCAGTCGAGGCCGGGCCACTTCTGATTCCATAGTTGTCGCAACGGACCATGATCAAAGTTGCCACCGTAGGCGTCAGCCAGAGAGCCGTTATGAAGAGTCGTGTTGTGTTCGTGATGACACACGGCCTTATGGGTAATGGCGGCTGACAGCCCAGCTAGAAATAGACGTAGAGGATAGTCAAGGGATTCGTAACAGGCGATCCAACGTTCATCCCAATAGCCAATCTTGTCAAAGACCTGACGTTTCCAACACTGAATCGTTAGCTCCTGCGAGATACATCTGATCGGCTCAGTGTCCTCGGTGTACCCTTGGACCTGATAGGGTACGTCGCCCCTGTCCACAGCAGGAGTGATCTGATGGATATCTGAGTGAGCCTCTAGCTCGCCCAGGAGGACCGTATCAAGGTCAGGCGTGAATGTCGTATCAGAGGTGACCATACAAAGATGAGGGCTACGGCTCAGGCGGGCCGCAAAATTGATGCCTCCAGCGATACCAACGTTGGAATCTAAACTAATGAAGTTGAAGCCGTACCCAGCAGCTTCATTAGCAAGGTTGTTCCTGTAGTCAGAGATACCGTTACCCTGATCAATCACATAGACTTCGCTCGAAATGGAAAGATTCCGACCAATAAACAACGAATCCATACACGCACTCAGATACTCCGATGCCTTCTCGTCGCAACGCGGATTGTAGTCTAGGATAAAGTATGTGATATCGGGAATCATTTGATGAGTCTTACAATCGTGTCGGCGTGTGCTGCTCCGGGGGTAACAACGCGGTCGAACTTCATTCGAACACCAAGGCTAGCCACAAATCGCGTGAACTTGAGCCAACTATACGTATTCCAATGATATGTACATTCGTTCTCGTCTGGATCAGACTCTTCCATGCTGTCCTCCTCTTGATACGACGGATCAAGAAAGAACACAATCACAAGCTCTTTTGAAGCCACACGGAGGCCCTCTTGAATGGCTAGTTCATAGCCCTCTTCGAGATGTTCTAAGATGTGACGCATCAACACCACGTCGGCCGCCCCATCTTTGAACGGTAGACTTTGTACGTACCCCTGGACTAACTCAATTTCAGGATACCGACGAGCGGCCTCCGTGAGCATGCCTTTCGTTCTATCTACTCCAATGTAGTTACACTGAAATCCGTATTGCTTAAAGACTTCCCAATTGACACACGTACCACATGCGGCATCGATAACAGTAGGAGTATCATGTTGAGCAATAATTTTCGCTAGGGCGTGCCGCCCTAGGTTATCTGTGCCCGTCCTATGGTTCCGCAAGAATCCAGAGATATGCTCTTGTGTCATGAAATCATGATTGTCGCTAGTACGCTTGTACTTATTGTATCCCTTGGTCATAGAACACCCACTTCCTTAAAAATGTCCTCAAGACGATGATGCCACTGATGCTCCTTGAGCATACGGGCTCTGCCCGCCTGAGCGATAGCTTCACGTTCTTCTGTGTTCTCAAGATAATAGCGTAGTTTATCGATCAGGTCGCCGTCATTACGGGCCACCACAAGTTCCTTGCCGTCTACAAAGTAACTATCAAGATCGTCTGCCGGTGTACAAATTTGCATGTTGCCGACCTGTGGAATTTCAAAGTGACGACCCTTGATTTGTGGCATGGTGCCGAAGTGCCACGGGTTTGATAGGTTGAGACAGATACGGCTTTGGTCAAACACATCAATCATGTCGTGAAAATTAGTCAGATAGCCATGCCAGTTGTCATAGCCATCCCAATAGTTACCAAAGAGATCGATCTGAATACCCGCATCCATGATGGCATCAATAGCCTCGGCACGCAGGAAGCGACCGTCCGGTCTGCGTCCATGTTTTTGCCCCACAAACGTCACGTCATAGATCTTCTCGTGATCGCGTGGATGATAGTAGGGAGAACCTGCCCACTGAGAACGAATCACGTTCATTCCACCACTCTGATACCACGGCATCGTCTTGGAATGCGTAGTAACAAAGTGAGTCACGCGATCTTTACGGGGGGCAATCCATTGCTGAAAACGCCAGGACGAATCACAGTCCCATTGAATGACAGGAATATCACGTCGCATGGCCATCTTGGCTGCCGCCGCAGGAAAGTCTAGGCTTTCATTGAATGCGACGTGGAAGATGGCGTCGTAATTTCCTTCTAGAACCAACTCCATCGCAGAAGCATTTATATCCTCACAGTTATCAGGATATAGAAAATCTGCTTGAAATAGGCCACGCTCCACACAGTCCTTAAAGCCTGCCTCAAGGTTGAAATGCTCATACGAAAAGCCCTCGTCAGACTTGCCGTAGTTGTATAGTAAACCTACGTATAGAACTCTCATCTTGCCACCCCTGTTCCTAACGAATACAAATACAGTCTCTCGGGTACCTTCATGAATCTAAAGCCAGCGTTCGCTGCACGTTGCCATAGGTCCCAATCTTCTCGCCCAAGCACAAGGGACTTTGGGTCATAGCCATTCAAAGAAACGAGGGCCAGCCTACGAATCATCATACTTCCGTGGCAGAGAACATTCTCTTGCGGCAAAGCAGCAACGATTTCCTCGTGTAAAACATAGTCTGCCACGGAAAAGCAGTTCACCACAATTGATCCATTTTCCATTACATCCCAGGCATTCGTACCACAAAAATCAATGTCTGGATTATCTAACATCCATTGACGCTGTACTTCAAGCTTAGAATCCATGTAACGATCATCAGCATCAAGGTAAGCAATCCATTGACCAGTACACTTGCCAATGCCAAAGTTCTTGGCCGCCGCTAGTCCCTGCTTTTGAGGACGTTCAAAGACCTTTAGATCAAGCACTTGGCGATACTTATCTACAAGGCTACGGGTGAACTCCCAGCATTCATCTAGCACCACGATTGTCTCGAAATCATCATATGTCTGTGTGACGAGAGAATCTAATGCTTCACGTAAAAGATTGTCGTGTTGTGCATCCTGACTATGGACGCAAACTAGTACGGAAATGTCGTCAGTCTCTTTCATAAGGAAATACCGTGTTGAGAATATCTTCGCAGCGATTCTGATAGGTGTGGTGTTCGAAAACGAGTTCTTGCCCTCGTTGAATGTTCGACCCTTGGGCAGATGCATGGCCGGTCACAATGTCTTCGACGGTACGATAGGGCACAAAGTTGCACATGTGCATGAGTCCTGCCGTCATATTGACCTCTAGGTCGGCCATTTCTGTAAAAACAATGGTGCCCGCTGCCTGAGCTTCAAAGAAACGCATGTTCAGGAGTCCCCTACCCATGTCCGGATTTTGGTTGATGACAATCTTTCCTGATGCTAGGGCATCAATGTAATCTTCGCGAAAAACATCACTGATAAGCTCTAACTTTAGGCCATGTCCAGTAAGCTCGCGAGCAAGATCGCGGCGGTCGTCGCGGATACTGCCAACAAGCACCAAGTCGTGTGTTTTGGGATGCTCCAGCGGCCTTCCATGTAATTCACGGTCGCAAGCATAAGGGAGGTAATGTACATTGTCGTATCCCCATACCTTGTACTCACCAATCGTCACCGGATTGGCTAGGAAATAGTGGTCAAAACTAAAGTAACGGGCGAGTCGTCTCCACCTGTCAAACTGATAGCTGGTATCGAACAACCAACATGCTGTTTTTCTAGCTCTCGTAATCCTGAGTTCTGGATATTGCTGGTCTCCATCGTTGCATTCCATAAATAGAATGAGGTCCCAATCTTGGCTATCCAAAGCGGGTCGTCCCTCGACCCAGCGGTTCTCTTGGTAGTATTTAGCGTACGGATAAGCCTCATGCCCTAGGGCACGAAAAGCCTTGACGACCATATCCCCCGTCGCCCACCCGGGCGACTGAGGGATACCACGATATGAAACCAGAATCTTCATCACGGAGTAGTGAGATAACCAATCATTGTGAAGTTAACGTTGTTGCTACCACCAGCGGTAGGATCGATGATCACTTCGCTGTTCGGTGGGAACGAAATACCTACGGGGCCACCGCCGCCCCAAGAGTTTCCGGTTTGAAAAGAAACATGATTAATGACAGTATCAATAGTGCCACCAACATTACGCTTGATTTCAAATCTGGTAGAACCAGACAACTGATCTGGCGTATTTTTACTAACGGCAGTCAAAACGAACCACTTGTTTGCAGGAACGGTATACACAACTTCTCCGGTCGTGGTGACGGTCGCAAAATGAGAGCCAAACAACTCTAGAGAATCAAGTACAACCATATCAGCAGGAGCAATCCTGTTGCAACAGTTTAGATTCACAATAGGAACCGGCGTGGCCTGTGGTAACGGTGTAGCAGTCATGCTCTGAGCACCGAGGGCGGTCAACAAAATGGCACCCACAATCAAACTAAACAACATTCTCTTCATGATAGTCTTTCTTTTCCGTGTGGCCTACCTTCTTGGCGACCAGCAGCAGTTACTTCAACCCAATCAGCACGCACGGAAAGCTGACTGAGAGTATTCGCTCCACAATATGTCATACCGCTACGAATACCGCCCATAAGGTCGCTCACTACGTTCGCAACAGGGCCTTTAGCGGGGACACGAATTTCGACACCCTCTGACGTTTTCCAGTCTTGCATGGATCCCATGTATTCATCTTGAGCTTCCTTGGAAGCCATACCTCGGAACGCCTTAAAATGACGTTCCGAAGAAAGATACGGACGACCATCAATTACTTGAGGGCATCGGTCGCCAATATATTGATCTGCGGGCACCATCGTTGTCTCAGTGATCAATTCCCCTGGTGTTTCATCGGTTCCCGCGAGCATTCCGCCCATCATAACGGCATCGGCTCCAGCAACGATAGCCTTAACGGCGTCACCGGGTTCACGAATGCCGCCATCAGCAATAATGAAACAATTTACGCGACGGCAGTCGCGAATGGCTGTAAACTGAGGGACACCAAAGCCGGTCTTCACTCTGGTACTACAAACACTACCAGGACCAATCCCTACCTTGACAGCATCGGCACCTCTGTCTGCAAGATATTCGGCACCAGCAGCATGACATACGTTCCCAGCGACGATAAACGTGTCGTCGCTGAATTCTTTGATCTGTGTAATCAACTCACCAACAGCCCGTGAATGTCCGTGAGCAATATCGATGCAGAAGTAGCGAGCACCAACTTCGTAGAGGGCAGCAAAACGCTCAAGTCCCTCATTGACACCAAGAGAAACAACGGCCTCATGGTCATGAAGGCAATTAGAAAAGGTTTGAAACTTATCAGGATATTCACTCAAAATCTTTTCGTGGACCGTTTGCGTAGCTTGTTGATACAATTTAACATTCTGACGAACAGTACAAAAGCGATGCAAAAATCCTAACCCACCAAGCTGATACATTGTGCGGGCCATATCTGTACCGGTGACAGTATCCATATTCGAACTAAAAATAGGGATCTTCAAGTCAAGGTCGCCAAATCGTACGCCAGTATCCACGTCCCTACGGGACGTGATATTGTTGTATCGTGGCACAAGAGAAATGTCATCGAATGATAATGCTTTCATGATTTCTCCGGAAGAAAAGGGTCAAAACCTTCGGACATAATCTCAGTCCAACGAGCAAAAATCTCAAACCACTCTTCTATGTACATCTCTTCGCCATCAATACTTAAGCTTTTCATATTGTTTACAAAGCCCTTCAAAGAGGTTTCAATCTCATGAGTAAACTCATGAGCAGTTACCTTGTCGGGGTGATGAATCTCACTCATGTCATGTCTACGTTTGTTCATCGACCTTCTCCATCAGCGATTGCTTCTTCGTCCCACGCTGCTTGCTTGACCGCTTTTTGATCGTTCCAAAATGTAGGATAGGGTGTTGGTGCATCAATCCTCAAGACGCCGGTAAGGCTCCAATATCTCTCAAAAGAACCGTCATATGCAGGCGTCTTGTAGGCAATTTTCGCCTGCTTAATCCAAATTTCCAGTTGTTTTTCAGTGGGCTTCATAGTGTCTCTGCAAGTGCCTTTGTGTGTTCTTCGACCGTGTTGTCGTGTTCATCAAAAATCTGTCCAACGAACTCTGTGCCCCTACGGGGCACAGGGAAGGGCTGAGCGTGTGGCTCCATGTTGAAATAGCTAGCATGAATCGTCGCGTCATGAACGACGCGAGGATAGATTTCCATATTTAAGAAGTCTTGATCTGTTTGCCAACGATCTTCTTGGTTCCAATCGGCCATAAGTTTATCAAACTCTGGCAGGGCATCACGTCGGCAGCCCCACATGCCCCCCAACATAAGAGAACCGTGCCATGGATGATCACGCATGATATGAAAACCCTTACCGCTTTCTAGCCACTGATTAACTGCATCAGCCTCGCGACGTGTCAGTCTAGAGTCACAGTCACGACTGATCATACACTCTACGCCTGGGGCGTTAGCATACTCAAACCTCCAGAACATACCACGCCAATCGCCTTTAGCCAAGCCGTTCGTCTGAGGATCAATACGACGCACCACATCGACGTGCTCAAACTCACTCAGTTGATCCCATACAAACTGAGGCACAAGAGCATCTAGCTGAAAAATGCATCGCCAGCCAGGATAAATCTCTGGGGCAAGTTCTGCATTCCGTAGAGCACCAATGTAATACTTGGGGTCCTTGCCCCATAGGGAGAATGAAATGAGGTTTGTCATGGTGCTAAAATCTGTACAATAAAACTAAAGCCTTGATGGTTTACGTGACGCTCTACGGGTCTACCGTCCCAAAAACCAGTACGAATATCTAGTCGCCCCAGATGTAGTTTGAACCACCACCTAAAGCATTCAACGCCCCATCTGTCGCTACCAATCATCATGATTGTGCAAGCACCCAATCATAGTACCGAGCAAGCTGAGCGGTCATGCACTCGGCTTCCCAATACTTCATAGCACGACGACGAGCCTCAAGAGCAAAGTAATCGCGAATGCCTACGAGGCCGGTCTCATCTTCGTTAGCAAACTCAGTATTCAAAATCAACTGATCGAGCACATCGCGATATGCAATATGATCTCCCATCGGAACGACAAAACCAGCAGGACCAACGATCTCAGCTTGACCATTGTAAATGGCACTCTCATGCGAGACCACTGGAAGTTTGTGCATCATGGCTTCCTGAATATTGCACGGGCAACATTCGCCATCATGTCGAGCATGAGCATAGATATCCAATGACATATAGAAACGAGACAACTCTACGTCATCAATAATAGGATCTAAGAAAATGATGTTCTTGATGCCCAATTCCGTAGCTACCCGTCGCCAGCTATCACAAGGATTAACGACAAGGTAATAGGCGTGCGGGTGCAGCTTCTCAATTTCTGCAAATGCCCGCAGAGAAATGGGGTCAAAGTTATCTGCTCGTCCTACTCGGCCGAGTAAGATAGGAACCTTACCATTGATCAAGCGAGGAATACCAAGGTCAGCACAATAGGTAACCTTGAGAGCAGACTTGACTTCCGGCAACACATCATAACGTGGTTGTGCAATGGGGTTGTACAACACAGGACCATCATTGTTGCCATCTTCAAGAGCACGCTGTCGAATGTAATCAGAAATATAGATGTTCAAATCGATCTGCTGCTCGGGAGTGCGATCAGCATACCCAAAAATGTTGGTCTCTACCCACTTGGCACGCGGAGCCATATAGCGAAAACCAGGCCATTCAGCATAGCCGCTTCGATGCAAGTGAACAATGTCTGGATCAATAGTGGCAAGCACTTCGCTAAGATTAGACACCTCAGGAATGAACGGAGCGACACGACCCGAGTCTCTTGGGTCCCACTCGTAACCAATGACACGATCCTCGCCCAACCATTCTTTCGCAATATCTAGGCGAGTATTCATGGTCTTATCGAAACGATAGACGATGTAAGGGTCAAACCTATCACTGGTGGCTAGGTATTTACAGAAGAGTTGGGCCGTGCGGTCGGTGCCGCTGTAGCCTACACTTTTGGAATGGTGTACAACTTTGATCTTACTCATTATTTAGCTCCATCACAGGTTGATAACCATGTTCTTCTGCCGCCTGGGGATCATCTACAAAAAACTCAAACGATGGACGCTTGCGGTGACGACGTGTCTCTTCGATGGCAACATCCACTTTGTCAGCCATCTCGCGACGTGTTCCTTCAAAACGATACAAACGTCGCCAAGGCCGAGTTACAGAAACAGCTTGGCCACAAGGGCCACTTGGGCCCTCATCGCGATAATAGATAAGCCAATTAACATTAGATTCCGACGACATCGCGATAAACTCCTTCTAGCTTGTTAAGACAAGCATCAATGCCATATTCTTTATGGGCCTTGAAATACCCATTGACCCCCATCTGGAGCCGCATATTCTTATCGTCTAGTAATTTCTTAAGTGCTTCCGCGTACTCGCCTGGATCATTAGCAACCACGAACCCCGTCACGTTGTCATCAACAAGTTCCGTCTGTGACTGAAAGACCCCCATACCAGGAACAGAAGGTGTCGCAATATGTGTAACGACAGGCTTATGGTGCATCATCGCTTCTGCAATATTGACGCCAAACGTCTCGCCGTCTGCTCTTGCGTGTGCATAGATATCAACGGCATTGTAGAATTGACTTAGAATCAACGGATCAACCGTTGGCTCAATGAGCTTGAAGGGAATTTCATACCGAGCTAGATCATCCACCATATTACTAGGTGGAGCCACTACCAAGAAGCCAACATCATAGCCCTGCATGCGGAGCATGCGAGCGGCCTCTACGCTGACGGCATTATAGATGCCGTTGTCCGGACGACCACAGCGTCCAAGCCAAGTGATTTCGCTTGAAATACCACCAAGGGGTGTATCGGTATAGGGTGCCTCTACGGGGTTGTTCACGTAGTCGAAACGCTTGCTCTTTTCCCAGTTTTGCGTTAGTTCTTTGAAGGTGTTGTCGCCCAGCCACTTACTCATGAACAGCGTGCGGTCGATTTTACTCTGGTGGTCAACATGTCCGAACACATTGGTTTCTACTACGTGAGGCACATTGACTTGGCCGACAGGAAACTCCCGATAACCGCTACGGTAGACGTGTAGGATATCTGGCTTGAACTCATCAATTACTTTTTGAAGCTCCACCGAATTGGGTGTGGACTGAGGGTTGCCTCTATATGAGTCGATCTCGAAAAACTTACCGCCGCAAACCTTGGCCGACTTTTGGAACTCCTCTAAGCGAGGATGGTCACCCGTTTTTTCATATACAACAGCGACCTGAATGTCCTCTGACGAATATTCGAAGAACAACTGACAGGTCTTTTCGGTGCCGCCCAGGCCCAGGTGACGTAGATAATGTAGAACTCTCATGGATTTACCTTTTTGTCTACTTCGGCAAAATATCCTTTGCGTTCATCAAGGGACAGACCGTTAAACTTCGTGTAATCGCCATCGGTAAACATATGCAGTAGATCTTCGTAGTATTCATTCACCGCAAGTTCTTGATGTAGTTGTTCGCGAAGCATAGCAATCTTGCCCGGCAAAGAAAAGTCAATGCCGGCTTTTTCACGCATGATTTGCATAGCAAGCTGAGCATCATTAGTGGACGCCTGTTGAGCAAAACTATCACGTTCTTTTTCAAGATTCAACACTGTTTGTTCCAGTGTGCTAATGTGTCTCTGGAGCATCTGGAGCCCCTTGAGATCATCTAAAGCATCTAGCCAATTATACCATAGGTCACGGGCTACAATCTTATACCATCGGTCTCTTATTTTTCCCATTGGTCACCCGCTTGCATCGTTGCTACCCATTCGTCTTTAGGTGGTAAGTTCTGGAAATCGTGGAATTCTTGAGCGTGGGCCAAATGGTCACTGAAATGATACCCGAAGAACTCCGAAATGGAAGCATATGTTTCCCAATTATTAGCCCATTTGTTGCGGTTCTCGATAGAGTCGGGTCTTTGAGTATAAACCGTAAGAAACTCAGGAATCACATGACCATGATAGTCTTTACTCATGAAGTATAGCCAAAGCCAGTAGTCAAACGCAGACTCATACTGGTTAGCCCTTTCCTCCATCAGTTGCCAGTCCAAATCATTGAGGAATTCGCGGTCATTTCTCCACGCAACCTGGGGTCCAGCATGGCATTCGCGTGACATGAGCTTGAAATCAAATGGAGGTTTAATGCCCTTTCCTTGTAGACGCTGCCGCTCATCAATGACCGTGATGCCACCATAACAGAACCCTACATCTGGGCCGCGACGAAGAGGTCCAGTCATAAGGGTCATGTGCTTATGTACTAACTCAGTTGTGCGGGGCTCATGGAGGTCGTCGGTGTTAGAGTTCATCACGAACTCACCCTTTGCGTTTTTCCAGGCTCGCAACCACGACGCACCATAAGGTTCACGCTGCGGCCAGTACAGGTACCGCACCCTGTCGTCTATCGATTCCCATTTCTGAGCAACGAACGCATCCGTACTAGGTGAATTAGGATTGACAATGACAATCTCGAATTCGGGGTCGGTCTGATGTTCAATCAGGTTGGCTAAATGAGCATCAAGATACGACCCCGAGTCGTAGGTCGAGACGAGATAGGAAACCTTAGGCATTAGGACCTTTGTCTGGATCACGCATTTGAACCGTGGTACGATTCACTGTAACCGGGAAAAGGTTAATGGGGCGTTGGTTGACAATTTGAGCAGATTGCTCCTCTTTGATATCAAACAACACAGTCATCAAGGATCTTTGACGACGCATTTCTTTGGCCATCTTGAGGGCATAGATGGCCGCCTTGACGCGACCCAAAGCATGAACTCGAACTCCTCTGAGTGCATTCATATCATTACGACGAGCATCGTAGTTGCCCTCGTAATCACCATACATCACTCTGTCCCATAGTTCTCTATCTACTCTACCAGCCCTTAGTAGCTGGTAAGCTTCTGTGTAGTTACTTGCAAAATTCATTACTGTCTCCTCTTACGTTTCTGCTCAGACGCCCTCTTACATGTGCGACAGTAACGATAGCCAGTTGAGGGCTGTACGTACAGGTTGTCGCCAAATAAGGGGTGTCCATGTTTACAATGTGTTTTTCTGGCATTACGAGCAGGGGGACTCTCGCCGGCCATTACGTTGTCTACTAAAGTGACAACACGAAGATGATCAGGGTTCACACAAGCACGATTTCTACATTCATGATCAAGTTGCATTTGATCAGGCACAGGGGCTACAAAATACTCATACGCAAACACGTACGCCTTGCCCCAACTTTTGTTGCCTTGCTCATGTGTAAAACGAAAACATCCATAACCATCTCGATCAAGTGCAGCTTGCCATTCCCAACAGTCTGTTTCTAGATTGATAGTGTATTTCGCAGCAAAGCGATCAATCGGTGCTTTTCTAGAACGACAAGCCATTGTGATATAGGGACATATGTGGAGTTGCTTGCTGTGTCATACAGAGATAGATGTTACCTACGTCTTCTCCAGCAATAGCCTTACTGTAGAACGGATCTTCCCGCCAATTGCCAACAATAGTGCCCCGCACGGTGGACTCAAAGGCGTGTGAAGTCATACAAGACGGATGTTCACCATCATACTCTAGTACCGGCTCGGCGTTAGAGAACCAATCTTCAACCTTTTGATCGAATTTCTTGTCGGCACCGTCATGCTGAGCAAGCTCCCCCTTGTAATATTTCTGCTTCTCTTGCATCACTTCGTCCATCCGGGTGCGAGCATAGCCATAATGATAGATATAAATAGGGTCTCTAGGCACGAAACGTCGTGATTGATAATGTGGAGAAAAATAGGTACAATGTCCCCCGGGGTCTGTTACGACCGGATGACTATTGTACTTCATGTTTCGTACATACTTGAAAATTCGTTGATGCTGAGTGTTCCATTCGGGGCCCGGCTTGGCTACATGAGTATAATCACCATAAAAGTGCAAAAATGTTGGAATAAACTCTTGGGCTTGGGGCTCTAGCTCAATAGCTTGACGCAAACGCCTAATGTCTTCGGGGCGATAAAACTCGTCGGCATCGTTAATCAAAATCCAATCCCCAGGGATAGACATATCGAGGAACGTCTGCTTCATCTCTTCCAGGTTTTTCCAAAACTTAGGAATGGAGATAATGATCACCTTATTATCAGGGTCATGGTTCTCTTTGAAATCGTTGATGATCTCGACGGTCCGGTCAGTAGAGTGACCATCTTCTGTGGCGTTGGGACGATTCTCGACCGCACCCTCGATCGCTAGAATACGATCTACCTCATCGTAGAGCGACCCTAATACGGCATGAGCGAACTCTTCCTCATTGTGCATTTGAATACATTGAATGATGCGGACAGGTCTATTGACACGCTCTACGATGTTCTGCATCTGCGGTACGTAATACTGATTCATGCTTCTTGCCACTCCCATGTGGGCTGCTCTTGCGTAAATGTTGCTTGTACTTCACATAGCCCCGTGTCGCTGCTCATACTTTCCGAAACCATCACAAGACTAAGTTCGAATTCATTTAGAAAATACTCGCTATGAAGTGCTTCCATAACCGCCTCACGAGAAGACGCTAACAGCGTAATGTCAATCTGAAACTCTACGCGACATGGAGTAGTCACTGGCATCAATTTCCCCAACTGATGTTGAAACTCTTGGCCAACATTAGCTTGTAGATTCAATATACAGAAACCTTGCTTATGAAAATACTCTTGATATTGTCGATACCATTCAATTGAATTAATCACAGGGTTTCCTCCAATGACGGCTCCGGTTCTTTGTAACGAACCACGCCAGCCTCTTGCCAGGATTCAAAAGCGGCCTTTAGTTGCTCAGTTACTTGAGGATACACCTCACGATAATCAAGCTTCTCGCCTACCTGCTTCGCGTTCTCGCGACGTTGCAACACGGCCTGCCACTCAACTTGATTAGATTCATCAAGATCCCCAGCGGCAGCACCCTTACGCAACATATGAAAGTGTCTCATGGTTAGAGCAAGCTGAACCGGCGACGGCTCAAAGCATTGTTCAAGACCAGTGAATAGGCCCGGGTCCGGATGGGGCATATCATAGAAGAACGTTGGCGTGCCGCCATAGACGATACTGTTCTCTGCCGTCACAAACTCTGCCAACCCACCGGCTTGATGACTAATCACGGTATTACCATGAGCAAGTGCATCAAACACAGGAATGCCCCATCCTTCAGCACGACTAGAACAGACGTATGCGTCCCCTCTAACATGCAACTGATGAATCTCCTCGTCGCTGATGATCTCAATGAGTGGCAATACGGGCGGGAAGTTCTGAGTAGGGATACGACAGCGTTGCTTAATCCCCTGAACATACTGCCTCACCATTTCAAGATCGTTTTCACGCCCTTGCATGTTCACGTATGTCTTCAAAACCAACAGAACCTCATCTGGCATCCCCGCGAACGCAGTATAATACGACCGCAGCAATGTGTCGATTCCCTTCTTGGTGCTCAACTGACAAACATTATAGAACACCGTTCTCTCTCCAGCGTTCTTGATATCAAACGGAGAACGCTGCTTTTGATATTCATCCAGGTCACACGGAGGACCAGCAACAAGGATTGGTTTCCTCACGCCCGAGTTCAGGAGGGTGTGAGCATTGTGTTTCGAAGGCACAATCAAGAAATCAAACTCTTGAGCTTTATTAACCCAAGTGGCCTGAATTCTGTCAGTCTCAAAAAACGTGTATAGTCCGTTGGGGATGCCCGGCACAGGCACAGCCTCAATATTACATGTAGTCATTTGTAGGGCCATATCTACGCCCTGCAAATCCTTCTCCAGAAGTGTCTGTAGCCATTCTGGAGTCACGAATTCTTGGTTGTTATCTAGAGTATCGTACTTGAGTGGCCGGGCCACAACATCGATATCTGGATCTTGAATGATCGCTCGCAACAGGTTGCGAGAGGCGTGGGCAAATCCTGAAAAATCCAGTAGGGGCCCTGTGTATAGTAATTTCATCCTGCCACCATTACATAGTTAAACTGTTCTTCATACGTGATCCAAATGGTGTCAGCACCATCCATACATGTCACAATGATCCTGGCATCCCCGGGCATCTCCTTGAGTGCCTCCATGAGTTCTGATACTTTCGTAATTCCTTCGGGGGCACTCATTAGATAAATTCCTGCTGCGAGGGTTTCGCCGTTCCTGGTCTACCAGGACCCGAGACCTGTTGTCGGATTTGATCTCGAACTCTGCCACCGTCGGACTGCTGATTACCAATAGCCACAAACTGTTGCATTAGTTGTTCACGCGGAATACCAACTCCCAAATGCTTCACCCATTCCTTCGCACCTTCAGGATCAACAGCGGGATACTTCAATACATTGAGATATAACCATTCGACATACGCCTCATCGCTGAGGTCTTCGGGAACGGCCTGGGGAGAAACGGTATCATGCTCAGCGATGGGGCTATCCCATGTACCAGCACGATCCAAAGGCTTGACATTATCGAGCACGTATTCCCATTGCTTCCGGAGTTCACCCCAGTCGTAGTTCTCTTCGGTGCATTGACGTGCTTCAAATGACATCAGATTACGACGATCTCTATCCGTAATCAACTCCCGCATCTTGTCGGCAAGGTCGCTCACATCAGGGTGGGCACGCTTACAGTTAGTTTCGGGCTCATAGTAATAACGACCAACATCAATAACTTCGCCGCCCTTAGGGCAAGTATAGTTGTCTTCCGTAAATCCTAACTCTTCAAAATGAGAGTAATCAGGAAAGCGTCCCTTCTCACGCATTGCCGTATAGTCCGTCATTAGGGTAGGCACCCCGCAAGCCTTAGCTTCTTGAATGGGCATACCATCACCCTCACAGATAGAACACTGGACATAGAGATCCATGAGGTTGTAAAGGCTTGCGAGTTCTTCGCGACTAAAACCACCAGCGGTGTTCGGCGGCGATGCATCCACTTGACCACAGTGAGGACACGGCAACTTGATGCGACCATCTTGAATGGGTTTACCCCATAGGTTCATTGCGAAAGTTACTGATGGCTCCTTGCAAGAGTGACAAAAGACCGACTGCAAAATGCTACCACGAATACCCTTGTTATGGTGATCCATAAACTCAAGGGTTTCCAAACGCATAATGTGTCTAGGATAGTCGTAAGAGTGTGCGTTGTCGGGCCATGCCGAGTGAATCAATAGAACGGCTTTATCAACGGCGTCTTCGCCCTCATATCGTTTCTTCATCAAAGAAAAAGCATCAATCAGATCCGGATAGAGTTTACGACTCTGATTACGCATCACCGTACCAATAACAGGGATCTCTGGATTGAGATTCCAGTAGTCACGCACCTCCTCTTTTTTCGCCACAGGCGAAAAGATGTCCAGGTTAACGCCGGGACGCATAGCCTTAGGAAATACTTTGACCTTCCTTCTGCCGTTAGGTAGAAGTTGACTCTGACGACGCAGCGTATGGATTCCATAGTCGGAGTACGCCAACACCATATCGGCATTCTCATACGTCTTGATCCACTCCTCCGCTTGGGGCTCAGCGTCCACAGTAGGCATAACAATCCATTTATACCAAGGACGAAACACGCTTCGCTCCTGGTATTCAAGCATCCACCAGTCTCGGATATCGATAACGATATCCGGCTTGAAATCAGCAACTACATGGTTGAACTTGTACTCGCCAAACTGGTTAGTGTTCTGGCCGCGAGTTCGGGGATGGGGGCACGGTTGATTGAAAAGCCTCGCCTCTTCTTGCGTCGTTGGCATTACGCCATAAAACTTCCAGCGGCCCTGGATAAACTCCTGCACCTTGGGGTCGTCCTGGCGGGCATAGGATCCAAGCTCCGCGATCTCATATTTGCCGGTGGCGACGAGACGGGGGATTAGTTCGCCATAGTAGTTAGCAAAACCAGTGCTAAGATTACTGGCTTCGCCAATAAACAGAATACGCTTTTTCTCATTCATTCAGTTACACCTTCAATAGCCTTGCGGATACGTTCCCTGATTTCGCCTTCGAGCCTGTATAGTTGTGATTGTGTCAGTCCTATGGAGTTTGCTACCGCACCCGCTGGTTCGTTTTGCAACAGTCTTTGCTGTAAAATGATTTCTTCGGTGGGCCCACAGATGACGTTCCGCAGCAGGCTGCGAATATTTTCTGTGGCAGAATCTTCTTCATCTAGAAGATCGTCAAACTCTAGTTCCTGATGTTGGCGACGACCATAGGCCAGCCGTAAATCTCGGACGTGATCTGCGTCAAATTTGCGTTGACTTGATTCGGAAAGAATTGCGGAGATCTGTTCGTCACTCTTGCCTTTAGCGTGTAACCGACTTGCTTTGGCAGCTAGGCTCGTGACTCTGTGATCAACCGTGAAGACACCCAGGAATCTGGCTGCCTCGCGAAAAATGTCCTGCCGTACGACCCGGGCCACATATGACTTAATCGTGGTGCCGCAGGTAGGATCATAAGTTTTAATCGCTCTTAGTACAGCAACATCGCCAATTTGACACAGGTCCGCAAACTCAATGCTGGCAGAAGAATAGAAGGCTGAACGAGCAATACTTTCAACCAGACCGTGATACTGACTCAGGATTTCATATACCTCAGTGTCGGAAATATCAGTCATCATTACCGACCCCTCCGGTCCATGATCTTGATAGCACCCGCACCCGGAGCGACCCTGATAACATCCTGATAGTATTCTTCACCGTCTTCAAAGCAGCGTTCGTCGTCCATCACACCTAAAGTGTTGATAAGACGACCTTTAAGGCCGCCGTCTTCTTGGCATTGAGCCACATAATTTGCAAAGGAGCCTAGCACCATGACGCGACGATACAGTGTCCGCGTGTTGGTCTGATTGCCCCGCCTAATTGGAATATTGAGAGCGAGCGTGAAAGTGGCTTTGCCGACACGTCCTTCTTCGTCCACGTTCTCTAACATGGCATCAGACGTAGCCCGACCAAGCAACTGCACTTGTGCATAATCGTACATTTGAGTCTAATCGTTAAGATCTTTTTGTAGTTTTCTTTTTGCGTCGTGTAACTTTTGGCTTTCGGAACCATACTTGGGGCACAGAAAATGGGTACAGGGGCTCCCAACCCTTAGCTGCACGTTCGTTGATAATTTCGCGTAGAACCATATTGAGAGCGTCAATGTTGCCCATACCTAATTCCATAGCCGCCTGCTGTTCTTCGCTGAGTTGCAGGGTTTCGTAGTCGTATTCGTACTTCATCTTAGTCTTTCAATCTGGTTAGCAATCAAAGAGCCACGATCATCCATCTTGCCTCTAATCTTAATCACATTGCCTTCTTCGAGTAGTCTTTTAGCTCTGTCAAAAGTTTGTGGAAACACCACAATATTGTCCATGACATAGGTTTGGTCGCGAGCAGTCACAAAAGCCATCGGATCGCCCTTCTTAGTGATGATCTCTCGCACCCCATCAATGCAGACGGCAATCTCAAATCCTAGATCAGCATAGCCATCACGCACTAGATCAATACATGAGTCCTGTGCCTTATAAATGTCAGCTTCGCTACCACTGAGAGCGATACCTAGGTAGTGCTGTTCCCACGCAATTCTCTGTGCTTTTGTATCAAAGAGTTCGCGTCCGTCATAATCAGATAGTAGCTCACGTAGCTTTGGACGACGGCGAGCATTAGGAATCTTAACGTCGTAAGTCTCTTTAACCTTCAGCGACTTGTCTTCGTCCGCAAGAGCACGCACAATACGTACCCAATCTTTGTTCTCGGTTTGATACTCCATAAGACCAGCCACGGTCTCAACCTCTTTGTCAGTTAGGCCATCCAACAGACGGAAACGACTCTGACTTTCAACACGATGTTCTTCAATGTCGTCAAATGCACCACTACGAATCAATGCGGTCATTACTCCAGTATTAACCTTACTCTTCTTCGTCTTCCACTTCCAAAGAATCTCATCAAACGTATTACAATCACGCCCCAAACGCACAAGATCAGTAATCGCTGCTGCACCAACCCCTTTGAGGGCCGTAAGTCCGAAAGCAATGTGTGTATCATCTACAACAGCAAAGTCCTTATTACCAAGAGACACGCGAGGGGGCACTACTTCAATGTCGAACAGCTTGGCGTCATACGACAGAGCAGAGAGTTGACCAAATTTATCTGTGTGGCTCTCTGCGTGACGAAGCTTCGCACACAGGAATTCAACAGTATGATTTGCCTTCAAATACGCTGTCTCATAGGCCAACAAAGCATAACCAACGCCGTGAGATTTGTTGAAACCATAGCCAGCGAACTTCTCAATGTAACCCCAAAGATCATCAGCGGTCACTGTATCAATGCCATTGTCGCTACATCCGTCAATGAAGACCTCTTTCCACTTCTTCATTTCTTCGGGCTTCTTCTTGCCCATAGCTTTACGCACCATATCGGCATCAACCGAATTCATACCAGCAAGCTGTTGACAGATATAGATGACCTGTTCCTGGTACAATAGAGCAGAATATGTTGGCCCCATGATGGGCTCTAGCATAGGATGAATGTACGAAGGATCTTCTCCCTTGTTCTTAACACTACGATAAGCCGTGTGCATGTTTGATTCCATCGGACCTGGACGAATCAATGATACAAGGTCACTCAGTTCTTCAATCGACTGAGGCTTAAGGTTCTTACTCCACGTACGACCAAGTTGTTTCTCGATCTGGAAAATACCAATAGTGAATCCACGACCAAGCATGTCCCAGGTCTTAGTGTCATCTAGGGGCATTGCTTCTCGCGAAAGCTCGACATCATGACGCTCCTGAACCAAGTCCATAGTGACCTGAATGTCGTCCAGCGTGGTAAGACCTAGGATATCGAGCTTGAGCAAGCTCAATGAATCTACGGTGCCCATGTCCCAGCCAAACAAAGGGCTGCCGTCTTTCGAGCGTGCCAAAGGATATGGACTGTCTTCAAAAGGCATGTCGGCAATCACAACGGCGGCCGGGTGAATCCCTGTGGTCTTGTAGCAGCCCTCAAGTGCTAGAGCAACCTTGAACCAAGGCGTGTATTTGTCATAATACTCCTTGAGTTCCGGTACAGCATCGATAGCTTCCTGTAGAGAGATGGCAACGTGATCATCGTTCTTGGCCGGGATGAGTGCCGTGATTTTGTTAGCTTCATCGAACGGCATATCATATACTTTGAAGACCTCTTTGAGAATGGCCTTAGCCTGCATGCCGCCGAGCGTTACAAGCTGAGCAACGTTACCGGCTCCAAAACGATCTCGGACATACTCAAGCACCTTCTGTCGCTGTGAGCGGGGAAGGTCAGTATCAATGTCAGGCAAGCCTCCACGACCCTTGTTGAGAAACCTCTCCCAAATGAGATCATATTCAAGAGGATCAATTTCGGTAATGCCAAGACAATAACTGACAAGACTGCCACCCGCACTACCACGTCCGCGACCAACCAAAATATCTTGTTCGCGAACCCAGGACATAACGTCATGAACAATGAGGAAGTAGTCCGCGAAACCCATTTCTTCAATGTCAGTAAGCTCCCGCTCAAGTCGCTCAGCATAACCCTCTTTATCATTTGGTACATTTCTATCAACGCTTAAGTCTTCGAGTCCTTTTGCAGCAAGGACGCGAAGGTGTTGCATTGACGTTCTGCCCTCGGGCACGAAAGCGTACTTGGGCAAACGTCGCTTCTTAAGGTCGATGGTTACGTTGCAGCGATTCGCAATCTCAAGAGTCGTGTCAAGCTCGTCCTGAGTCAAATCGCAGTCTTCTAATTCCTCGCGACTCTTGAGGTAGTATTCCTCGGGTTCGAAATTCGTATATGTGGCACGACTATATTTATTGGCACTCATTGCCAACAAGGTTTTGTGTGCTTCGGCATCATGCTGTTCAACATAATGAACATTATTAGTCGCTACGGTACGAAGGCCGTACTTCGTTGCAATGCCTCGCAGTCGCGTATTGATTTCTGTCTGCTCAGGAATGCTGGTGTCCTGTACCTCCAAAAACAAATGATCAGTATCAAAGATCTGCAAAAAGCGTCTCACGAGACCCTCAGCCTTGAAGCGAGCCGCTGGAGTCATCACTTCACCAGACTCGTCTACTTTGTCATATAGGTGCGAAGAAATGACACCATCGAGACTGCCGCCACTCAAACAAATGACCCCCTCACTGTACTGCTCTAGGAGCCCGAAATCAACACGGGGGTTGTAGAAGAAGTATTCTGGGGTGTTGGCCATTGATAGAAGACGCATGATGTTCTTCCATCCAATTTCATTTTCAGCCAACAGGGTGATATGTGAAACCTGACGTACCTTTTGAATCCTAAGTTGCTCCGCGTCTTCACAGAAGTAAAGGTCTACCCCTAAGATGGGCTTTACGCCTGCCGCGTCCGCAGCACTATAGAAATTCATCGCTTCGAATGCGTTAGAATAGTCCGTAAGTGCTACGGCTGGCTGCCCTAGCTCTTTAGCTTTGGCTACCAGCTTCTTAATGTCAGCAGAGCCATACAGCATGGACGCCTTAGAGTGTACATTCAGGTGCGTGAAGGTCATTTGAGTCTTTCGGGATTGACTTCGTTTTTGGAGCGACGATCGTAACTACGTTTGGTAGCTTTGGTGATACGCTTGCCAGGGTGTTTTTCTTCGGACATATTACGCTTTCTCATTCGCTTCAAACGTTCACGGTTAGCCGTCTCTGACTTAGTGCCGTGATAGTAACCATCTTTATCATAGTTACCTGAACGTACAGGTTCCGCTCCAGCTTTATCCCAGAGGTCACCAACGCGAGTCTTGGTTTTAATCCCCGCTCCTCCGGGGTATTCTAGCGTAAAGTTATCTATCGGCTTGAGTTTGCAATCACAACGACGACCGTTCTCCTTTACATGATGACACGAAATGTCTTTTTTGTCAACCAGTTCTTCGAGTTCTTCAATCAAACCCTCAATATTGAAGAAAGATTCTCTGCTATAGCCAAAGGTAACATTTAACATGCCGTTCGTAAATGCACGCACACATGTAACGTGCCCGTGCCGACACTTGTAAGTTTTAGGCGTAAAGGTCGTCTCGCCCTCATAGATGAAGATGGCTTGATTGCCCTCTTCGTCATTACGACATGTGGGACAAACAGCCTTAAGGTTTGCAATCTTCTTATCGAGACCCTGCTCCTGACGTAACGTCATTGCGAGATCGGTCATGTGTCCCTTGTTCCAACAGCAAACTACAACCTTATGTTGTGCCATCACTCACCATCCTTCTGATCCCATACGTGATCAATCAGCCCCCACTCTTGAGCTTGATAGGCGTCAAAGAACTTATCTCCAACACGCTCACATTGTTGACGCCAGAAATCGGCAGACTTATTAGTGTGTGCCTCCATCAACTCATACCATCTATCGCCCATGGCATTGTAATGTTTGATTTCTTCAGCCAGTTCGTCAACTCGCATATCGTCGTCCACGCCCGCAAGAGATTGATGAACCATGAACCATGTATTCGGCGTAGCATATCGATGGCCAACCTCTCCACGAGCAACCAGTAGGGGTGCCGCACTCATACATTTACCAATGGCTGTAGTATGAATGGGCGAATCCAAAGTACCAATCACATCATACAGGGCCCACATTTCATATTCACTACCGCCAAAGGAACCAACCAATAATTCAATAGGGGGAATGTTACCACTCTCGCGTTGTTTGGCAGTAACGTCTGCCTCCATTAAATATAGGCCCTTGATCACATAACCAATACTGTCCTCATCAACGTGATCCATCAAAATGACACGACGATTACGAACGTCAACTCCGTACTGGAAATACGCTTCGACCCAATCTTTACTAATTCTAGCCATTAGTTTGAAAACTCCCTTTCCACTTATCCGCACACACTTCCGGATCACAGAGAGAACGACACTTCCACGCCCAACGTTCCGTGAAATCGTTGTTGCTCCTAACAATACGATTAATCCAGTCAGTAGACTCGATCTCATGGATCTTATCCCTGACATATTTTTCTGTTTCAAGATCTTCTTCTGCCGAAAACGCCACTGTAATGGGCGACTTCGTGAAGTAGTCAAACGTCAACACAACGTTTTTGTAATTGTAACCAATACCATTGATGTCATCAATGAACTCTCGTCTACTAGCTAACGAGTACATTCTAACCTGAATGTCCTCACGGCACTGGTCGTAGTCTTGGGTCCATGTACCCGTCTTATAGTCAACGACATGAACGGTATCAGGGCTCTCTTCAAACACAAGGTCCATATAACCAATCATCGGCACGTCTGTACCGGGGACCTTGTTACGAAAACCATACTCATACCCCACGGGTACGCCCTTTGGATCACGTAGCGTCTTTTCCCAGATCTCCTTGTAACGATCAATTGTTCTCTCAACCATTGAGATAGAACCATCGAACAAATCACGGGGACAACCGGGTAGATTATTCAAGGACTCTCGCGAAATACCACAGATGCCTTCGTCTACCTTTACATATGGACAATTATCACAGTACGGCTTTTTGTCAGCGTAGTCTTTGGTCTTCGCCCAAACAAGTGGCGTCTCCATGACTTCTGGTTTCTGATAACGATCCAGAGTTTCAAGCGAGCCTCCATAGCCACGATACAGTCTACCAATAGGATCGGTATCGTTCCCATTTGAGTAGTTCTCTAGAATGTCGTGAACAAGAGAACCGTGTGCTGCACCCCAATTTGATTTCAGTGTAACGTCTGGACAACAGTACGTTAACCAATATTTGAATTTGCACATATCAAATGTCTTGATACGGCTAGGCGAAATAGATTTCAGTTTTAACATGATATACCTCTAAAGATTTGTTGTAATTGTTCTACTTCTAGGTCGCCACAATCTTTGTCCTCGGGAAGAATGACACGATGCAAATTCAAGAGATCACCAACAATACGCTCTAGACGTTTCCAGCCCTCTTCACCGGGACTTTTGTTGTCTTTGTATTTTTCGGGATCATCATTGTCATAGGCAACGTATAGATCTGTCACACCGTATTTCACTAAGAGGGAACGATGCACAGCACTAAACTTCGTGCCAAGCGTAGCTACCCAATTATGAATACCGGCTTCCTCCAGCTTCATGCCGTCCAGTGGTCCTTCCACCAAGATCAAACGAGTCATCTGTGGTAGAAAACGCTTGGCACGAAATAGATTGTAAAGAATCGAACTAGTGAAAAGGTCGCCACGCTGAGGCCAACGATTATAGTGACGACCATGTACCCATTTGGCATACTTAATGCCACGGTTCTCAAAATACTCTTTGGGATGAACCGTGCGACCACTGTACGCTACAAGGTGACCATCATGATCACGTACAGGAAATACAACACGGTCATTCATATATGTACCAACACGACTCCAGTATCCAATCTCGTATCGACGTAACACTTCAATATCAAAGTTACGATTCAATAAGTAAACTGGATCAGGATTCAAAAACTGTAGGTTATTCTCGGCTAGTGGCTCATGAATATGTAGTGTGCGTTCACGCTGGAAGTTTTCAGGATCGGGGGCAGCCTCATCAAGATTGACCTCTCGCTTCTCAAGCGTCTGAATGATCCAATTGACCGTCTGCGGAAAATTGGTCCCCTTGATACTACTAACTAATCCAAAGATATCGTTCCCACGAGTTTCTTCACAGGCATGAGACCAGCAAACCCATCTACCTAGATCGATACGCCAACTCCACGCCGTATGATTATCGCGATCTCCTCCGTGTTGAGAACATGGACAACACGCCTGGATTAAGCCGTCTCCACGATCATCAAACACTACCCCCATCTGATCTAACAGATAGGTGATATTACGATTTGCATGATTACGAATCGCACGCTTTTTCTCTGGAGTGACTTTAGTCTTCATCGTCGTCATCATTGTTCGTTTGCTGTTGCGGCGGGGCTACACTACCAATGTCTAGTTCTTCAAAATCACCACAGCTTAGATCTGCTTGGAAATTGATGTAGGCATTATTGAGGGCACGACCATAACGTGCAGCAAAAATACGTACAAGGTGTGTGCCGGTTCCATCCTCAGCAAGTTCACGATCAGTTTTGCGTTTAAACAAAGTGATAGAATCGACGTTTTCACTGATTCGTTTAGCACCAGCCACACAGCGTAGGTTGTCATCAATCTCGTTGTTCGTCTGACCAAAAGCCATCATGGGGATATTGTACTTGTTAGCAAAGTCGTGTAGCTCGGCAACATTGAGGCCGTGCTGTTGCCACTCTTGCAAGACTCCTCGTCGCACTTCATCGGTCATCGTAAGCTTGATGTAATCATAGATGATCAGACATTGCGGCACACGAGTTTCACGGTCAGGCTTAACGTGTGTTAGTAGCCAACGTCTCATGTGAGGAATTACATCGGCAACGTTCAGGCCACTGATTGACTGATAGTAAATCGGCATCTTCTGAACGGCCTCACGCACCCTCGGATCCCTGAGTCGTTTGCCGTAGGCAATAATCTCATCTCTCTGCGAAGGATCAGTGACGCCCTGTTCAATAAGCTGAGCCTCGGTCATGTTCCAAAAGCCCGTCTCGATATACTCAGATGGAACCTTCGTCAACATGGCGGCCTGACGAATCCATTGATCGTGCTTGTTTAGCTCACTGTCGAGATACAGCACCGGCAGCCCTTTACGTGCTGCCGTAATAGCTGCCCGCATACCAAACTGACTCTTGCCCGCTTTGGTAGTCGCAACCAAAAACGTAATCGCTCCGTTACGCACCTGACCAATGCGTTCCTGCCAAAGTGGGTAGCCAAGATCCAAGCCTAGGTGGCCCGGATCGTCTGCCACGCTGTCAATGAAGTCCCAGAAACCCTCCCTCATATCGACAATGGCATGCTCGCCCTTGTCGATCATGTTCACCTTATTGATGATCGACTGCTCCACCTTACCAATCATGATCGACAAGGGGTCGTCGGTGGCAGACAGATAATCGCTCAGGTCTTGGAAGCTTGTCCTATACTGATCTTTGAGTGACTGCCGCTTTACCTCTAGAAAATGAGAGTCTACCTCATGCTCAGCAACCTCCTCAACAAGAAGCTCATCAATCCATTGTCCATTCTTCGTCGCTGACAAGTAGTTCTGATGCCCAAGTGCTCTCGCCTCAGCCACGAGCTTTGCCTTAGAGATCTTCTCTGCTTCCTTATCAATAACGAGAGAACGCATGGCCTCAAACGTCATGCGAGTGGCTGAGTGTTGAAAGTCCTCCTCATCCAGATATTCAACAAACTCAAACAATTTTTGTGGGTGTTTGGCAACCCCCGCAAGGAAGACTTTTTCTGCTGCAATGTTAGCCATGTGATACTTCGATTAGTTTTTGTAGATCTTCGACTGAAATGTTACCACGTACTTCAATTAGTGTTACTTCGTTGAGTTCACACCATGTTCTTTTTCTATTGTCGCGTGCCTTTGATTTTTCAAAGCCCTTTTTGTCGCCATGAAATAGCTTGACAAACTCATCGTGTTGTCTGCCTTGATACTCAAAACCCAAACCATAGTGGGGCATAAAAAAGTCTAACCATAGTCTTTCTTCTGGCAAAGGGAACTCCTCTAAGATCAAAGCGTGAAAACCATAGATACGACGCAAAAGCCGACCCAACATATATTGGCCAGCCGACTTGCATTGCTCTCTGGTACGCATGGGATATCGTTCTGGCAAAATCTCCATACGTACTTCACGATTACTGAGGGTCTTGAACTTCATCTACCAGATCATCAATTGGATCGTGGCCTCCGGGGGTGAATAGTGCTTGAATGTCTTTATCGAGCTTCTCAACTAGAGAAGAATCCATTAGTAGTCGTCGGGCAGCATTGAACTGACTCATGCAGGTCGTGACTAACTCATCTTTCTCCATGATGTATTCGCCAGTCTCCCTGTCAAGCTTTGGCAGATACACTTGCTTGCCACCCTTGCCCCCCATACGAAGTAGGCCAAAGTTACAAGCCTGTGTCACAAGTTCCTGTTCTCTAAAGATACCATTCTTGAAAAGAATCGGAAAGGCCCCTTCGTTACCGTCTGGAGCCACCTTGTTCTTGATAACCTTATAGCGAATCACACTTCCAATGCGTTCCTTATCGAGATCCAAAATCCAGTCTTGTTTGCGAGGCTTGAAAAGCCTAATTCTCTGTGAGGCATAGAACTTGAGAGCACGGCCACCAGGGGTGTCCGTGGGATCTCCGTACATGGTGATCTTGTCGCGGATCTGGTTCACGAAGATAAGAGCTACCCGATTCTCCTCGCAGACGCCAATAAGCTTTCGCATGGCGTCGGACATGAGCTTGGCTAGATTGCCAACCTTCTGCTCGCCAATCTCGCCAGAGAGCACCGCTGCCGGTTGTGCGGCGTCGATTGAATCTAGGATGCCGATGCCGCCCGGAACCATCGCTGCGAACTTCCTCAGGGCCTCGAAAGCTTGCTCGCCGTTAGAGGCATTGACAATCCACAATGGACATTTGCCCTCGCCACCATTCTCCATTTGTTCGATAGCTGCATCAATGTACGGTCTCAGGGTGCGTACCGTGCGTAGCAGCGATAGGTTTAGGTTTTTCTCCATGTTGACATAGAGAACAATCTTGCCCGCCTGGAGGGCTCGACCGGCCGCCTCAAGAGTTAGGGTGGTCTTGCAGGTTCCTTCTTCACCAAAGACTTCTGTGATTCTACCTTCTGGAAATGGAACGGCCAAATCATAGTCCAGATTATATGAGCCACTACGGTTGGGGTCTGGGTCGCCAACCTCCTCGGCTGACATTACCCGTACGCCATCTGTTTCAACCGTTCGCTTGAAAAAGCCGAAGTTAGGTACAACGGGCAACTCATCTTCTACTACCACAGGCTTACGTTTGGCCATGTTCTAACTCCCTCAAAAACGTCAACAGTGTCTTAGGCTTTTTCTCTTTGTACTTAACTCGCTCCAGCCCGGAGGATGCAAGTTCGCGTTGCCAGCCAATATAGAGTCTGGAAACTTGTTCTAGGTCATAGTTATCAAAGAGGCGTCGTGCCACAACCGCCATTCTTGCAAACTGTTTTGGATCAATACGCCGTGGCTTACATTGCCAAATGTAGAATGCAAGCTGCCCGGCTGATAGTCCGTACGGCTCCTTCATTAGTTTTTTGAGAGCAGATACCAGTTTGCCCCACTCTTTAGCGTGCTCGCCACGCCAAGGATAAACGTCTGATCGTACGTCTTGATTGAGCCACATGAACTCTGCCAGTAGGTTGGCAGCGTCATGTTCAATGTCGGGGGTTGTCAACGAAGGATACTTCATGCGGGGGGATCGTTGACAATGACAGCCTTGTCGCCCTTTTTGTATGGCCTGATTTCTTGCCTAGTGGTACCATCTTCATGTACCCAGGTAATCCAAATCTCTAGTCCCTTCAAAATGCCGATGCCATGACACCCCGACTGAATGACACCGCCCTCATGTAGTAGAGCGGTCAGTTGTTTACTGTGCCAGTAGCCGTTAACCTGAGATCGGCCCTCGTTGTCCTTGTAGGGAACCAAGACTACATTACGATTGTATGCCTCAAGTCGCAGGTTTGTCACCTTGAGCTTCTGAGCACGTACGTAGTCTATAAGACGTAACCAAGCAGAACGTTCGTTGGGGGTTGTGTCCTCAAATACAGTCGAACCGTCGGACAGAGAGGCGATCCAACGGCTTGCTGTGTGGTCCTGGCTAGGTTTCGGGACGTGAGGGTGCTTGGAATTAAAAGCTAGGGTCATATGTTCTCCAAAGCCGAAGGTGAAAGATCAGCACGACGGATGGCACACACATGATACGTAGAGCGTCAAGAACGTCAATACAAAAACCCGAGAAGTGACGAAACTTCTCGGGCCTTATGTGTTACCGTGACGGTAGTTTTTACAGGAACTCTAGCTGTACAACATAGCCGAAATTGATCTTGCGACCGGCCGCCGAAGGCGATCCAGCCACGATCATATGGAAGTCGTGAACGGGAACCTCTGTGCTTTGATCGGCAAGACTTAGTGCGGCACCACCACTAGAAACCTCAGACCAAGACGCATCGCCAGCATTGCCATTTGTGTCAGCCAACTGAGCAGCCTGTACAGTGATACCTGTGGCCAAATCACTGATGTCAGGTACACCAGAGGCGGCTGTAAAGTTCACGGCACGGAATGTGGCCTGCTGTGTGATAACGTCTGTGCCATTTGGCTCCGTGAAGCGACATACTAACGTACCAGATTCTTGAGGAATGGTCGCAAGAGTATGGCCCGTCTCTACAAGTGTCACGCCCGAAACTTCAGCGGCAGAAGCTCCAGTGAATTTTACGTTGATCATTTGACCAAGGTCAGTACCAACATGATCAGTACGATGCGTACGATCTTGATATTGACCAACAATCACGGCACTGTTGGGGGCACCGTTTGCTCCAAAGAATCCGAGACGGTTGGGGCTACTGGTCGCACCGGCCTCAAAGTTAAAGATTTCCAGACCAATGGTCGCCATACCGTTCGCATACAAAGTTGCGATGGTATTCCCCATTGCTCCAGAACCAGCCAAAAATCTAATACCAGATACCATTATTTAACTCCTAAGCCAAAAAGCACTTATCCTTTACGAAGGAACTTTTGCTTCGAGACCGACTATGATACACACCAATGTCTGTTAGATAATACACTAATCGATGTCATAGACCACAGCTTCATAAGGGAAGTCGTCTGGAGTATCAGCAGGAGGGATGCTGCCCGGAGTGTGATTCAATCTAATAGACTCATGACACATCCAATAATCAGACTCCTCAGTAATCCGTACTAAGTATAGTCTACTCGAAGGTGTGTCTACTTGTAAAATTCCCCAAACACCGTCGGCCACATGGGTAGAACCAGTAACATCAAAAATAGTATGCCACGCAATATCATTACCGGTCACAAGACCAAAGTGTGTTTCGCCACGAAAAGGTTTAGCAGAATCATGTGTAATATTGCCAAGACCATCACTCGGCGTACCGGCAGGCTCAGTTCTAGTCCATACTCCAATGCCACTTGTAAAACCACCTCCAAAACCAGGATCAAGCATAGGATCACTAACTTCAATACTGCCAGTAATAGTATACAACAATTGACCATTGGCCACATGTCGTCTAGCGGCAATTGGAGCAGCATACCCGGCAACAAAGTTCAGACTTGTGTCAAATCTAACAACATCACTGGTGCTGTATATATATACATCAGAGCCGTCTCTAATTAGTCCACCATTGATACCATCACTAGAAAAAAGAGCGGTAATCACATCTTCGCCCTCTAATGTATACTGTGTAGACTCTTCTGTATGATCAAGGCTGGTTTTATTGTACCTTTGAAAGTGTACGGTTGTAATCACTCTATCGCTGTTGGGTGTCGGAGTACCAATATTGGTCTCAAAGAACTGAGTGCATGTTCTTGCAATACGAACCCAGTCACTACCAAGATCAACTAATCCAAGGTGTGCATTAAAGGTGGCTCCACCAGGACCAGTGGTACCACTAGTAGATACACCAAGCTCTGCTGGACGATACCATACCGCTTCACCGTTATGGGGCGAAACAATATAGAGTCCGCGTGTATCTAATGATCCACTTCCATCTGAATCATTAGGGGTCGTAACCCAAAAACAATCATCCATGACATGAAGGCCAGTTGAATCTGAAGCAACACGTTGTAGGCCGCCATCGCTAGTGACGGTCAGTTCTCGTCCATGAATAAAGTTAGAATTATTGACATATAGCTCGCTGGTATTGACAACTTTACGCACAAGTCCCTGCGGCCAAATACTTACGAAGCCAGATGGAATGGCCGTATGCGGCACATCCGCCTTTTGATTGTGCGTCAAAACCCTATATAGCCCACTACTTTGAGCAGTAGGTGTACGATAACAACGAGCACTTGGATCATTTTTACCGGCACCATCACGTACGGCACGTAACCCCTGCGTGTGCCCCGTATAGTCACTTGTGAAACCCACTGTAGCTTCAATGTTACTATCGTTACCAATCACCAGCTCAATAGTCGTACCATCAACTAGAGCATAGCCATCAATCTCAACTAGACCAGAATTGATGGCACTCACATTCACGTTCTCTAAGAAGTCTGTTCCAGTAACGTCGTCATAACGTGAAACTTCTACAGAAGGCAGGGCCCCCGCCGTTGTTTGTACCAATGGATAGATAGGGCCAAAACTAAAGCGTTGAGTGCTACTGACTGGCGAAGAGAATTGACGCTCTCTTGGAAATGGGAAAGGATTGAAAACAACCTCGCCGCAATCAATGTCAAAGATAACTCCAGAGCCGCCAAGCCAATGGGTATCGGTCGTTCTAATGAATTCGCCACCAGTAACATCTTCTAGTGCCGGATGTAAAAAGTTAGGCCCCGTGAGACTAAAAAGAGGAATAGAAGGATTTGTCTCGACAACAATCCGTGAGCCGCTTGGACTCTCTGGATACGCCGTACTTAACCATGCTTCCCGAAAATCAGCAGTACCATAAACTGTGTCATCAGTATAGAAATCAAATAGGAACGTATTGAGTTGTCTACGTAGCCTTTCAATGTTATCGATAGACTCAAGTGACGCACGGCCTCCAACAAGGCCAGCTAGGGTATCGCCATTTGCTTTTGGCTCAAAGCTAGATGGTGTAATGTCGGGATGGTTATAGAGATTATACTGAAGTAGATTAAGTTGATCTGGAAAATTCCACTTACGTAGTTCGGCATTGTATACGAACATAGCCTGTTCGATAGTCAAACCAGACATCGCAACGTTGGGAGTATCAACTCCGGGCCACGCACCTGCCGGGGCACGAATAGGTAGAGGAGTATCGAACTCATAAGGCATCTGCCCAGAGGCCACAGCCATTATCCGAATCTCCTCTTAGCCGGTCTTACGATTTCAACAAAGTTGACGGGGCCAGTTCGTCCAAAGCCGCCACTTGGAGTTGTCATAGGTGTAGTTAAGAAACCACGGTCACCAGAAGCGGCCAACTCAGGGAAAGGAATAGGAACACAATTGAAAAATTGAGTACCAGAAGAAACAGAAAGGTTTCCGTCTGTACTAAGGCCCAATGTGCGACAGGTTGCACGAGCAGTAGACTCTCCAACATCAACAGTAACGGCAATGATCTCCACGGGCGTTACACCCGCCGATTCTTGTGCCGTGCCATTAAGGAAAATAGTACCATTACTAGCACCCGGCGACACGGGGGCATCGCCCTGTACGGCCAGTGTGGTCTTCTCGCCAACCTCAACGGTGCCATTCAATACTTCCGTACCAAAGATGGCACGCTCTGCACCGAGGGTAGAAAGGGCAGTAGGGTCAACAATGGTCACATCGTACTTTGTAGGATCGCTAGCATTGACTTGCTCAACCATAACAATCGTTCCATTACCAAATGGACGACCCTGAGTAAAGTAACGGAGTACCGTATTGCCAGTAGGCAACTCAAATTCATCCGTATGATACATCGCTTCATCACTAATGTTCAAGAAGCCATCAATACAAATAGCACCTTCAACAAAGTCAATATTAGTAGATCCACCGGCAGCAGGCGGCTTAGAATATAGATGCTGATCAATACCCCTATAGCGTTCATCTTTTTCTGTACCAGCAGTATCAGAAAGAGTGAAAACGTTATTGGCCTCAGTGATAGTAACACGTACGGCACGTTGCTCACGATCAAAGAACACAGGAGGAATAAAAGGGTCACCCGGAAGAATAGGATCGCTAGGGGGACCAGGGTTCGGATCCAGTAGAGCTAGATCAGAAAAGTCAATGGGGTTGATGATGCCATTCAATACGGCACGCACACGTTCGCCCAATGGAGCTTCGCGACCAAACTTCGGGAAGTAAGATTGAATCTTATATCTCGTCAAGAACCCCTGAACACCAAAAGTGATATTGACCTCACTCACACCATGACTAATTTCGCCATAGAGACCAGAGGATCCAACGCCTTGTTCAGCGAAAGCATCGAAGGACAGTAGTGGCAACCCAACCTGATTCAAGTCGGCGTATCGCGAAGAACTCTTAGGAACAATCTTACCTTCCGCACGACGTACGGCACGATTGGTCATAATCGTTAATGAAGTTTCGTTGCCAGCGGGCGAGAAGGCCCACGGAACAAACTGATCGTCAAGCTGTACGTCTTCGTCACGCTCGTAGTGCAAATCACCTAGGAACCACTGACTAGGATACGATTGTCCATAACGATTACGGGCCTGTACAGGAATCGCTACACCGGACAACGAATCATAGACATTCAAAACAATGGCCGGATTGATAATATCCCGTAGACCAGAACTATTCAGTTTAGTATTGGTCGTAACCAACGTTGCAAGAGACGAGATTGTTGTGTCTGTAACAAGGCCACCAGACGGACCAGCATTAATCGGTAGCTGACACCAAATTGTGCCTTCAGGATAGTCTTCAAAAGAATATAATGCATCACTCCGAGGGTTGATAACACGGTTACCAACAATCGTCAAGTCTACAGGAATATAGTGGCTGCCGTCGCCATTAGGGTTGAATGGTGGTGCGTCTTCGGTCCAGTTGCCGAAGCTAGCCGGGTTGCTGTCGCCTTGTGGACCGTAGATGGTAGAGGCTGGTAGACGACAGTGTGCCCGAACGCGAAAGTCGTCCGATACAAAGGGACTGACGGGGCCAAGGTCCCTATTGATCTCATAGTCTTCAACAAAGATACCGCTGCCCGAGCCGTTGGTTACTGTGCCCGATGCAGAGAGCGAGAATCCTTCTACTTGGTTCTCTACGTTGGCCCACGCTGAATCTACAACTCTATAAAGGCCCTCGTTCGTATCAAAGAGTAGTCCCTCTAGTACGTAAGAACGACCATAGTGTCTTGCTGCATGATCACGAATGCGGCCATAGAAGTTGAGTACCCAGTTTTGATCTGCGTCACGACGGTTGTCAATAAAACGTAGTCCAGATTCGGCGGCACCTGTCGCTAGACCGGCCAGAGGCATCACTGGATCCATACGACTTTGGAATGCGGGGTGCTGTGCCGCGATAGAACCCTCGTCCGCAGTAAAGCCATATCCCGGCGGGCTATTAGTGGTAGCAACACTTTGATAGATCTTATAGTATGCCCACTGTTCGATACCGGCAAGAGCTAACTGTAATTCTTTCTCTTGTGGAATGTACGTACGATAGAAGCCTCCAGCGTCAAAGAAGCCGACAGTAAGTCTCGGCCATGCTGGCTGAAAAACGACCTGAGTTTGATCAGTATTCACGTCAACAAGACCGTCTAGTGACTGAGTGTCTAGACCATCAATAGGACTCAATAGATGTGAATTGATGAACCCCTCTTGGTGGCCACCCAAAACACGGAAACGAGTTGGGTCGGGCACCACGTCCTTACCGAAGCCCATCTGTGTGGTTTCGTTGAGACCACTAGCACTACCGAACTGCGACACAAGATCGAGGATATCCTGTTCATTCAGATCAAACGCAACCTTCTTATTGATTAAGTTGACACGCTGGGCGTCCATACTCCAGTACCAATCGTATCCTGTGTCCAATAGAACCCGAGAAAGCACCTCGTCTAACTGAGTCAAATTGAACTGGAAACGGATGGCCTCAATGGTTCCCCCAATGTTCTTTTCAAGCTGTTCAACAGTTGGCAAGTCTGTTACGGGGACCGCACACTTACCTTCATTGAAGTGTAGGTCAATGGCTTCAAGAATCTGGCTATAGGTACCACCAAACTGCAAGATGCGACGGTACTCCTTGATGTTTGGATCGTTAGGATCTCCATTCACGTCTTCTAGGCCGTTCGTAACACGATAGCCACGGGCCACAGAAATGACACCACTAGGAGCGTCTTCGCCCAGGTCTTCGGTGTGAATCTTTACCTTTCGCAGAAGACGTTTGTCGTCTTCTACGGTAACGCTTATAACGGTGCCTCCAGCACTTGTCGTATAGTCAGAGTGTACAACTTTACCACGGAAGAAAAAGTCGCCCACGAAAAGCTCAAGACGATGACCAATGTCGGGCAATTGACCAGACGCACCATGGAACGCACATGGATCTCCACATGGGATCCATTCGGTTTGAAAGGAGTGTGGAGTTAGATTGAAACCAAATGTTGCATTCACGGATGACAAGAATGCACAGAGCTGAGACCCTGGTTCGTTAGCTGCAAATTGACCCGATGGCCATTCAATGCCATTAAGGGGTACGCCTACCCCACTAACAACAATGCCATCTGAAACAATGATATTCATTACGCTCCTCCACGTTCAAGGAGGTCATTACCGGCTTCCAAGCTATCACACCAAATGACGCCTCGTGAATCACGCACGCACCAGATTGGCTTATATGTGCCCGGTTGTGTATAGTTGTGGGTCGGATTGAATGAGATGGTGGACTGACCATCATCAAAACTAAGTAGTTGAGTAGACAGGCTAACTCCAGGCGGCAAAATATCTACGACAGTTGAGAAATCAACAATCAATCCGGCGTCACCAGAACGGGGCACACCAGACAAACTAACGATCACGGGATCAATGCCAGAGGCAGCATGTACAATACGAGTTGCAGAGTTGTGCATGCCATCAGAGTCGATCGCTTCAAACTTAGCGATATAGAAACCACTGGCCGCATACATATGCTGAACCGGATAACAGCCAGCACCACTCTCAGAGGGGGCTACCGAAGGAGTAAGATCACCAAAGGTCCAGCGGGTTGTATCAATAGTCTTGCCCTGTTGACCAGAGGCTTTACCAATGAAGTATTGATTGAACGGTGGCATCAGGCCACTAACAGTAACCTCTGGAATAATGATATCTACTAGAGGAGGAATTTCATTCTGGAAAATGATCACCTTGGCATCGAAATCAGAAGAGACGGTCTTCGCGATTTCAAGCTGGGCATCAAAGTCTTTGGAGGCCAAAACCTCAACAGTAAATCCGGCATCAAACTCGAAGTTGCCCTGTAGGCCACCAAGCATGAAACCACCAATAGAGCCACTACCAACGTCGGCACCGGTCATGAAGCCGCCGAAGGTGCCACTTGCAGCCTCGGCAGCAAGTACCATACCACCAAAGAAACCAGATCCAACTTCTTGACCGTGGATATATCCAGCCACCATACCAGAGCCAACATCAACGCCCCTAATGTAACCAGCCATCACGCCAGATACAGTATCAAGACCCTGAATGAAGCCACCAATAGTACCATCGCCAAACACAACACCAGAAATGAAGCCACCAAGGTATCCACTACCAAGTTGACCACCCGGCATATAGCCACCAAAATGTCCAGAACCAGTGTTCAGACCATGAGTGAAACCACCAGTCAAACCAGAGCCGGTATCCTGACCGTGAATGAAACCACCAATATGACCACTGGTTGCTGTACCAACAGCATTATCAATGCCGTTATGAGCAATGTATCGTACTTCCGCCTCAGTGAGTGCGTCACTGAAGTAGAAGAAGTCTGTCATCACAGAGTCATCATTACGTGGGTTTGTACTAGCCCATTGCCAAACTGCGGTCGGTGGACTCAAGAACGTGATCATTCTAGCTGCCGGGTCTGTCGGCAATTGCAGAGCACCTTTGGTTCTTTGTTGATCGACAAGCTCACCATTTAGGAAGCATCGTACAACACCAGCGGTAGCATCATAGGTCCAAGCAACATGAGCCCAAGAGTCTTTTGAGGGCAATTCAAAGTTGCCTCTCTTGTAGGTCTCAAAATCATTGCCGTCTGTGAGCTGTGAAACTTTATTGACGCGATAAACTCCACATGTGGTTTGACCAGCATTATCAGCGGCAGCAATAGAGAAATTGTCAACTCGCATATGACCATCATGCGACAAAATCAACTTCAAGCTATTCTGATTGTCAAATGATACTAGCCAACTACGGTTATCGTCCGTGCCAGAATCATTAGATGCGGTCGGTGCAACACCATAACAAGCAAGAGTATGATACTGAGAACCCGGCGTGTTTCTATTGGCGAACCAAAAGCCAATCGAAAAGTCTGTATTCGGAGTATCAAAATCAGTACCAGAAGTAGCAAACGGTGCAACGTTACCGGTCAACGACTGGTTCAACCAAGTGATACCACTAGCCTGCACCATAAGGTCAGAGCCCGCCAAAGGACCGGGAATATACTTCAATTGATGCGTAGCACCAACCTCGTCACCAGCTACAGTATTACGAACAAGCTCATCACCAATGACACGAAGGTTATTCAGGTTAAAGCTACGGTCCAGTTCGCCAGATGTGCCCCCCGCGAATCTATAGTACCCCTTAAGATCACTATCGAAGACCGTAACTTGTGTTGTTACTGGTTGATTCGAAAAGCCAGTTACGGTCTTCGATGCATTGATGCCGTTAGTGGCCAGAGCCGAAATTTCTTCTGGTCTAAAGCTACCATGCATGACAAAGATGTCGCGTAAGTGAATATCACCTAGGCCAGTGTCGTTGGTGACACTAGTAGTAAATGTGCGATCCTTAGATGTCCCACCGAAAGAAAGCCACCAGTCGTCTGTCGCTGATCCTCCAGGGGTCTGATCGGACCACGCAAGAGCGGACGCTGCGGTTAACGTATTAGAATCAACGAGCGTTCCGTCAACATAGAGATCAAACTGTACTTCGCCAGCACCACCAGCTTCGACACTGTATGGATTCTTGAACCACGAATGGAACATGATGTCATGCGATAGTCCGGGGGTAACCTCACCAGACACCAATGGCTTAATAGTAGTAGACGAATTCTGACCAACGAATACCAGGCGGGTCTTACCTTCTTCTAGACCATCAAATGTCGTCAAGAAAGAACGTAGTCGTCCTTCGCCGGTACTAATGGTTTCTCCACCGTTGCCATAGCTAGATACTACAGAGTTGAACTCAAGTGCCTGATCGGCCGTAAGATCTGGTCTCACGGACGGAATGGTCCCGCTTGGTGTCAGATCATATCCCATAATGTACTGACCAAGAACATTTTGTGGGAACTGGTCACGGTCTTCAAACACTGGCTTGAAACGCCAAGCGGTGTTACCCGTACTTGAAAAACGACCATCATTATTTGTTAGAGAATATGAACCACGGCTGCCGCCATGTACCATCCAAACTCCCGAACTAATGCCGGCGTCAACCTTGTTCAAACGACCAAAGAGATCGTGACCGTCGCTTGTAAATGGCCCCTGGAATTGAGCACTAGCATAGAAGGCATCCCACTTGTAGCTAGAGTCTGCCCGAGTTAGTGGTGCGGCAATATCACTCCAAACGGAAGCATGATCGGGTGCTACAAAATCACCGTCCACAAGAGCACATGGCCAATAGCCACAAAGTCTAGGATCATGAACTGTGCCACTTAGGGCTCCAAGCTGCACGCCACTGGTTGCAAGATAAGAAATCTCCAAGGGCTCCAATGGCCTACCAGCAACAAAGAAATCGTTGCCAGCAACACGCAGGGGCACAGACGAGAATGTGTCAGGGGTCGTGCTAGTGGTTGCACCCAAGAACGTCAATGGGTATCCACTACCGGCCAGATTCGTGATTGCATTACCAAGCGAATGATCTAGTGTGCCACTATTCGACAAGGCACCATTGAGATATAGTGCAATGCCTTTTGTTTGGTCGTCGTAAACGACGGCATAATGACTCCATACAGCATTCCACAGGTCGGCTTCAGCTTCAGTAAAAGTGACAACAGTAGATGGCTCATTCAGTGGATATACACTGAGACGTACGCTGGGACCAGTAGTGGTACTCAGTTTCAAACCACGGTTAAAGTCACCGGCAAGACCACCAATAGAAAACATCAGGTTTTGATCGGTTGTAACCTGCATACGTGGACAAAAACGACCAGCAATCGTAAAGCTACGAGCGTCGGCCAACCCCTGCATGAGACCACTACCAGCAATTGCAGCAAGGCCACCAAGACCAGCAGAATAGATCGCACCAGCATTGTTGGGTCCGGCAACAGTCGTATACTGAGCACTAGTGTCACCTTCATCACTATCAGCGATCAAAGGATTGTGCTGTCTGCTCGCATCAGGGTAACCAACAGAGTGACATGGATAATATCCTAGAATATTATCGTCACTGATATCAACAATGGTGCCCGACGGTGGAGTGCCTTCATATGGCTGTAGACCGCCACCACCATGTAGTTCTTCTACGTTAGCAGCGGATAGAATACTGTTGAAAGCGTATACACCTGAAACAATTTGGCCCCAGCCAGTCACTTTTTGAATGACGTTGGCTTGTGCCGTGTTCGCACTAATAGAACCACCAAGAGTAAGAACGCTATTCTCAAAGTCACTAATCGCACTGTCGTTCGTTAGACGGGCGTTTGTGGTATCAGTGCCTACAAGCGTACCGTCCTTATAGAGTGAGACAATATGAGATAGTGTGCCAATATACTCGTACGTGACAGTAATGTGCGTAAACTTACCAGACTCAATAGGAGCACTAACAAACGCTTCTGTGGTTGCTGTTGTGGGATTATTAGTGAACGTTGAGCTATCTCTGGTGTGTACGTAGGCACGCAATTGGTGTGGGCCACCGAACTCGCCGTGTCCGTTCTGAGAGCCACCTTCCGGTTCGCCAGAAACACCAATCCAGAATCCTTCTTTTGTTGTAGACTCCGATGACTGAGATAGTAGTGCGTGCTGAAAAATCAGATCTACAAGACCATTGTTGCCGTTGTACCCATCGCCGCCAGCTTCAAAGTCGGCAGCTCTGCCGCTTGTGGCAGGGTGTACCCAAAAGCCAATAGTCCAGCCTTCATTGGCTACACTGGCGTTATAGATCGCGTCTCGTGCAACGTCTCCACCACGACCAAAAATCAAGCACTTCTCATGCGAGTTATTAGTTTCCGCATCATAACTACCAAGAGCACGATAACCAAACCTGACGCCAGATGTACTCTGGTCCTGATCTGTGCCCGGCCAAGATGAACGGTGTGGCGTGTCTGGAGATGAACCGCCGCCATCTGTTACGTGTACGTGAAGATTATATGTAACGGCATTCGGCTTACCGGCAAACGCAGGAGCATAGTTGTGGAACATCATTGCTCCACTGGGCTCATTAAGGGGCCAGAAGCCCACTAAATTAGCGTTATTGATAAAAGTCATGAGAGAATGACCTTATGTTCTCCAGTAAACGGCGACACACGATAACGCTTGATGACATTGCCGCCACCATCAACGATATCTAGATTCACAAATAGATAGTGTGCGTCCTTGATGGGGGACTTACTGATAAACCACCCGGGTCGTTTACCTTCCATGTCAAGACAGTAATGCTCAGTCACATAACAATGACGGTCTGCCTCATCCCACTCTTCGGGAGACATGATGCCTACATCTTCGAAGTGTGTTTCTTCTGATCGGAAGGCTCGAAAATGGGCACGGGGCGGTAGGGCCGGTAACTTCAATACCAGACCTTCATAGACGACCACCTCGTTGATCGCTGTGCCACCCAAGCGGAACTCTTCATCGTTCCGTTTATCACATGCGATTCTGACGGTTTTTGCGAAGTGCGTCGTAACCGTTAGAAGGCCAAAATTGCCTTCATATTCAAAAGATACCGAAACCACCGAGGGCCTCCAATTGTTCTTGGTTGTAAAACTCGTCGGGTTGTTTCGGACCTTTTGATGCGTTACATGAAACACACAACAGTACGGCATTATCATGTGCAAGTGCATGACCACCAGAAAGAGGGCGGTGGTGATCAATCGACAACTTATCGATAGTATCACAAATGAAACACTTATAATCAAAGCGTTCATAGACAGCGGCTACATCTTCCTTAGAAAATGAGGCGTCTAAAGCAAGCTTAAGTTCGCGACGACGATGGTATGCCGCCCATTCGGCCAAGCGTCCATGTGGTGTCTTTTTATAGCGTTGATTAGCACGACGATGAGATTTTTTTCTAACGTCTGTGCCTGTACGCTTACGATCAGATGCCTTGGCTACCTTCTGACCACGCTCTGTTTTCTGGTAGCGACGGACTACTGGCGTATGACACGCTTTACAGTCAGAGCGATGCCCGTCAGGACGGCGGCAGTCCCTATAGAACTCCGCTAGATCTTTTTCAAGACCACACTTGCTACAAACTTTATTCATCCTTACTCCGAAGACTAAGCCAAAACTACGCCTCGTCCTAAAATACACTAACAGCCTACTGCTCATATGAGCAGTAGGCTGATATCGGTCCTTAGTCTATGATGTTATCGAGACATAAACAACTGATCGATAGTTTGACCATCATCATTCATGACAAAAATAGACACCTTATGCTCTTTGGTTTCCTCAGGAGTGATTCTCAATCCCCAATGTTTATCCATCTTATAGTCCCAGAACTCTAGGACAAAATCATCATTTTCTTTATAGCTCTTGTAATGTTGACACTCATATAAGTTAGTGGTGTCACCTTGAATAGTTTTTACAAACATATCTTTCTCCTATCTATCTTCTAAAAAAGGATCACCGCCTACAACAGACAGTGACCCTATTCAACATCAAAAACGACTAGTTTACGTAAGGTTGGTAAACGGGTCGCCTATTGCAACACCCACGCCAAGGTTTTCAACAGCCTGAACCTCGCCGCCACGAGCAGTACCACTTACGGCACGATCAGTATGGAAAGCGAGCTTAGTGCTCCAGCCCCAGAGGACTTGATTAGCGTTGTTGGTGCTGCTAGTAGCGTTAAAAGTAGCCATAGCTTTACCTCCTACAGAGTCGAACGTTCGAAAGGACCGAGAAGGCCCGTAATGAATAATACACTAAGGCCCACCAAACTGTAAGATGAAGTCGTTACACCAATAGTTAAACGTTAATCCAAACCTTAACAGTCCAGAGCCACATACGCCATATGAACCCAATGGAGACCCCAACGGAATAACCAAATTCAGGTATACAAACTCTGATGAATTTTCGTCGTCTTGTCCTACGAGTCCTGCCGTGAGATCTTGTCTAAAGACATTTTGACTAGCAGGAACCACCAAAGGAAGACGGTCTACGGCACCTGAGGGCATAGTGCCTAGATAGGCCCAAGTGCTACCACTTGCTGCAAATTGGACAAAGGCCCTATCAAGCCCCTCGTCTGCACTTCCTTGGAATGCACTATCATCCGCAACGAATAGCCTCATGTCTGAAATGGCTGTGCCACTAGCTGCTAGATTAAACGTAATGGCAGCCACCTTAGATTCTAAGTGTGACGGCAGAGGTAGATCGGTAAGATCAAATCTCGTATCTTCAAACACTAAAACTCCCGAAGTAGAGGCGGGACTACTAGGATCAGCGGTAGAACATCCAGACGATACAATGTACTGGAAAGCAAACGATCCCCCCGGCGTCGTCCGTGTGCCAACCGGACTCGCAATCTCAGCCGTGTCCCAAGAGAACACGCGAATGTGGGGAAACTCATTACTCATACTAAATGCTTGCTACGTAATTCTTCTTGTTCTGATTGTGACAGAGGAATGAATCTGCCAGCCATACGACGCACAAAAATAATGCTGTCGCCCATGGTTACCGCATAAACACCACGCGGCAACGTGTTTTTCTCGGGCTCTGGATCACCAATCTTGCGAAGCTGTATCTCATCCATTATGAGAAATCATACAGTAACCTATATCGGAACGTGCCTGCACCGGCACCGCCATACGTACCCACAGGCACATCGACACCAACTTCCAAAGCTAGATGTACATACTGACTCACATCATTATCAAGTAGACCACTCATCCAAGGCTTACCCAGGGGGTATTCTGGTTCTGTAATCGTACCAGACAGATTGGGCGACGTGGGCACAATGGTTGGCATGTTATTCGCACTAGAATCGAGAGTCAAATCAGGAACGAAGTGCAATTCCTTCTGCTCTAAAAAGCGAAATGTACCAGCTCCCCAAGCAGAGACGTTGGTCAAAAACATTCGCATATTAAAGACTCCGCTCGCATCACCAAAGTCATCGACGCGGGCGTAGGTCAAAAAGGTATCGGTGATCGCCCCGGATCCTGTCGTGTTCAGTTGACCATAATTCAGCTCGCCGCCTGCGGCGGTATTGAGTACCCGCACAAATCCCGCACCGCTGCTTTTCTGGTCACGCAGACCGGAAGGGTCTGTCCCGGGATCTTGCTGGATCCATTCCACATCGGGAAAGTTAACCATTAGATAGTCCTCAGAGAGATGTCAGAGTTCACATCCGGCACATTAGCTAGATCCACCGTGAAGGCGTATGTTAGCGTTACGTTGCTAGTAAGTTCAACATCACTGAATTGCTCGTCTAGGTTCGTAATACGAAGGGTCACGAAATCAGCCGGATTTGCATGTACAACCTTTAGTCTATTGAGTTCATTCTGCACTTGCTGAATAGCACGATTGGTGTCGGATGCCGAGTTGCCGGTGTTCTTGGCTTGAACCTGACACTGGATAGACACGGAGCCTTCCGTGGTTGTCTTAATGTCTTGGACAATGTTGCCCAGACGCCTAAAGGGAATAGCATGACTAGCATGCAATGTGACACCATTGACAACATTCACGCTACATGTACTGCTAACAAGGCCGCTGGGTAAGCTAGCTGTAGGATCGTCAGTGAAGGTGATCGAGAAATCAACCGTGCCACGACACTTGTTTTGCGTGGTAGAGAAAGCCGTTGGATTGAATAGTGACAAACCACTACCTGCCGACCCCTCTTTGTACTTATCATAGACACCAGACGCATCCCATTTCAACTGCGGACGCACATGATTGATAAATCCAGAGCAAGCACGAGCGAAGCCGGGGCCACCGTCAGGCTGATTGGCAGACAGAGTACGACCAAGACCTTGAACGCTGCCAGCTAGTGTTACATTTGCTACACCATTGGTGTCTTCTTCAAACGACTCAGTACGTTGCGTAAAATAGAACGGAACGCCACTAACAATAGTAAAGGTTTCGGTAGCGGAATAGCTACCGTTGGCTACGTCGGCTACTTCTTCACGTTGTACAGATACTTCAAAGATGGGGCCGCCATCTGATACAGATGGATGCGTAAAGCCAAACAACCCCGAGGCGTTCGGCTCAACAAAGCACGGAATGGCCAGTGGTAGCTTGTCAATACCCAAGCGTGCCTTGACGGCACGAAGGGCCTGTTCAAACTTGTCTGATTCGCCATCTACGCCCTCGGCACTAACTTGGTGAGTAACATTGACAGTACATGTGTCAGGGTCCTCAGCAAACGTCCATTGATCACTCAAGCTAGACGTTACGCCACTGACTCCAGAAACAGCAACTAGGTCTTCAAGTTCAATACTATAGTCAATACGCTGAAATTGCGTATCGGCAGGAATGTTCAAACTCGTGATCTTGGGCTTGAGGCCAGAACAGATCACTGTGCCTTCGGCAAGTGTCTTATTGGCGGGCCCCGCCAAGATCACGAAGTCTTGTTCGTCTACAGAGAATGCCGTACGAAGCTCCTCTTGCTTCGTATACATCTTTTCGTAACTACCAGAAGGTGTGACCAGTACCGTACCCGTTAAGGTAAGACGATTGAGATTAGATGTACGTACACCCGCATCGTTGAACTGTGCATCGACAGTCCAATCAATTAGAGGTGCAGGCGTCAGCTTACAGCCGTTATAGAAAACCTCTACGGCTGCGGGCGGCGGTGTAGGTACTTCAGATAAAACGTTCATCTGTTATCTCGTCTGACCAAAGGAACTCAAAATACCACGCTCTTGTAGTGCGGTGATTACTTCATCAAGCTGAACAAACAACGCCTCGACCTGAGAATCCACCTGATCAGCGGTTGTCGTAGCAATTGCAGTTTCAAGCTCACTACGCAGGCTTTCTAGACCAGTGACTCTTACCGTATTGTTTTGATTAGTTTCTAGAGAAATCTCAACACGTTGAGCGGTTGCCTGCGTAGTGGTACCTGTACCGGTACTTGTGGTGTTACTGGCAACAGTAGCGTTACTAGAGCTAATATCATCGTTTGTATTGTTGAGAGTGCTCAACTGAGCGATAACCTCAGTTAGTAGATCTTCAGTGCTACCACCGCCAGCCTGAAGATCAGTTAGGGCAGCAGTTACAGAACGTGCAATGGCAGCAACTACAGTTTCGTTGATGCCACGAATAGCAGAAATACCAGCAGAGATTTCACTTGTACCTTCTTGGAAGTTAGGAATGAAACCACCATTCCGCATCGGAATGATTGCTTCGCTAGTGTTGGCAACGGCCAAACCAGCACCTCCAGGCATTGCACGCTTCTCGCGGGCTGCCGCTCTTAGAAGACCAGCGGCCTCTTTGGGACTTAGATTGCCACCAGCAAAGTTAGGGATAAAGCCTCTGGCGGCACCACCCACAGCGGAGACCGCTTCCAGTACGCTCAAACGAGCACCGATAGCAGAACTAATCCCCTGAACGATAGTGTCACCCACGTCACGGAAGGCAGCGTTCTGTTCTGCAAATAGCTGTGCCTCACGATCAATCTGCATGAGAGTGTTCTTGTCATCAGCAGCAACTACAGCGGCCAACAGCTCACGACGTTCTTGGTTTGCAAGATCCAATACGGCCTTCTCTTCAAGAACGGCATCTCGCACGGCCACCAGATTTTCTGTTGCACGCTCCTCAAGTAACATAGCCGCAGCGGCAGCTTCCTCGGCCGCAGCCAGTTGTTCCTGTGCGGCAAGCACCTGAGCAAACTGCAACTGAGCGTCCTGTAGGGCTAACTCTTGCAGCTTACCTAGTTGCTCAATCTGTTGATTGTTGAGTTCTTCAATAGATGGTAGGCCAACCTCGGGAGCTACACCAGCACCCACTTGACCGATAGCTTGTGTCAATTGCTCAGTAGAGAAGCCGCCAATATTGGTTGAGCTGGGCAAGAACGACAATGCGTCCAGAAGACCTTGACGGAACTCTGTTGGCAACCCTAGAAGGGTCTCGCTGGCGGCTGACAGTTCGCCCTGAGTCAGACTCAAGAAGCTATCAAAGGATCCACCCAATTGGTCGGCCACAAATTGTAGACCGGCAATACCTTGACCAAGTGCCTGATTCTCGGTACCACTCTGGCCAAATACACCGACACCAGCACTAACGATCTCGTCGCGGGCCTGCTTCAAGAATGTAAGGGTCTCTTCGGCAAGCTGACGCTCTAGATCAATTCTCTTCTGGAGCGTGATGTTAGAATCATCGAGCACATCACGGAATGCATTACCCAGGGTCCCAAGACCCTGATCAAAGGTTACAATCTCGCCAGTCAACATGCCAATATCACGCGACAGAAGGGCACTCTTTAGTTGAGCTTCAGCAATGGCACCGTTATATTCTAGCTGTGCTCTAATCAAAGAATCATATGCCTCAGCAAGATCAGAGGTCGAAGACAATACCTCTTGCTGTGCTTCTTTGAGCTGACTACGTGCATCAGCTTCTTCGCCTAATAATTCTTCGGTCTTGCTACGCTGGAAATCTTGGAAGGTACGCTCAATGTCTCGAAGCTCCTTATCAAAGGAACGAGATGCGTCTGCTAATTTCTCTAGAAGATCCGCACGCTTACTAGCTGCCTCGGCAGCCTCTTCTTCAGCTTCGCGTTCAGCCTCAAGAATCTTGACCTTAAGTTGTGTCGTTTCAAGAGTGCCGGCCTGAGCCGCCTTCTCCATATCAAGTTCAAGAGAAAGTTTTTCGGCGGTCAACGCAGCAAACTGAGCAGCGTTCGCCTGATCTCCTAGTTTTTCATTCACAATAGATAAACGATTGCTCAAAATGTCTAGTTCAGTCTGCGTGCTCTCTGTTGCGGCCTTCAGTTCTAACTCTGCCTTTGCCACGGGGTCAGCAAATGCATTGAGAATCAACTCTTGAATTCCGGCACCCAAACCAGAGGTACCGGCCAATACCGCATCAACATCGCCCAGACCAACGTCTTGGAAAGCCCCTAGAACATCTGTGTTAACGTTATCACCAAACTTCTTGAGTTCAGCAGTAAACTTCCTTGTGGACTCAAAAGCATTGCGTGCCGCCTGTGCTTCGGCATCTAGCAGATCCTTTTGACGACGATTCACTTCAGACTGAAGCTCGTTTCGTTGTTCCTGAATCTTGACCTCTTCTTGAAGTTGACTACGTAGTAACTTCAAGATTTCATTAGCGGCCTTACGCTGAGTCTGGGGTAGACTCTCGATGAATGATTCAAATTCAGCAATCTTGCTGGGGTCCAAAGTCTGAACACCATTATTGACTTTAGTGAAAAATTCCGCAGCAGACAAACCGGCAGGATTCAAGCCAACAGTAAATTCATCTAGACGCTCAAATAGGCCAGCAAGCTCTGTCCCAAGACGAGTAGACGTGTTACTAGACTGTCGCTCAGCAACGAGCAGCTCGTTAGTAAGACGTACAACCGAATCTGATAAGGCGTCGGGGCCAAGTTGAGCAAGTTCTAATTCAAGACCAAGAGTACGAACACTATCAGCAAGTGCCTGTACCTTTAGAATCTTACGAAACTCTGAGAACTCTTTACGTGCTTCTTCAAGAGTACCAGTAAACTCATTCATTCCCGGTACAGTAGCACCGAGACTTACAAGTAGTTTGTTAAACGCAGGACCAAGATCCGAATTAGTGCCATTGGCTAGCAGGCTTTGTAGTTCATCAAAAGCATCCAGTGCATCGTTGCTTTCAGCAATACCTCTAACTAAATCTTCATTGTTACCAATAAATGTCTTGAAGACATCAATGTTCTTAAGTAGCTCACCACGAACGGCTTCAGTTGTTTTTAATAGAGCCTCTTGGGCTTGTTCGGTACGAGTGAACGTCTGGAAACCCTCTTCGATACCGGCTGCAAGATCAGTCCCCAAACGCTTACCGGCCACGCCGGTTTCCAAAGCACTAATCAGGGCAGCTTGTACACCCAACGATTGCTCAGAGCGTCCGGTTAGTCTTGTGCCACCCTTAATACGCTCCGCTTCCACACGCTGTTGCTGTGCAATCTCTTTTCGTGCCGCAGACTCTTCTTCAATAGCGGCGATAATCGTCATTACGGACGACTGTACAATTCCAAACGCTCCAGCTACGGCGGCAGCTTGTGGGCCTAGAACAGCAAACTGGGCAGCAAGGCCAAGGCCGCTCTTGCTTACATCAAGAACATCTGCACTAGTTTTTGCAATACTATTATCAAAGCCACGCAAACCGTCAGCGGCCTTGCCAAGTACGGCGGGCAACGCCACGCCTAGCAACGACAACAGAAGGGTGCCAGGAACACCACCCAAAGGATTACCACGCTCACGAAGGGCTGCCGATTCAGAAGCCTTCAGGGCAGCAATATTCGACTTGATAGCTGATGTATGTGTTCTAATGGCTTGACTGGAGGCACCAACCTGCAAGCCATGAGCAGCAGATACCTGCGTACGCATCAGGGTTTCCTTAGCAAGATCCTTACTAAGAGAACCAAGACTCTTGAAAACATTACCGACGCGAGAAACCTGCTTACCAAAGCCAGCAAGTTGTTGTTGATTCTGAGTTAGGGGGCCAACAAAACCCTTTTGTCCTGGTTGCACAGTTTGCTGTGGACTCTTGCCCCCACCTTGGCCGCCACCCAAGCCAAAGATACTGCGACCGAGGGTCACGCCACCAAGGGCCAACAGAGGAGTAATGTTACCACCAATGCCTTCAACCACACTAGCAAGAGAAGTAAAGGCTTTCAAGATACTGGTGGCAACTTTCAACACACCGGCCAAACTATCTTCTAGACCAGCATCACCAATTGACTCAGCTAAAAGCTGACCCTGAGCAACCAGCTTACCAAGTTGACGTTCAAGCTTAGCGTCCGTGATCAAACGCTTCTCTTCAGCGGTGCCAGCGGCATTGGCCGACTGTTCAGCGAATTCGTTCGCCTTCTCAAGTGAGTTCAAGGTAGCGATCAAGGATTCAAACTGACGAATACCAGCGATAGCCTTAGCGGCGTTGGCCTGCTGAGCCGCAGTAAGACCATCAAACGCCTTCTTCAAATCATTCAGAACGCCGAGCGTTGGTCTCAGACTACCATCAAGGTTTTCTACCTGAACACCCAATGCCTCAACAGCATTACGAGATTCACCAGCGGCGAAGACACGGGTCTGCAAGGTCTTGAAGAACGTACCAACTTCACGACCGGACTTACGACTCTGCTCACGCAAAGCAGCAATCAGACCAATCGAATCGTCAATACTTTGAGAGAAGGTAGCAAGAGCGTTACCACCAGTACGGAAGGCGTCGGCAACATCGGCAGCGTTAACGGCAGCAATATCCTCAACCTTAGCGAGCTTGTCTAGAACGGCAGCCGAATCTTGACCAACAGAACCAAACTGACGAGCAGCAGCAATGAAAACCTCAGTGGCCTGGGCAGCACTCAGGGTAGAGATCTGAGTAGCAAGAATAGCAACGCGAGCACGAGCTTGCGATTCTTCAATAGTATCACCAGCCTGCTTGAACACACGGGTCGAACTCAGCACTTCAGTAGCAGTCACCCCGAAGTCAGCGGCAGTTCGTAGAGCGGCATCGCCAATCTCTTCCATACGACCCGCGAGGTTACCAACATCAACACGGATAATATCTCGTAGAGCACTATCAAATTCAAATAGGAAACTAACGCTGCCCTGAATGGCACGGTTTAGCGTGGCAAACGTCGGTAGTAAAATAGCAAACTGAGCCATACGACGCAAGAATAAACGAGCAGCACGTTCATTGTTACTAAGCTGTTGACCAGTCTGTCTCAGCTTGCGGTTCAGGTTAGTCGTATTAGTAGCAGCACCCTTAAGTTGTACGTTAACATTACTCAACGACACAGGCATACCCGCAAGCTGTTGGCTAATCTTGCGGAATACTGCCGGGTTGATCTGAACGTCAACCAGCTTTAGGATAGCATCTAATTGAACCTTTGCCATTACTTAAGCCTTCTATTCAAGAAGACAACCGTTTGATCCTGTACTAGTTTCTCAATCTTTCTAATGTTTGCCGCGAGCCACTTTCGCTCGAAATCCAAAAACTGAGGAGGGAAACGCCATAGCCCCACGCTACTGAACGACCCCTGAGGTAACATCAGGCCGCCCGGAGCGGACTTGATACGAATGTTCTGGTGTAGTCTTTTAGGAAGTCGCGACTTCGGGACGAATCCACTCTCTACCCTTTTTCCATCAACGATCCATTCCAGCCACGACTGAATTTGAAGGTTACCGGTTCCCGCAGCGGGGTGCGGTGTGGCTAACTTCAAGAGTGCTAGATCGCCAAATCTAATGTTAACTGTATTCTTAGATCTTTTGATCTTGATTGTTCGCTCGTATGCCGTCAACAGCTTCGGTGGCTCGGTCTTCTCAATGCCTAACTGACTGAGACCCTCGGCACTCGAAACAAATTTGTAGAACGGGGTCTGAGCAATACCTTCAATACCGAGCCCACCATGCACCATTGCACGTACAAGCTCGGTATCCATCCAGCCCTGTAGGTCTTGCAGAGTGGCAGACCACCCCTTGCCTAGAGCTAACCGGACGGCCTTAGTCGGGGCTACTAGCCTTAGGTTCCACTTTTTTGCGACCACGAGTATTCGCCTTCTTCTTACGAGTCGTTGTCTTCTTGCGAGTGGGGGTAGGTTTCTTATCTTGATCCGCTTCAATCGCCGCTTCGGCTCTGCCGTGCAACGTGTTCAATACCTCTTCTTCAATTTCACGATCTAACATCGCTTCTTGAGGAGTCTTCAAATAGGTGGCTTCGGGATATTCCGATAGCAAGGATCTACGAGCTTCATCTAGAAGGGTAGCCTGGACCTGTACAACCGTAGCGTATACGGTGGACTTAACATTTAGGTCACGTTCCCGCACGTACTCAGCATAGTCAGCCCAATAGCGTTTACCGGTAGCCTTAACCACGGTACAGGCAGACATGACAGTTTCCGTCTTAATCATCTCTGCAACACCTTCGGCAGAGTTCATGTAAACTGTCTGCTGGACTAGGAACAGTTCCCACATACGACGGCGATGTTCGCCAATCTCGTGAGCGACCTCGGAGCACCTATCGTCATTGCCCTCAGCTTGGGCGTTCTTCAGATCGATCTGAAGTAGTGCAATTTTCCCTACGGCTTTCTTCAGGTCGGCTTCGTCGGCCTCTGTCCACATGCCATGCTCACGCATAATTTCACGGAGCTTTTCTCTAGGGAATACGCCCTCAACGAGGGACGCACTGTAGGCCACCCGATACTGGCGTTCGCCTTCGTTTTCGATGCCAACCGTCGGCGGCACAAGCTCGAATTCGCAAGCATTACCATTGCGATCCGTCGCTTTAAAAATACGTTCTACCATCACCTAGCTCCTGTAAATACTAACAACCTCGTCCCGCCATTCCCCATAAGTAGGGGCCACATCGGCATGCAGACGGTATCGGTCCATAATAGGTAATACACTACGGATTATATCTTCAAGACCCACGATCTCTAATACTAGGCCGTCACCCTCTTGGGCAACAACTCCAGCATCAAGCTCACTTCTAAGGGCCTCTAAAACCTGACGATGTGCTGTACCTGCCAACACACGAATATAAGGTTTATTCAAACGGATACCAAAGTCAATCTTCTGGACTGAACCCATAAAGGTTTGAGTCATTGCCAAGATATTGTCATCCGATAATTGCAATGGACGATATTCAACGTGGTAGTCGCGTAACTCGTCGCTTTGTGCCCGCATAGCATCGTTGAAAATGTTACGCAGATCTCCCTTGAAAACACGTCCCTCTTTAGACTGATCTAAATCAGGAAACGTATCCTCAAACTTCTCCAAAACGCGAATCATTAAGTGCTTGGTTCTGCGAACAGAACTTTTGCCTAATTGATCTCTTGAGGGGTTCTTCATCTTCTAATAGGAATCACATTGGTTTGCATACCTAACATAGAGCGTGTCTTTTTACCCCGAAGATCTTGTTCTTCAACGGAGCCTCTATTCAAGACGTGCTCATGTTCAGCATCCAAAAGTTTACGTACATGACTTGTGTTACGGCCATACACATGACGTGCCCTGGCCTCTTTCTCCTGAGTGGTAAACACATGCCACGTACCGTACAGACAATGGTTAGCATGAGGGATACGTTCCCCCAACCCTTTGCCAATATTTTGGGCCTTAGCCCCACAGACACATTGTTCGACATACTCGCCGTCCATCATATGTCCTCGTTCTTGATGAGCGTCTGCACCACTCTTGCCTTTAGAGGTTTTGTCTTGACGCTCCAAATCACGGCTAGCAAGCCAATCATCAAAAAGATCATCGTCATTGATGGTCTCTTCTTCGGGCGGCTCCGCAGACTCGAAAGCAGAATCGTAAACACGACTCCAATAGATCAACATCTTATGATTGATCGTGAGGTCCCCAACGTTACGACTAAAGATACTCGGGAGGTTCTCTCGTGCTAGCCCCCAGGTCAAACGCCACTCTGTAGAGCGAGCAATCTCACGGATCTCTGGCGTCTCTAGTGCCCCTTCACCCATCATCTCGTAAATGAGATAAAACAGGAGCATGATATATTCCTCCTTGAAAGACAAGAAGGTCGCGTCGTCGGGCAGCAATGGCGTATCGTCGGGACGCAGAGCAACACGTCGCAGCAGCATTAGAGAGGCGATCTCATGAGCTAGATATTCAGCGGTCTGTTGCTTGAGGGTATTGCGTTTACCAGCTACATATTCTTTTTTAAGCTTGGCGTCTTCGAGCTGTAGCTTGATGATATTCTGACGAGACTTGAATTTTGCACGAGCTTTAAACTCTGCTTCGAGGTATGCAATATGATCATCGGCACGTTCTTCAACGTCGTCATCGTCTTCAGTCCAAAACCCGGACTGTCGGGCCTGCTGCATGATCTCGCCTTCGGTAGAAACACCGTCGCGGCGTGCCTTATGTTGTTCGAGATCTCGAACAAACAGATAGTAATTACGATCGTCTAATGTTAGATCCTTGAGGATCACGTAATCAAGACCTTCTGGTGCCTCCATCTCTTGAGGCAGCAAAACAAGTCGCCTATCCCACAGTAATCTATTGATATTCTCTTGTACTGACATAATAATAGAGGGACACCTACGGTGCCCCTCTGATGTACGATTACCTAATTGTACCTAGCACCCGAGGGGAAGAAAATAGCGGCGAGTGACCCCCCGGCACCCGCCGCCCAAAAGACACCTTAGAAGATGCCTAGATCACTACGTAGGAAGCTAACAGCACCCACGTTGAAACGACTGTTACCAGTTTCGAACACCAAGATACGGTGGTTCGGCTGGAAGAAGTCGTGTGATACGTTGAACACGTTGAAGGAACTGTAGTTGTAAGTGATAGTCATGTTATCACCACCAGCTTCACCACCACCAACTTCAACACTCGTTAGACGGTTGGCATCACCAAGGTCAACCTGAAGACCATCGCACGTACGCAGGATGATCGTGTTGGACTCACTAGTGTTGTCAGGCCCACAGTCTTGATCAGATCTCGCATCAACCAAGTCACCCTGGGCCGTGATCACCTCAATGGAGGCCGTTGCCTCAAGAGGGAAATCGGGCACCTTAACGAATGGACGCTTCGAACCAAGCTCGAAAATGTCTTCGCGGGCAACCGAGAACGATACCGTAATCGTCTGGAGGTGTTCAGCAATAAAGTCAGTGTTAGCATCAGCGATAAGCTGATCTGTGTTAAGTAGAGTACCAGGACCCTCAGAACCGAAGCCGCCATTTACATAGGCCGCATCAATACCGGACGAAACAACAGTGATGATACCCGGAATATCGTTCGGTAGAACAGAACGACGGATATCAACCTCTTCACGACGCTGGACACCAGAGCCAACAATAAGAACGCCGAAGCGATCAGTACCGGCCGCAAGTTCCTGGGCACCACCCTCTTCTAGAGCAGACGTGTTACCGTCATGACCGAAGACACCAGAAGGAGTACCTTCCGGAGCGTCTGGATGATTACCATTTTGATCATCGGGCCAGATGACAAGCGGTTCGCCACCAAGACCACTGTTATGGCCAGCAGTTTGACCAGACACCGCGACCGTCACGCCCCAGATCTTATCGTTACCAACCAGGGTAACGTCTTCGCTCACAAAGCCATCAACCGGGAAGGTGTACGACAAGTTCGAGACATACATGCCCGAACCAGTAACGATAGCCTGTGGACGACCAGTTGCCCGGAACTGCGTGTCCGGATAAATCTGAAGGGCGACATCAACGCGATATGTATTTGTACGAGCAACAATGTCATTGGCTTGAGTCGGATCAGTCACCATGAAGAAAAGAGGCTTACTACCATCGATAACTTTCGATAGCGTAAACTCAACATCAGGTTGACGTTCCGAGTATTCATAAAGCTCAACCTGACCAAGCTGGAAAACTTGTTCCAGGTTGAAGGTCGTGCTCATACCAATGCTTTGGAGGCCACGCGGAACTTCCCACAAGCCACCCACTTCATCAACACCAGAAGCAAGTGTACCCGTGATGTACTCTCTTGAGTTACGCGGAGCGACCGCCCCCGTCGGAGGTGCGGCATTGTCTTTGATGGCTACTTGCTCGATAGCCCAAAAGACTCTGTTATTATTAACCATGTCTATTTTTCCTCCCTACAACCAGGGCACCATTCTTTGCAAAGTTAGGTTATACAGCAAGTCGCGACAATATGCTGTCGTTCAAATAATACACTAATTACATCCCAATGTCTTGGATAGTAGGCAATGTTGAGATGGGGCCAAATACATGACCCAGAGGGGTGGTAGGAGCATTCAAGAAAACCTTGACCTGATAGGTTACAAGGGCACGTTCATATTCCTCTGCCGCAGGTAGATTTTGTGTATCTACGTCTTCGATATAAGACATAAATTGTACTGGATGACCAGAACCAACAGTAGTTACGGTCTTGTTATTTCGTAGTAGATCTTGATAAGCGATATATTCAGGAGATAAGGTGTTGTAGATGCCTGATAGTGGTAATGGTGCAACGTTCCAATTTACCATAGGAACTGACTTACGCCACTGACTAGTTAGAATGTCTACAATATTGTCCCGAGTCAAATCATCAAGGGCCCATACATGAAACTTCACTTCGTCCGTAATCATAGCACTACGGTTACCAAGTTCGTATGCTTCAAGTTTACGACCATCTACTTCGATAAAGACAGCAGGAAACGGTTGCAGTTTACCAGATGGATAAACCAATTGCATGGACGTAAGCGGATTGGTAAGGTACTGCATTTCAAGTACGCTACCATTAAACTGTTGATTGAAATCGTGTTCAAAGCCAACACGCACATCGCGAGCAGAGAAGTCCGCATGAATCTCAAGCTCTAGCGATTGCGGCGAATTGAAAATAATACGCCCTTGTTGATAATCAATCGTGTGTCCAAAGACAGGATCGTTCGGGAGACGGAACGCACCCTCAATATAAACTCCGGACGCTACAATGGGCGGTGTAGAAACGTTTGTACCATCAAGAGGTACGCCAGATTCATAAACCCACTGACGATACGGCGACTGCCACACTTGACCATCACTAACACCAAAGAGAGTATCGTCAGCAGTTGTATCTGCCATCAATAGACTGAGTGATCTACCGTCGTAAAACTGAGCACCAGAAGCAATGGTTACGAAAGCACTCTCGCGAAGCATATGCATGTCCACGAATAGCTTGTAGTTAAGCTTCAGTTGTGATCGAAGTTTGTACTCTAGTCCCATAGTTAACCAACTGTAATATCAGTAGTAGGAGGTTCAGTCTCTTGGATTTCTTTCAACTTACACATGATGTAACGTCGTTTGGTAAAACCAATAGGTCGTGTCTCATCAATACGATAGCGACGACCTTCGATACTAATTGATAATGTTTGTTGAATGTGAGGTAGTGCTTCAATCACCAAAGTAATCATGGCTTCGTTATCTAAGAGATCACCAATGCCGTCAGTATCTTCGCCAGTCACAGGGCCCACACGAATATGAGCATCATACTGGACATCACGGTGCGTAATCTTAACACCAGGATTACGAGTATTCACATTGGGCACAGGTGCCCGCTTGAAAAAAGGATTGTATTGTTGTGGTGCCTGTTGCGATTGGGTCACTACATCTTGTTCTATTGTAGGATCAAGATGAAGAACCACTGTGCGACCTAGATCCATAAAGGTCTCATCGATGATCGAGTGGTAGACATCTTCTAAGAACGGCATATTGATGATGCCGCTCGATGCAGTTAGGTCTTGATTGTTGGGTAGAAGTACCATGTTATCTCAGGTCCGCACCGATGTCTACGCGAATTTTGATATATCCCGGAGTGGCGATGAGGATGCTATCTACGGGATTGTTTTCCCACTTGATCTTTTTGTCACATGGATCCACAAACTGCCTGCTAAAGCCCAGTCCCCTGAAGGTGACCGTATGAGGGTCGGCCTTCAAAACACCAATGAATTTGCCGATCTTGTTGCCGCCTTGAGTGGCAGAGTTTGTAAACGTGCCGCTGGGGCCAGCGTAAGCTGCATCCCCCGGCATGACCGTGCCGACCAAATGAATCCAGTCCGTAATGAAGTCACCTTGCGTACAGATGCCGACCGTACCACAGGGTACATCGGTTGTGGCGGCAGGATGAGAGAAGGTACGATGATATTGACGTGCTAAGTTCATCCACTCGATGTCATTAAGCTGAATGCCCATTGGGAATAGACCACTAGGGTTGTGAGCATACTCGGCAATATCGATACCAGAAACACTAACAATACTTAGACATCCTCCACGCTCCTGAGTCCAGGGGCAAATGAAGTCAATATTGACCTGTTCGGTCTGTCTAAGCGGCTGGAGAGACAATTCTTAGTGCTACCTTAATTGCATCAATGAGACCCTTACGGGTCCAGTCATCAGACACCTCAATACCAGTTACTTCAGCTAACGTTCTTAAGGTGTCATCTGGCAAGAAACGGACCTCGCCATATGTGAATGCGACCTCTGGACAGGGGCGTCCAAATTTCACACGTAGATATTCTTCTCGATACGTTGCGTCTTGAAGACTATCTTTCCATGTATTGTAAAGTTCAAACGGAATGTCACAAGGGTCACGACCAGTTTCCTTACCGTGAATCCTGTGGTGGGCTATATGTAAAATGCCACGGGGGTTTTTGGCATAGACTAGCATTCTGGATCTACGGGTACCAAACCATAACGCTCCAGAATGTCCACAATCATATTAACAATCTGGCCAGAGTGCGGAATAGGGAAGAAGCCGTCGTTGCTAGGGCCACCAAATAACGAATAGCTGGGTTTCCAGTTCCATGCCTCGTGGCCGTGAGGCCCCATACGATACTGAAGCTGACCACTTCCAGCAAATGCATTAATTTTGACTTGGCCACCCTTACCTTGACCGTCGCCAGCGTTCTCTAGTAGTACAACACCGTCGGCACCACTCTGACGCAATAGTAGAGAGCCAGCAGAAACAACTCCAAAGACGCCCTGAGCAGCAAGCACAGCGAAAGCACCGGAGAAGGGTCCACTACCGGTTTGAATAATCAGACGAGAAGCATGAAGTCCAGGGATACCCGAACCCTGTAGAGCAATAACGCCGGGACCAATAGAAGTAAAACTGAATGACTCCAGAGCGTCTGGAGTTAAGCTAAAGCCACTGGCAACAATAGAGGCATCTTTAAAGGCGGCAACATAGTCGTATCCCGCCAAGGTGCCCGCACCGGGAGTCGTCTGCTTAAGAACGATACCTTCTTGTTGGCTTCTTTGTTGAAGGTTCGCAATATCTGGATCGGCAGGATGAGCATTGATGTTAATCTCATTGCCGCATTGATACGCATCATCAAGCGATACGCAACCACTAGTTGTGATCTTGACAGGAAATGCTGTTACCATTAATAGATCATCTTTCCATAGTTACCAGTTTGACGATTAAGGAAAGCACGAATCATTCTTTCCAATTCTTCACGACGATTCTTCACATCAAACTTATGAAGGTCCGCACGCACGGTAAGACGACTAGGAGAGATTGTCACTTGAACGCCATCCGCGTTCTTGACACTAATACCGTCTTGAGCAGCAGAGCCAATCAATGAGGCGTACGGACCAGATGCAGCAGTTGCAGCCAAGCGTTTTAACGCACTCACTTCACTTTCAAGAATGATGAGTTCAATCTGCATAACGACAAGATCACAGATCTCATCATTGTTCGGGGTGATAGTCCCGGCATCCAAATCAGCAACAATCGGGGACACCTTGATTCTGGGTCCACCAAAGTTACCAGGAATGCCTTTTGGTCTATTCGTTGGCGACAATCCAAGACGATGATTGAGACGACGCACAGCCTTCTTTAAATTACGCTGCATGAAGTCATCATCAAAAATACTACCTTCGGGGTCACCAATATCAAGACGTACCGCCTCATAGATGTCGCTGTATTTCTCACCGGGGGGCACAAAGCCCACAGCAACATTTACATCTTGCACACAAAACGGTTCGGTGGCCGTGACAAGCGTATTGCTGAGAGTGACGATCGTCCAGTCTACTCTCCAAGTTCCTAATTGGAACCCTGCCGGAATGGTGCCAGAGCCAACGTATTTGCCGAGCGATGGATTCAACGAAACGCCGCTGACGGCTGAGGCGTTTGCTGCATCAAATAACTCAAAACCAACATACTGTCCGCTCACGGCAGCACCGTTCGCAGATAGGAAAATATCAAGAGCAGATGAATCCTGCCCGATAGTTAGAACTTTAGTTTCTCCAGCCATGATGCCTCCAACACATAATACACTAAGCAAAGAGGGCGGCAGGAATGTCCTGCCGCCCCCTTAAGTTCTAGCAAATGCGATCAGATCGGCTTAGAATTCACCGATAAGAACACGACGCGGATCAAGAACGGCAAAGCCGTGCTCCATCCAGCCGAAGATACCGGCACGCTGCTCACGATACAGAGCAGGATCTTCATAGGTCTGAAGCTCCTCACGAATCGGCATCACGAAGCTGTCCATAGTGGACAGGTCGAGGCCAATCGAATACTCAGTAAGGGAACCAGTGTGGGCACGACCAAGAGTAGTTTCGAGGAACTCTTCATACTCCTGACCTTCGCCAAATTCAGTCATCTCGTGTAGAACAACACCGTAAATCTGGGCAAGCCCATACTCACGACTGACGAAGATTTCACGACGAGTGAACTCGTCAATCTCGTCAACGTCCCACGCACGGATGTCTTCCATCGCCTCAAGCGACAGATAAACGTCCGTAAGACGACCAGCATTGCCGTTACCACCAGCACCACGAGTCATCGCGGTCTTCATACGACTGATGAGTTCTTTAGTGAACTGACCAGCAGCAGGAGTAGGTGTCAGAGTCGAACCAGTGAACGGAGCAGCACCGGTCGCAGAAACAACGAGCCCACGGCCATCGGCACCACCAAGGATGGTACGCCAACCGTCAGAGTTGATCTTACGAACGAAACCAGCTTCGTAAACACGGATCGCACGCATGATAACGTCAAAACGTGCTTCCTTCGCGTACTTCAGCGACCAGTCAATTGCGTTGCCGATCTGGAACGTCGGCACCCACAACTCGTCGCCTTCAACGTGACGCTCAGGAACGCGACCTTGCTTCGGCAGAGTGAAGGCGATGAATTCATCTTCTTCACCCGGCTTTACGAAGTCGAGCGGGTAGTTAGCCTGGGCACCAGGAGCGAGAACTTGTTTCTCGAAAATCCCACCCAGGTTATCACGATCAAACACACCTTGACGCAGCGGCATGTTCAGTTCAGCAGCAAAAGCCTTCTGGGCACGGCCACGAATATCACTATCCGGGTTTGCCGTTGCACGAAGGGCGTCAATTGCCTCTTGCGGATAACGTTGGTATCTATTCATGTCAGTCTCCTTATAGTTCCAAACGAATCTTGAGGAAACTGTCAGCAGTAAGAGCTGCAAGAGCCTTACCAACAGTCGGACGCAGGTTTGCGATTTGCTGACGCGACACTTGGCCAAGGTCAGCAAGATACAGTGTGTCACCAGCGGCGTAAGTACCTACAGATGCCCCATCGGCAGTAGCAGTCTCAACAAAATCCGTGAAGAACTCGCCTTCGGTAGCAATGCCAACGTTGCTGCCCTGAGGCACAACGTTACGCTGACGATACTCTGGGTGGTTGTAGTAGTTCAAAGCTTCTACATCATCCAAAAGTAAACCAGCGGGGTTAGCAAGCTGACCAGAAACGGCGGTTGCATCAGAATATTCACAAAGACCAGCAACACCGGGAACAAAAGATAGGATACCTCCACGTTCGGCCACACCAGAAACAGTACAGTCAATATTCGTGTGCTGTGTCTGACGAGTTTCTTTTAAAGCCATTGTAAGCCTCCTTACGAAACGGGATCAAAGCCCGGCTTTTCAGCCGTAACTTCACTATCTTCTTCATCGTCAACCTCGGTAACCACGTTCGCTAGAACGCGGAAGGGGTTGACACCTTCACCATCATCACTCGCTTGAGATCCGGCAAGTGAAACGCCGCCTTCAGCTTGAGCATCCTCAAGAATTTGGGCAGGGTCGTCCCCGGCAGAGCCAGCAATCTTATGACGCGGTGTACTTAGACCAGGAGAAGCAGGCGTAACGCCACTACGTACGTCAGTCTCTCCTGTATTAGTCTGACCAATCAGGTCAGGCTCATTAGGGTTGTTACGCATCGTATCCGGATCAGCCATACCGCTGTCCGCACGACGCTGAGCAAGTAGAGCAGCAAACGGGTTTTCGCCCGCCTTAGCATCTTTCTCGCCTTCCTTGCCCTTTTTCATGAACGGCGGAAGCTTTTTCTCTTTCTTGTCGGCAGCTTGAGTCATCTCGATGACCATAAGCTCCTTCTCGTCACGCCACGCCTGATAGGCGTCATCGTCAAGGTTCGCCGCACGCGAGACCATGATTTCAATAGCTTCTTCCGAGAAGTTTTCACCAAACAAGGTACGAACTTCTTGCTCGCGTACAACGGACTCGGCCTCAGCAAGCTGAGTTTCAAGTTCGTCCGCACGGCTAGCACGTACAACAAGAGTGGCCATCGACTTTTCAAGCCAAGCAAGCTTGGCAGCAAAGGCACCACTACCGTCACTCGCAGCATCAATAGCAGCGATTTCGGCAGGAGTGTCGCCAGTAGCACCAGCTACCAACTTGTCAACGGCAGCACCGTAGTCTTCCATTTGAGTCTGAAGTGCTTGCACCTCAGCTTCTTTTTCAGTTTTTGCTTCAGTGAGTTCCGCAACCTGAGTTTCAAGCTCTTGAGCTTTATCTTCGGCTGCGGTCGCACGGGCCTGAAGCTCAGCCTGTGCTCTTGCCTCGGCAGCGGCCTTGTCCCTCTTATCGAGTTCCGAACCGACCGCTACGGCAATATCCTCGGGCCCAGGGCCCGGGTTACCAGCTTGAGTATTCATAAGAGTTACCTCCTCAGTAACAGCTTTTCCCTGAAGTTCCATCACCATCTCTAGCAATTTTTCAACTTGTGAATTCGCATCCTGTTCCGCAAACGAGATCATAGGTTCTGCTTCCTCGATCTTGGAACGTTTGTTCGCGGGACGGTCTACAAAACCACAACCTCCGAAGGTGATGGATCTAAGGACGCGACCGATCCGCACATCCTGATTTGATTCAGGATCACGATATACGCCAGTTCCCCCACTAGAACGCAGATACTTGTCTAGGAAACTGGTGTTCTTGTCTCTACCAATAGTCTGTTGTAGACTGTTGCTCTTGTCGAAGTAGCCATAGCTATAGTCATCAAACCAAGCTTCCATCGACACAAAAAGAGAGCCGCCCTTAGATCTTGCTTCGATCTCGGCCGCTCTATCTTCATGAATCAAACGGAAGATTGCCGCCTCGACAAAAAGATCAAAGTCACAATCAGGCGTGGTATCATCCGTAATATCTAACACGTCACCATCAACGGTGCGAGCCTGTACCGTATACATGACACCAACGATGTCCTTGTCCTGGTGTTGCCAATTGAATGGCTTAAGAACAGGAGTATGACGAGCGGCCCAGGCTTCTTCTCGCGTGAAAATATCGTCGTTATCGTTTACTCCAACACCTTCACCAGCAGACACCAAGCATGAGCGAACATACAATAGGTCCATCTGTGGCTTAAGGTCAAACCCATAGCTATCTTGCAGAGAAGCAGCTACAGCCTTGAACTCATTAGAGTTAGGCTGTAAAACCTCAGCCTTAGCAGTTAATGTGGTACGATATTTCATGCCTACGAAGGAATAAACTAAACGGCCAAACTATTAACCGAAGTTTTCGGGACAATGAGAGTGGGTACCATCCGGATGATTGGCACCGTCATGCGTATGAGAACCATCTAAACTGATGCCATGTAAAGGCGTCTCTGTTTTGTGATGGTGAGATCCGAAGCGGTTTTGGGGACCGTGACTATGGCCGCCACCGGGCGAACCGCCGGGGACATGTGAATGAAGCCCCATCGGATTAGACTCAGAGTGAATATGAACACCATAATACATGGCTTCTTCCGCCGGGGTCAGCGGCGGGTGATCCCAAACAGGCACGCCCTTGGGTTTCACTTGAGAACCATACGGGTCAGCAATGTCGGTGCCAGGATTGCGACGTACGCCTTCCTCGTCCATATCAGTATAGTCAGCACCGGCCTTTTTTAAAGCAGCACTAAAACCATCAGCTTGGAGTCCACGGTTTCGATCCATGTTTCGTTTGCGAGGATCAAGACAAGACTCAATGAAGTTTTCTTGCTGGTTCATTAGTTGCCACCTTCAGTGAATTGCGATACGTCAGAGTCAGTGTGAACTCCGTTATCGGTTTCCGTAGTTTCTTTGATGATGGTACGAGCCACACCAACAGGGATAGTAACGGTTGTACGTGTTTTGCCACCAGGAGCACTTGGTACGCCAACGGCATGACCAGAAACGTGTGTCAAGGACACTTGTTCTTTGCTTCCATCGCCATCAATATCAATAGGACGATCCGTATAACGAACCGAATGAGAGCCGTTCACTCGACTCTGTACGACATTGACGTTGTTCGTGAAACCAGCATTAAGACTTGTTGCCATGATAGAGCCCCCTAGTAAGGCTTAGCCTTCTTCTTCTTTTTCTTCTTGTTGCCATCAGTCGGCTTACGAGGACCCTTAAAGGGGTTCTCTTGTGCGACAAGAAGGAATGCTTTTTTACTAAACTGACGTACCTTAGTCATTCTGCTTCATACGATCAAGTAGTTGACGACGACGATCTTCGGTAGCTTGTGCCGAGGCGGTCACGCCGCGAGCCATAAGTTCGCGAAGGATATCTTCTTGAAGGTATGTACTCAGTTGATCGAATTCCTCAGACTTCATGCCGGTCTTCAAAAGACGCTGACCAACCTTCTTGGCATTCTGCATGTGGTCGATCTGCTTGTCGATCATTTCCATGAGGCGACCAGCAACAGCCTGACGGGTTTCAAGATCTTCAAGAGCGGCAGCAACTTCGGCACTCGTCAGGGTCGGACGAGCAACTTGAGGAACCAAATCTGCCTTGCGGTCGTCTTCGGGATCTTTGATCGAGGTCTTGGAGATGGTGGCTGGTGTCTCGCCGTCAGAAAGAGCTACGGCCACTTCCGCAGGCACTCGAATATTGAGTTGAATATCCGGATGCATTTTCATGATGCCCGCATACACCTCTTTGCGTAGTTGAGCCAGAGTGCCGTGATACCACGCCGGAATCTCAGTGAGTTGCATCACGCGAGCCATACTCGATTGAGCCTGAGTATGAGTAATGACAGGGAAGTGTTCCTTCTGATCAAGCAATCGCTCCGAAGGGAAGCCAGCAACGCTGCCAGTCTTCAAGCGGTCAGCCACGCTCAATGTTTCAGACGGTACATCAACTGTACGGGGAGCAGAGTCAGGAGCCTGACCAAGCTGCTCTGGCGTAAAGCCTTCGCTCAATGCCTTCGCAAAATTGTTTAGTGCCTTGTCATAATTCATATCTACCGACCCTTTGTTTATGTATATCTGAGATCCCTCATTAGGACAATACTCTAAAACTAGTACATTAGGATATCAGGTTTTTCAGCAACGTGCTGCAAAATAGCTTGTTGAGTCCAGGCCGACACCATAAACTGTCTACGCATTTCTCGCGTCGGAGACTTACCATACGTTTTGCTATAGTCGGCCACCTTGTCGGTATAAGAACTAAACACCTCAACCTTTACAGCTTCGCAGGCATCAGAACGCAACATATTAATGATGAAGTCATCAGTGATGGGATTGTGTTCCGTTTCAGGAACGGGCATATGACTAAATACATTATAAATGAGCCACTCTAGTCGTTCCTTCTCTTCGGCACGTAAGTTCTTGACGTGCTTAAGATTGGGGTTCTCACGAGCCTTCGAAGACAGTACACGGTCGCTGATATAGTTTTCAAGCTGATCAAGCATAGCACGTCCACGACGCTGCAAGACTTCCTGTGTCTCAAGAATATGCTTAGCGACATTCTGTCCTTTAGGCCCACGAGGGTTAGACTGCTTACCGGTCGGACCAGTAGACGTATTGGTAGGTCTGCCGTTCGGTGTCTTCGGCTTCGCTTTGGGTGCGGCCCCACCGGGCGGCTTCGCTCCTGGGGGACCAGCAGCACCCGGGGCGGGCTTAGGATCTTTGACAAATGGCCCCTTAGGCTCAAAGATGTCTTTCTCCTTGTACTTCTTCTTCTCTTCCTTCATCTTGGAAGCTTCAATTTCAGCAGACGTACCACCTTCAGACAAGAGAGTATCAGCAGACAAGATGCCACGGTCGTAAAGACCGGTCATGAAAGCTTGTTGTGACTTCTCATCCTTAAGACTAGTGCGACCAAAGCGAACAGTCGGCAGCTTCTTGAAGCCCATCGCATCAGCGATGACCTTCAGTTCATTCATCAACCAAGACTGAACCTTGTTACGGTACGATTCCAAACGCTCCAACACGGTCGCAACAGCAATGTACGAGTTAGAGAAGTTTCCGCCCTTACCGCCAACCAATACCTCAGGAATACCAAGGGCAGTCAAGATGTCTTTGTCAGCAGAATCATGCTTATTGGTGTCGAAGATGCCTTTGACATCAGCTTGGATCGCTTCCGCAGTAATGGCCTCGTTCCACAAAATATTCAAGGCTTGGCCCGGCATTTGAAGCATATCCGCGAGGCGTTCAAAGTGTTCGTCCTCGGCTGGCATACCCTTCTCAATGTCACCTAGCTTGAAAAGGAAGATAGAGTTGATCACAGACTGACAGGCTTTCATCTCCATGTTCCGGAGACAATCCTTGAAAGAAAGTGCCCGCAATGCGGGATAGCAGAATGGCACGGCCCAATCGAACCAGTCCCATTTGCCCGGAGCCTGCACGACAGAAAGCTCCTCGCGGCTCAGCTTAACCTCAGCGGAGTAGCCAGCACCCGGCCCCTGGTAACGTTGGATACGTGCCAAGAACTCCTTAGGGAGATTCATCTCGGTTGTGCCAAGCTCTTGGTTATGGCTGCTACGAAATCCCATGCCACGGGCAACATCTAATGTATCACGTTTGTCAATACCCATTGCCCAGTAGTGATCGCCACGGAGCTTGCGGCCCCGCAACTCCATCTGGAGCGGATTGAGAAAGGTGTACCCCCACGGAATTCTTTTCTTTGTATTCTTTGGCATCTGCTCATCTTGTGCAGATTCGGGTGCCTTACCAACGGCCTTGCCATTCTTCTCATCGTCTCCAAGATGGATTTCGTTTTGACTCAAGAACCAGTCGATGAATCCTTCTTCGCGGCCATCGATAGTGGTGTCGCGTGAGGTGCCACGGATCAACAACATATCGTTGACCCTCTCTGCACCCTGGGCAGTCTTCATGGCACGCTTTTCTTTAGGACTTAGGTCTGCCCAACGACGATGCACGAAAACGTTACCGGACACAAACAGATTGAGGAACATGCTGTGAATACGATCACGCAAGTCTACCTTGGTGGCCCACGTCTTATAAAAGTTACGGACACTCTCATCCGGGTGATCAATCTCAATTCCTTCTGTCGCGAAGTCAGAATAGAGATCGATGATGTTTCGAACTACGCCATAACCCAGATATGCCATCATGCATGACGCAATGAGATGATGGTTGAATACAGAGTTAGAAGAAAACTTACGCAGGTAAGTGAAGCCTCCTCCTGCTCCACTATGGACCCCCGAGAACATACGACCTTGGCCGTTAAGTAGTCCGGTACCTAGATAGTTACCAAACCCCTGGCCCTGCCAAGTCTGTCCTGTGCCAAACGTGCCCTGAAAATAGTCGCTACCTTCACCAAGAAAGTTTCCACCATCCCCGACGCGACGTTCAATACTGTCCCCCATGTTGCCATAAAAATAAGCTTGACTACGGTTCGCAGCGTTAGCTCTTTCGGCAGCTCCCTGCATCGTAGAAGGACTAGCAGAACGTGCAATAGCTCGTTCACGAGTTCTTTCCATCGTAGCAGCGTTGGTGCGATTTCTAGCCATTATGAGCCCCTCAGGGTGATTAGATTGCGATTAGATTGACCTACAGACCTAATACACTAATAGGAGACGGAGCCACGACGACGAACGCCACGAGTTGTATAGCTGCCCTGCCTTGTCATGCTGGGCGTGATACCAAGACCGGTTTTGGGCGTATGGCCTGTGCCCATATAAACTTTAGCTGCATAGTTAGCCAACATGAGAGCAGACCAACGGTCTCTACGACGCATGTCTAGGCCCTCGGGCTGTTCTGCTAATTTAGGTAGCTCGAAACTCTCATTACCTTTAGGGGTAACCGTTCTGGTGATGGCACAGGTCTCATTGATGCACTCATCAATATTCTGCATAATACCAAACGACCTTTGTGTCTTTTCTCCCGTAATGGCCTCAAGCTGTTCAGCTTCCCAATCATCGACCCCCCACAGGTCACGCTGGAGTGCTTCTTTCTCGCCCTCCGTCACGCTATTTTTCGAGAAGTGCCTCATGTACTGATCGTAAATTCTATCGGCGTCAGCACGATCCGGGAACATGATGTGGCATTGTTGCACACTGGCCTCAATACCGTGAGCGGCTTGCGAAATCCATGATGGAGTGAAGTCCACCATCTCAATGATCTTGCGGCCCGGAGCAGACATACCGGCCTTGCTACCAGTAAACTTTTCCATCTGATCAGGAATGACCCAAATGAAGTCTTCCGGTTGCACGTCATCTACCTTCTTGCATAGCCATTCACGGATGTCTTCGCCACCGCCGCCCTTATCCATCGCAATGTACGAGACATTAAAGCGTTTGACAATTTCACGAATACGCTGAGCCGACACGCCATACTGAGTCTTGTCCCAGGCTTGACAATATACAAGCTCTAAACCACGATCAGTGATCTTGAAAACAACCACACCAAGATTATCGTTGAAACGAGCAGGGTCAATACCCATGACATATGTAGCCCGTGGGTCGCCATAAAGTTCAACGTTCACCGGGATAGCTTCAGGTGGCCTTGGTGTAGCCTGTTCAATCCATGATCGCTTAATGAAACCATCAGTGTCATCTGGAAACTGCGACATATATTCCATCGCAAAGCGGTGAGCTGGGTATGTAGCCTTCGCTTTTCGAATAATGTCTTCTTCCATGAAGCCTGCGGGCAAGGCCGTGTGAGGCAATTGGAACACGGCATAGTGATGCCATGAGGTTTCAGCGTGTGCAACGTCATCTTCGCTGATTTCTGTATACTTACCGGTCGCAGCAAGCTGTCTTTCTTCAAGGGCACGCTTGAGCTGTTTGCCGTCGCCTTTAGATCTGACGAAGGCCATATAGACGGCCCACCTCTTATAGAAGTGGTTATGTTTGTGGCTGGGAGTACCAGAGATAACAACTTGGTTACCAAAGCCCTGTGTACTATTGATGGCCTCAAGTAGATGTTCGTCGGCACCAAGAGATTCTAACCTTGAAACAAATCTCTGTTGTGCGGCACGCTCAGCGGGGTTCATGTGAACAGCGGTAAACGGCTCAATAACGATATCGAAGATATCTTCAGGGATGGAGGCAAACTCATCAGCGATCAAAACGGTAGCACGCAGACCACGAATCTTCTCACCATCACCAATAGGAATTGCTTGGATTGAGGACAACCCTACACGGAGAGTGGCAGCATCGGAGCCATACTTGGGTCCACCCCAATGGGAGATAGCTTCCTTCACTAGTGGGCTAGATTCATACAACTGTTCGATGTACTTGAAGACCAGTTTCGCCTGACGGAAACCGGCACCCACAATCACAATTTTAGAGCCGGGCACCAGGAGGGCCCTAAGGAGAGAATAAAGAGCAAGGATGAATGTCTTACCAGCACCACGGGTAGCCAAGATCATAGGGAACTTCTTGTGCCACAAGAGATCCAGCATCACTTGCTGAAACGCCTCTAGTCTAAGTGGCTTTCCCTGCTGGTTATTGAAAACGTTCTCAACAAACCAAGATAAATTGAATGAAGCAAAATGATAGATGCTCTCAAAGGGGCCGGTGTCATCCAGCACATTAAGAAGATCGTCTGTTGTCCATGTAGTCTTCCAGGGGGTCCCCCGAAGCTTCTTGATATCACTCGCTCTCAAATAGTTCTCCTTTTTGGAACAGATCCCAAGCGTGTAGCAGAATGCCACGGGTCATGCCCTGTGCTCGGTTACCACCAAAAATCACTTGGGCGTTGTATTCCAACATGAGCCTCGTAAGATTAGAGGCTACAACGGCTACGGGCATCTTAGGACTCTGCTTATTGATCTTTTTCTTATTAACGTAATACTGATGTGGATTCATGATGTCTTCACATGTAGCTTCGACAACCAAGAACTTGAAAGGGTGGTTCTCCAGTCTTTCAAACTCCGCATAGATACGACGCTTCTTCTCTTTCAAGAAGTTGTTATAGAGTTCATCCACAGACGCTTTACGTTCAACAACAATGATGTTCTCCATACCCTCAATACTGTAGTCACCAGAATCAAGTTTACGATAAACAACACGCTCAAACGCATCGTCGTAACTAAAGTCCCAGGGGGTCTTCTCCCTGGTATCAATCACTAAGATCGGTTTCGTCTTCTTCTTCATCAAAATCTTCTCTGGTTGTCATGGGCCACCTAGAAACAGTAGGTGGCGTACTTGTAGTCGTGGTATTACCACGACTAACAACCTGATCTTCCGTCAAATCAAGCACAGTAGTACCATCATCAAGAGCATACGCACGATGCTTACCTTGGCCCCACGTACTCGTTACGACCGCTTCGCGGTCACCCAAATTTACTCTGTCACCTTGATTTACCATTACATCTCCTTCAATGCTTTCGCGAGCTTCGCCAGCTCACGAGCTTTCTTGAGGTCGTCGTTCTCGACGGCCTCAGCCATCTTATTTAGAATTTCCTCTTGCACCTTCTCGCGTGCAGACTTACCCCCACAAGCACAAATTGTGCTTGTGGTGATCGTGAAGGGTTCAACGCGTGGCTTTGGACAGACCCACGGCCACGGTTCGGTATAGACGTAACTGTTGTTGTCGCCACTGCTGTTTTCAAACTGATAGGGCGTTCCACGGAACACGCCGTCGTTAAATTCAATCATGTTGCCACCGTTTGTACTCGCCCCATGTGATGATACAGGGGCAAACCAATATAGGCTGTTAGCCAGCCAGTTTTAGAAACTCGTTCAGAATACTCTGTCTCACCATGTCTAGGATCACATCCAACTTCAGCTTCAGGATATGCTCCACACTCACGGTAGACCTCTTTACGAACAATGATCGGGTTATTATTGAAGCCGTGAGGATGATTGGCCACTAAATAGGTATGGTTACTCGAAGTCCGTTGACGACTCATTGTGACACCAAAGTCATGAATAAGGGAGGGATCACACGTCCAAGGATTATACAGCGGCTTGCCTAAGCCATGATTTTCATTTGGGTCACGGGGATCCCGCAGTTGAATCATACCCACGAGCGGCTGATCACAGAAAATATCTTGAGCTACGCTCAAGAAGTTCTCTGACACCTGGGTCTCCCAATCGTTTTCAAGGATCATAACATATTCGCCACGCGACAGAGCCCAGCCTTGGTTGAGTGCCTCATTGATGCCGTAGTTACTTTGTCGAACCACAACTTTTCTATCAAGATTTAAACCCTGAAAGAACTCATAGTTGGCATCACAGCCACCATTCTCAATGAAGATCCACTCAACCTCGCCAGCAAACATAGCTACATTTTGCAGAGTACCAAGTACCGTGCTTCGTGTAACCTCTGGTCTACCATGAGCAAGCACTACAATAGAGAATAGTCCGCGTTCACAGAACACGTCTCTGTTCTCTTTATAGCGTTGTACGCCATAGTGCCAACGCTGTACGTTAGAAGAAAGGTGTCTATCGCTGCTCGTCATTCACTCACCTTGCACGTAATGTCATGTCCACGCACAATATAAAGTCGCTCATCTTCGTCTAGTTCATACGCGGTAAACTTATTGAAGATGACACGATCACTAATCTCAATGTCGTCTACCTTGATGACTGCACCATGCTCAGTGGGTCGTCCAGGGCCAATAGCCAAGACTTCACCCGGCACACGGTCCTCTCTAGCAGACTCGGGCAGCAGAATGCCACCCTTAGATTCTGCATTGGGCTCATCCATGCGTACTAGAACAAAATCAAGTCTGGGGGTATATTTCACACTAGCACCACTTCTTCAACACATTGTTCAATGACATCGCAACGCTGAACTTGAGTATGTTCAGCTAATACTTTTTCATAGCCACGCCGAGCAATAGCTTCTCGCTCCGCGTCATGCGAGGCGTAGTAACGAATCTTCTCGATGGCATCTTGAGCATCATCATAGTAGATGATATCCTCGCCCTCGACAAACATCTCTGACAGACCGGTTTCCTGTGGCAAGCGGTCAGTGATGACAAGCTTGCCACAAGCCATACCTTCAAAAATCCTACGAGTCACTTCTTTGTATTGTGAACACTGGAAAACCATCTTTCCCATGCATAGCCTTTTGGCATGCTCAACATCATAGAAGTATCTCTCGTTATTGAAAGAGCCCCCAAGAGCACTTTGAATCTCCTCCGTCAAACCGCCGCCACGCGGACCACATGTGGTCACACAATCAAAATCGACCTTAACGTCGGGACGAGGATAGAAAATCCGAGTGTCGGCAAAGTGCGTCCAATAGCGTGCATCGTAGCCGCATGTATGGTAGCGGTTCACACACTCTCTATCAGGCGAAAGCATCATATGCACTCTCGGGGCCGCTGAAAAATGTTGCCTATGACTTTGAGGCTCATCTCCAGCTTCTTTAATCAACACAACACCGGGGAAGTATCGCTTATCAAATTGGATAGCGTCCCACGGTCCATAATCCATCACGAAGATGAGGTCTGGTGTGAATTGATTAGTACGGAAATCTTGCATGAGTTGGTTCATGCCTTGATTGGAATAGTGCCTAACGTTATCAGGAAATAGGCGTCCTTCGTCGTGGTATAGATTGTATGTACGAATGTCATGGCCTCGATGTGCCAGTTCTGAACGAACCGATTCTGGCGTACACCACTTCTCCCCGAACTTTTCCCAGGAAGCATAGAGCATTGCGATTTTGAGTTGTTTAGTTGTATTGTTCAAAGACCCCGTGGACATGTCCACCCTCCAATAGTTTCTGTAGTTCTTCGTCTTTAACTTTCGAGAGACGCTCAATCTCGTCGGCCACCTCGGCCTGAGCATTCTTTTGCGACAAAGCTTCAGCCAAGTCAACAAGAGTTTGCTTCTGAGAGCGTACCTCTTTGAGTCGTTGAGCACGAGACATCTTCAGCTCACTCATGCCTTTTTGATAGAGCTTCATGTGCTGATCATATTCCTGTTGATATTTATTGTCTACATGACGACGATACTTAGGATCGCCTTCAGGAATATCACCATTCAATGATTCGTCCCGCCACTTTTCCTCTTGTTCTTTTCTGTTGAGTGCTTGAAAAGCCAAAATTAACTCTAGGATGGCCGCGAACACGGCCTGTTCCTCAACCTCCGTTAGAGTATCTGTTGATTTGATCACAGAGAGGTATTCTGAAATGAAGAGTTCCTTCTCGTCGCCGCCAAAGCTCTTGAAAGTCATTCTGAAACGAGGACTGTTCTGTAGTCTATGTTCGATGAAGAGGAATCGCTCCTCCCGTGTCATCTCGTCAAGCGTTTTGTCCTCTGTACGACTGAGAGTCTCGTCGGCCTTCTTGAGTACGCTGGCCACCGTGCGATTGGCGTTCTTGGCACTCCAGTTGGCAGGGAACTCCTCTTTCATCTTCCGAGCAATCTCGGCATGACTGTGCCCTTCGTCGGCCAAAGACCGCACCCGTGACTTCTCTTCTTCAGGGAAGATCTTAGGCATTGTTAATGACTCCTGTGGCAATATCGCGAATCTGCTTCTTGAAACGCTGAGGGATCTTTTCACCCGCCAACATCTTATTGTAGGCATCAATTAGGTGCGACGGCAGAGCATCGCGAATACTTTGATCTAACACCATAGCATCCACATCTTCCTCGTGTTGATTATCAGAGACATCAAATTGCAAAGAGCGGGGCCGTCGTAGGTCCGCCTTTGTTGCCATGTTTTGTCTATACTGATCAATCTTGTCGCACCCTACTTCATCAATGGTACAAGTCTTTCGAACCTTGTCCCACAGGGGACATCGCACACATGGCGGGTTGTTTGGAACCCAGATGCCACGACGCTTGTTGAACAGAAAGTTTCGTACGCATGTTTGTAGATACTTGTATGGCGATGGCCCAATACGTGAAGCGTCATAGAACTGTAACACACGGATACATTCCAACCGAACTTCCTGGGCGGTATCTTCAAAATCCATCCCAGGGATCGGCTGTCTACGTCCTTCTTTATAGACAATCGCCTCAATGACATCCTGTACGTCGGCATAGGAGGGGGTGCCAGAGGCCGCTACACCACTAATTGTCATTAGTTAGATTCGTCTCCGTCTACGTCTTGCGTTCTGTCTTGAGAGATAACGGACTTTTTCTCAGGGGTCTTCTTTTCGATCACCTTTTCAGTTGCCTTAGCGATAGCCTTCTTTTCTTCTTCCTTGGACTTAGGCTTTACAACCTCTGCTACCTTCTTGAAAAACGGAGAAGCCTTAGCGATCCCTTTAGTGTTTTCAGCGGGCACATCGCCAGTCGCCTTCTGAGGCGTACGGACAACAGGTGCGGCGTCACGGCTATGTGAAACTACGTGGCCGCCAGTATTCATAACAGAACCATCAAGGTTCTGTACACGTTTACGATCTCTCGATCTCTTATTTTTCTGATTCATTCTGTCTCCTTACACGGTTGCGGCACTTTGATGTGGACAAACGCCACCATTTCGATATTTACCCATGTTACAATTTAGACATAACACTTGGTAACCATCAGGGAAATCGCGGGCCTTCAACCAATCGTACAACCGAGTGCCGCCACCATTGATACTCTTGCGATGAGCCGCTCCATCATTATTCATATGATCTATTGTTAAAAAGTTAGGTTCTGTTTCACCACAGCACGCACAAACATAGCCGCCATAAGAGTTAAAAACTGCATCTTTTGTAACGTCTCTTTTACGTTGTTTGTCTTTTCTACAGCATGACTTGCAATAACTATGCCTGCCGCTACACATCTTAACGTTTACATAAAACTCGTTGAGGGGCTTCGTGTCATCACATTTAGCACACTGTTTCATTCGCATCCTTCTTGTGCATCACAAAAACGGTCCACGAGGTCATGCATGGCCTCTCGTAAACCGGAGCCTCCTCGGCTCATAACAAAAAACCCGGGCTGTTCGCGAACAATCTGACAAATCTTAGGCCCAAGGTGCTCGGCTCTCTTTAAAGTATTCGGTCCAACTCCCACCATCTTGAAATGAACCATGATGACATCCTCCGGAAGCTTGTCCGGAAAACTCTCAAAATCCTGCTCTGCGTGAATCGATGTTTCCATGCGAAAGTGCTTGACAAAGTGTCCATTTCTTGATACCATAGCCCCAGTAGGCTGTGGCAGGGTCATGCGAAGCGAAGCCTGTGCTTCGAAGAGATATGGCCGTTAAGAAGGCGGCCATAAACACATAGTACACACAAACTTGTTTTTTCAAGCTTTTTCTGGTTTTGTCGTTAGAGTATTCTTTAACGGTAGTGATGAGATAGCCGCTCTGGAGAGCGGCGATTGCTATAGGCTAACGGAGATATGCTCATGAAAGTACGACAGGCCGCCCTAGGCATACTATTGACAATCGTGGGTAGCTGCTTTGCCCCGTCCGCGATGACAAACGTAACTCGTGAGTATTTGGTTGAGCCCCAAATTGTATCTCCAGTGAGCGATATGTTTTATATCAACATGGAGATCGCGGTTTTTGAGGATCAGATCGCTACATATCCTGTAACCTGGGCCAATCTAGAAAAAGCTTTAGAAGAGTGGGCTAGGCACTTGCCTATACGGTGGACCCTATACAAAGACACTAACGCTATCTTTAGGACACTCTCGTATCGAAAACACGTTATTGAGATCCATTTGGCAGACCTACAGTCCTTCACTTATGGATCATCTAGGCCCGATCTCATTGGTGTTTGGTATCCAAAATATGAACGGATTGTTCTTGATGCTGATAGGTTAGAAACTAACCCCGCTAAAGCTTATGCTGTCAGCCTGCACGAATTAGGACATATGTTAGGTGTGCCTCATGTCGTTGGTTTCGATGAACAGGGACTTACTGGATATCTTGTATTGGATGTAGGGATTAACGCTCAGAAATTTGTCATGTATCCCAAATCTATCAGTAAGAACCCTCAAAAAACGTTGTCCCCCATAGAGGTCATGATTGCGAAACATCATCTGCTTACCTATTGGACAAAGAGTCACTTAACGTCTAAGATTCAGGCATGTGAACTTGACAACATTGACTAACTGCTGTATCATGCTTGTATGCTGAAAACCAAATACAGTAGCACCGTACTTATCCAGAATGGCAAAATTCGCCGTTCTGTCGCAAATGGAATTGAGTTTGCCAACGACCAACAGCGTCGGCACATTGACCTTGTTAAACCTCTAATGAATGCTTGGCTACGACCTAAGATTACGGGCGACGAAAGTGCCGAAGTCTTAGTAAGAGTCAAATGTTTAGAAACTACAGACGGTTTGACGGTCGAGTTTAAGCTCCAATCTGCGTCCACTGTTGGATAAAGAAGCTCTAGTTAGCTGGCTAAGTCATCGCCTTGCGTCCTATCGGAAACGACAGCACGAAGCCGAGCACTTGCACCTAGATACGAGGGCTGCCGAATTATCTGTAATTCTTGAGGCAGTAAAAAAGGAATCGTATCATGCGTTCGGACATGAAGGATGTGATCATCGACACCGGCCGACGGGGCCGGGGATACAGTCGGAAGAAGAAAACCCAGGCGACTGACAGTCGCCTGGAGGACCTTCCTGAGAAGGAAGGCATGAAGAGACGGTGGGATGGTTGGGGCCTGAGCTTTGGTGACCGTATCCAGCCGCTAACCAAGTGGCTCCGCAAGCAAGTGGGCCGACCGCTGGACAAGATTTACAGCGAATTCTGCGAGCATGCCGACGCTCGCTCCCTGCGTGGCTGGCACGCCCGCGACCACTTCTGGATGGAAGTTCAGAGATACTCGGAGTACATCGCGTCTCTGAATAGTCGTTGGCGTCTTCCTGGTCCGTTCTACGAAGACGAACATGGTCTTCTTCGTGAGCACGCTTACGACCGTTATCGCTATCGTCCGAAGGTCGATAAGGATAAGTGTGAGTGCGACGGTCGTAGGTTTGAACGCATCAATGATTGCTGGTTCGAGGTGTGGTACAAGAAAACTGAGGAACGTGAGAAGTATTGGAGCTTCTTGACGGGCCGTCACGAGTATCGTACCGTGGATGGCGAGACCAAGGTTCGTCAACGTCAGCTAGGCAAAAAGGACTTGAAGACCCTTGGCCTGAGCAATGTCCGCTAAAATCTTCTTGACTTTCTGCCAGATCAGTGTATAATACGTACGATGCGATATATACAAGGTGACATTTGGCAAGAGGCCGCCGAAGATGGCTGGGTAGTCATTCCCACGAACACATGCGTTCGTCATGATGAAACGGCGGTCATGGGGGCCGGTCTAGCGAAAGATGCTGCCGAGCGTTTTCCAGAATTGCCAAAGCGTCTCGGTAACCACATTCGTCAATTTGATAGTCGCCTATATGTGGACAACCCGATCATCTGTTTGCCAACAAAACACAATTGGCGTAGACCGTCTCAGATGCGATGGGTTGAACAAGGCTGTCATGAACTTGTGGATCTCGCTAGAATCTTAGGAGATGTTGGTGACCATCGTTCCATCTTCCTGCCGCAACTAGGCTGCGGTCTTGGTGGTCTCAATTGGGAACGTCAGATACGCCCCGTAGTTGATTCGATCTTAGAAGGCGATCGATTTGTACTGGTACAAAAATGACAAAGTTTTATGTGTACGTGATGAGAGACCCCTCCAATACCAAGTTCAATCTATATGTGGATGAAACTAATATGGAGGAGTTTGTTCGCAGACACTTTCGCCCCGCTCAGATGCAATATAGTGGTGTAATGGTTGAGGCCGATGATAGGCCACACGCACACAAGATCTATCAATCGCTTGAAGAAGAAGGCGAAATCTTTTGGACTGATGAGCCCACTGAGACGGCCCTAAAGCGTAGGCAGTTTGACATTGTGAAATCTAGCTTAGACAAGTCACAACATCTTGGTCTCCAGCTTGCTATCGGACAGCTAACAAAACGATTGGCCGCAGATTTCATCAGTATCAACAAGCAGTTTTCCTTGATGGCACGCTTAGTGAGAAGTGTCACACAAGACAATCCCGAAATGGCCGTCGAGGAAATTTACGACAAACTCAAAGAAAAGTACATTGAACAAATCAAACAATTCGAATACAGGGCAAACCCCGGACCCGACGACGGTAGCCCGACTCCGAGCTAGGCGGATCATGCAACAGGAACTTGGAGCATTTCGAAGCTTTGCTTCGAAGGCCGCCCATCATTGTCCTGAAATCGATGAAGAGGTTTTCTTCGATGCTATTGCAAGAGCCTTTCTTGATGGCATCAAGAAAGAAATGAGTTCCTTGTTCGGCCCAACTAAGGCCGCAAATATGCTAGACCCTTTTAAGAAATCACATGGCAAAACAATCAGATCTAGATAACGCCTACATGAAAAGTGCTTTTGCGTTTGCTGAGCTATCGCACGCAACACGTAAAAAGGTGGGTGCCCTACTTGTCGTTCCCGAAGGGGGTCGGTTCGAGGGCGTAAACGGTATGCCCGAGGGATTTGATAATAGTCCTGAGACGATGGAAGAGTACGAGGAGTTTGTAGAGCTTGGCGTCACGCGAACATGTACAAGACTTGTTACGAAGCCAGAATGTCTGCATGCCGAGGCCAATGCCATTATGAAGGTCGCTCGTTCGACAACGAGTTCTATTAGTGGAACCATCTATACGACACTCACACCCTGTCTTGAATGTGCCAAACTCATCATTCAGGCAAAAATCGTTCGTGTCGTGTATGCAGAACTATATCCATATCCAGGGCACAGTGGTCCCTCTCGGGCACTAGGTCTAGAACTTCTGGAACAGGCAGGCGTTCAAGTAGATTATCTGCCGTGGCACACCACCACGGCAGATGAGATAGAACTTCAAGATGAAGGGAGGCTCGATAATGACCCACGACACCACACCACGTAAATGGTACGAACGACTAGCGGCATATCTTGAGTCTAAGGAAAGAGTAGATTCTAATGGAAAACGTCGAAGCTGTAGACGTATGATTCGTCGCGAACGCGACGGAAAACAAGAAGACTATCTAGAACGATTCTATGTCCTATCGACGCCTTGGCTTGGTATCTATCTCCATCGGTTCTGGGCCGGTGACGATGACGGCCTACATGATCATCCGTGGAATAGCTTGAGTATTCTACTCAATGGATCGTACCTTGAAGAACAGCCCGAGCGGAGATCTGTTCCGTATGGACCTTCGGTGACTTATCTACGCCGTCCGTTACATCCCATTTGCAAACTACGTACGAAGCATGATGCTCACCGTATCACAATCCCGGAGGGCGAAGCCGGTGCGTGGAGTTTGTTTATTCGATTTGGCTTAAAAAGAAGGCAATGGGGATTCTACCGCAACCGTGGGTGGAAGGCCGCTGAGGTACAGTCGCGAAAAGAGGAGCGGCGTGCGTTTAGTGTTGACGCCGTGGCAGAAGTCAAAAAGAAGGAATATGATGGACCGCCCGTGGGGCCGCCGACGAGGTTTGCCTGATGTATAAGGGGGATATTCCGTTCAATCCTAGAACGGGTCAACCCATGTATTACCCAGAGCGTATGTATGCGTGGACATACAAGGGTAATACATACGAGTCTTGGTTGGCGGTTGAACGCAAGTTTGGTAACGCCGCTGGCAAGGCAGCAACACGAATCGATGTGTCACCCGACTGGCGTGCGAACGAGCCATTTGATGCCGTTCTGACGATCACCGGATTCTCCCGTGGTCGGTCCGCAGCAAACTTTGACTTTCAAGATGATCGCGGCACCGAATACACAATGTTCATGACGGACCTCTTGAAGCTTTTTCAAACGACTACGATCACAAACGGCAAGACCCAGCGACTTACATGGGTGTTCTGTAAGCGTGGTCAAAACTACGGTATTCAACTACATGAAGATAGCAGTAACGGGCCCTAGGCCAGATAAGCTGGGCGGCTATGACGCCCTAGATAACTTCAGGGCAATCCGTCGCAACATGCTCGCATTTCTCGAAAATGAGAAAAGTGGAGATCCTGAACTTTCCCTTATCTCAGGTGGAGCACTTGGGATTGACCAATTCTGGATCCAGGTGGGCCTCCATCTGAATTTGCCAATTACGGTTGCTCTGCCGTTTGAGGGATATGATTCAAAGTGGCCTGCCGCTTCGCGGCAGAAATATCGGGATCTTCTTGACAAGTGCTCTTGCGTGCGGTATGTTTGTGAGCCTGGGTACTCCGCTGCGAAGTTGCAGAAACGCAATGAGTGGATGGTACAACACTGTGACAAGTTGGCAGCCTATTGCTTTCCTGGTCTGCCGGGCGGAACAAAAAACTGCATCGACTACGCAAAAGAACAAGATTGCTCTATGCAAGAGTTTGACCTGAGAGAGATTTTAGCGTGACCCTCTTGAAAACTGGTGAAGAATACGAAATTGAGGAAATGCCGCAAGGTATGTTTCTCAGAAATAGGAGCACTGGAGACACTTGGCGGATTGGCCATCCCAAAGATGTGGCCATGATGGCAGTATCTCTAACGCTTCTTCTACAAAATATTGTCAATGACAAGAAAAAATCCCGATAATAAGCCACTACGCATTCGGCACGACGAACGGTATTCAGGTCCTTGTTGTGTAACTGATGAGTCATATGCACTTATGTTGGCTCAGTTAGCGGTTGCTCAATCGAATCTCGTGAAGGCGGGCAAAGATTCGGCAATGCCACACTTCATTGCAATTGTGAAAGAACTTGAGCGTATCTACGGCTTTACATTTGAGCAGGTAGATGATGGACGTTGATCTTCCTGACGTATACGAGACCAAGGTCGTCAAGGCTCGCAAACCCCGTCAGTGTGTCGAGTGTAGACGGACAATGGGTGTTGGTGAACAATACAAGAAACATACTGGACTCTGGGACGGTAGATGGAGTCACTACGCGATGTGTCAGTCTTGTTACTGGATTCATCAGGCGGCCGAAGAGGAGTGCGGAGAACAAATCCTTTATGTATTTGGTGAACTCTTCTTTACGCTAAAAGAGATGGACCTTGGCCATCATGTACCAGTATGAAGTCTCGTGGTGGTCAGAGACCTGTGACACTTCCGATAAGAAAACTCATTCCTATCGCGGCTCGGAAGCTGAATCGTCTGCTGGTACATCCGTCCGAATTACGTTTACTGAGTATGGCAGCTTTACGTCGTACTCCGAGGAAGACGCCCTACATCTTTTCAAGGCATGGTACGATGAACACATTAAGACCGATGAATCTGATTTGCGAGATCAAGTTCGGCAGCCATCTGTACGGAACTTCGACCCCCTCTTCGGATTTAGACTATAAGGGTATCTTCCTGCCTACGATAGAGGAGGTTCTATTGGGGCGAATCCCCAAAACTGCCTCATCGTCTCCCAGCGATGATACCCGCAAAAACGAAGCTGGCGAACTCGACTGCGAGTATTACAGTTTACATCACTTCTTGCGTTTGGCAACGCAAGGGCAGACTGTAGCAGTCGATATGCTTTTCGCACCTGAGAATTGCGTCTATAAGGATCCTAAAAACGGATGGGTGTGGGATCGTATTATCGCTGATCGCGATAGACTACTCTCTAAACAGATGAATGCTTTTATTGGGTATGCTCGCGGTCAAGCCGCGAAGTACAGTATGAAAGGCGACAGACTGAATCAACTACAAAATGCTGTAGCTATTCTGCATGCGTATTCAGACGACGAACCTCTAGAGCAAGCATTGCGTCTTGAGGCACTCAATCCTTATCTACAAAACGCCATCCAGGACTGTCGTACGAATCCCCAAAAGGTTCTAGAAGTGCAAATTGGTGGCAAGTGGTTTGGTGATACAACTAGGATTGAACTGGTACGCGAATCAATCCAGAAGGCGATCGATCGTTACGGTAAACGTGCTCACGCCGCAGCGGACAGCGAAGGCGTGGACTGGAAAGCCCTTAGTCACGCGGTTCGCGTGTCTAAGGAGTTGATTGAACTCTTGTCCTTTGGTCGCGTGAATTTCCCTCTCGCGGACGCCCCCTTGTTGCTAGATATCAAACAAGGTCGCGTGCCGCTTGAAACAGTACAGGGGATTCTCGATACCGATTTGGCCTTCGTTGAGCTACAAGCTCAACAATCTACTCTACCCGATAGGGTAGACGCTAAGTGGTGGGATCAGTTTCTTGTGGATATCATGTGTGAGCATATCTCGAACGAACTAGTGAAGGCACTCAATGATTGACGTATATCTTGTCATTTGGCTTTTGTTCGCCCACTTCGTTGCGGACTTTGTTTTTCAGAGCACGAAGACGGGGCTCACAAAAAGTAAATGTAACAATACGCTGACTACTCACGTTTGTATATATATCCTAGTTCTGTGGGCAATGCTCTTGCCCACAGAAATAGCGGATTCTTCTACCTTTGGACTTGCATTCGCGTGTTTTAATGGTATGCTTCACTGGCCTACAGATTGGCTCTCTAGTCGGTTGGCCGGAACATATCATCGCGAACAACGATTGTACGCATTCTGGAAAGTAATCGGACTTGACCAATTGGCACATACTGCGTGCCTTGTTTTGACAGCGGGACACTTTTATGGCGTATAGAAACTACTTAGATCACGAGCACTATGGCGAAGTGTGGTATGAGATCACTCTCCGTAATTGGTTTGTGCTTGACAACTCAGCCGAGGAAAACCGAGCGGCGGGCCCGATCTTCGAAATGTGTCTCCTAGATGGGCACCTTGTTGCTGCTGGCGGATCCATCGAAGATACAGAGCAGCGTATGATGAACACGCTCGACGCCGCAGCGGCTCGCGATGTTGTATTGGTGCCATGCGACCGCAGAGTGTCCTGGTATCAAAAGTGGCGTATACGGCGATTCAATCGTAAATGCATGCAGGAAGGGCGACTCTGCCCTGTGACGGGGCAGGGATGATGCTCACACGTATCTATCTCTGCGGGGCCCACAGTTGCGGCAAATCAACCTTGCTCAAAGAACTCTCGCTACGACATGGTTTCCTGACCGTGGAAGAGGCCGCTCGCGAGATCATTGAAGAAGGTAACGTAGAACTGAGTTCATTTAGTGCTAACGCCCTGAGTGCTGATGCATTTCAAGCCACGGTGGCGAAACGCCATCGTGAGAATCATGAGTGTGCCCTCAAGAATGCAGCCGATCTGCATGCCCCTGGCATTGTTTTTGACAGAGGTCCGGACAATCTGGTCTATGCGGCGTTGTTTGCCACTAACGCAGGAGCAGAGTATCGACGCTCTAAGGAATACCTGGACTCCCTACAGGAACCAGGAGCCCTTGTTTTTCTTATTGATCCTCACGAAGACCTCATTGAGAGTGATGGCGTACGCAAATCGCTCGATATGCAAACTCTACAGACAATTACTCATGGAATTGCCATGTTACTTGAATGGAATGACATTCCGTACGTACGACTACAGTCGCCTGACCTGTTACAACGACTAAAAACTATTGACGCCGTAATCCAGATAAGCCATGACAGCAAGTAGAACAGATATTGAACGCTGGCTGACTGACGCCAAAACAGTAGAAGCAGACTACCTCATCGTCGCTGTAGACACCTTTGACTATGACAACTATCCAATTTACTGTCGCGGCGATGAGGAGTGTCGCCGTAAGTATAACGAAGTCTGTAGTGCATCTATGCAACGTGTAGATGAAGTGTATAACCTTTCTCTTGATCTTGAAACACAATTAAACACCCAACGGGTGATGAACCTACCAAAATGAAAACTAGTCTAGTGGCATGAAGACGTATTCAAGTATTATGCTCGTCGTGGACGAAACTATGGGCTGCAACGGCCTGGAGTATGGTTACGAAGGACCCTGTAGGCGATTTCTAGAGTCGTTTGATGCCGTAAATGAATCAGAAGCCAAGGCCATCTGTGAGGCGGTAGGTGTTATCTACGACGGCGAAGTGCTGGGGCTATATGATGGGGACATCTTTCCCAAGTGGGGTTAATATAGTGCGAGTCTCTCCTTCGGAAGTTTATAGACATTACCTACAGCATAATACGTGTGGTTGGTATACGTACGTGCCACATGGAAGCCTGTTTCATGTACATGAAATGGTTTGTCCCGTGTGTGGTGAACCTGTGCCAGAAAGAAATTACAAAGCCAGTGATGATTGGTCGCTGTTTGTTGGAAAACTGGTCACCCGCAAAATGTCATCGTTTAGATGGTGGAATCCGCTCACTTGGATTGATTTCGAAACCGTGTTTGATAAAAAGTGAACTAGTATGAGCCGCATCTTTGTAACGTCCGACACGCACTTTGGACATAAAAACATCATTCGGTTTGTCTCGCGACCGTTCGCGAGCCAACCCGAGATGGACACGTACATGATCAATCGTTGGAACGCTCTAGTGGCCGACGACGACATCATCTACTTTCTTGGCGATTTTGGAATGGGCCCTCCGGCCACGGATGGGTTTATCGCTGACAAGATGAGCATGCTACATGGCAAAAAGCGTGTTGTCCTGGGGAACCACGATAGGCCCGTGCCGAAATTCGGCACGAGTGGCTTGAAAAAGATTGTAGAGGATTACTCACTAGAAGTTGAAATTCTAGATGATATCCATGAGGTCGAAATCGACGGTACGCATTTCGTGATGTGCCACTATCCCATGAATGACTGGAATGGTAAGTTTCACGGGGCCGTCCATCTACATGGTCATCAGCACAATGGATATTCCGCTAGCCATGCCCGCGAAATGAAGGGCAAAAAGCGTTACGATGTCGGGGTCGATATGTATGGTGGCCCCGTAGAAATTACTGGTGACCTGAGATTTTTGAATGATCCGAAGGGCTGGAAAGTATGAAGCTTATTGCAATTTTGTTCAGTGTTTTGTTGGTTGGCTGTAGTCACGACTCCTCGCGAGCGTCAACCACGTTGACACCGGGAGAGGATGATGTTGTTTGTGTGTTTGAAACCGAGCCCAATGATGGTGCCCGCGAAGCAGACTTTGTTACGGTTGTCAATAGCTTTAGTCCGCCCGACATTTGCGGCCGGATGGACGTTGACTGGTTCCACATGCTACCAGACCAGAATGCGGTAGTATCTTTCACCCTTCAAACAGATCAATCCGTTATTCCGGTAATCGAAGTCTATCGAAGTGACCTACATCATACAAAAACAGTTGTCTTTGTCCGTCGGTTTGAAGGGGTGGATGGTTTACTGACCGTAGACGATTATTCTCTGCCGCATGCAGGGTATGGCTACTATTTTGTTGTCTCGGGTCTAACCGGCATGAGAAATGCTCCGTACACGTTGTCGCTACGTGACAACGAGCACGGGGTTCAAGCTACAACTTATGTTCCGCGATTCTATATGATCGAAATGGTTGGTGATCAAACCCGCGAAACCGTTGGTTACGAGGTGTATCGTGAGTAAGCTCCCCGAAAAGGCAGACGGTGATAAACGCCGTATGGAACTCACTGTCACTGATACCCATAGGTGTGCCGTTTGTGACGGATCTGGAAAGTCAGAGAGTGGCACGGACGAATATGGTTCGTATTATAGCTATCCCTGTCGAAGTTGCTTCCTTGGCATTGTATCACAAAGACACTCGTATACGCTGCGAGAAAACAGAAATGGAACCTTTACAATTGTCCAAGTTTGATCTGGAAAAGCTTAAAGAAAAGATAGCCGATATTCGAGAACGTCAAAAAGATGTTGAACTCGAACTCATTATGGCACAGGCATCATGTCCTCATCCCGAGCTTATTGAAGGATTCTCAATTGTGGCCTGTGTCCAGCCAGCTATATTCTGTACAACTTGTGGCCAAATGAACCCCACATCTAATATAAAAGGCGGCTCTGATGCCCTTGGAGAAGAGTATGACGAACTATCGAGTGGTGATTGAAAAACTGGTACGTGAGACGTATCTTGTTGAAGCTGACAATGAATCTGTAGCAATGGAAATTGCTAAAGACATCGGTGTGTCCCCCGTGATCACAGATGACACCGAGGTCATTGAAGTATCTGCTGAGGAAATTGCGTGAAAGAACACTTCGTAAAGTGTCGCTTCTGCGACCATGAGGCGTCCGGAAGCGTAAGTCGTAGTGGTCAAATATGGGTCGAATACTGCGAGAATCATTACGATATTGCAAATGATTGGATTTTTGGTCGAGCTACTAAAAATATCTCCAAAGGACAAGAGATACATAAAGCAATAGAGTGTGACAAATCATGGACCTTGAATTTTCCTAAGAGTGACAAGATGATCACACAGGTCGTGGACATGCGAGACCCTAATCCGACAACAATTGAAGAATTGCGTGACCTGATGAACCGAGTGCCTGTGCCCAAAACTCCTATCGAGGAGATTATGGCAAAACAGATGCCGGCTTCCGAAGAGGTTACGCCAAATTGGCAGAGGCTATCCAAAGGCATTGATCAAGTTCGCGAAGCGGTAGAAAAAACAAACGAAGCCGCTATCATGGCCTCTCAGGCCGTAGTTGAAACAGCAGAGGTCTTGAAGGAAACCTGTCGGCTAACGCCGACAGAGCAGGCTCAAGCTAATAAGCTTGAGGAGTGGATTGAAGAACAGCTAGATGACCTTTACGATCCCGACACAACTGAGTATCATGTAGTGTTACCTGAATGCCCACAACCAAGTGTTGAGGAGTATTTGAAAGGCCGGTTCACCGGCTGGACAATCCATGCCAGCGGAGATCGCTGGAGAATGGATGTAAAATGAGCGAGATGGACGACTTAATTAACCGCTTGGCAACCAGCGTTGTCAAAGGAGACGAATTCGCGGTGAAAAAAGACGATCTTACGGACTCTCTATCGAGAGCCCGAGAAGCGATGACTGAGATTTATCGCTGTGAATCAGATGGCTATACCATCTGGAGAGACCCGCTGACGGGACAATCTGAATACCAATTTGATGGCGAGCATTCTCCTCTTCATCAAAGAGTTACCTCTGAACAGAAAAGCCAATACCTTAGCACGGGATACTGGAGCAATCTATGAAATTCTTACTTGCTATTCTACTCCTATGCGGTATCGCTACTGCTCAACAGCCGCCGATCCCCGAGTACAGCCAGTATGGCTCGTACTCGGCACAACTGACGGTTTACCGAAACGTGCAAGCAAAGCTTGCTCATGACAAACGAATTCAACGCCGTAAGGCCCGACGCGACATTCGTCACGATCTCCGTAGACGAGATCAGACTCGTTTTGTTGTACAACGTTCAAACTACGCCTACGGAGACGCCTTGAATGCTTGGAACCTACGCCGTCGTGGCAGCGATCTACGTGTATACCGAACTAGAAATACTATTGTCGTCCGAGGAAGAGGAGTACGATGAGTACGATTGAAGTTCTGGCTTCGCCAGAGGAATCTTTCATCCTGCGTGCCGTTGTACCAACGAAGTACGCGGGCCAGCATTTGATCGATGGCATCCCGTGTCAACAGCAGGTTGTCACTAGGGACGCCCACGGTGCATCAGACTCGGTAGAGCTTATTGCTCGCGTCCCGAGTAAAAACCCCGGCGGTCTGTCTACCTACGAAGTAACAGAGTCCCGATTCCCTTACGAGGTCGGCGTACCGCCGATGCGTAACTTCGCACCGATTACGGTTGACGCAACAACAACCGATGGACAAGTGTGGCAGGCTACCTTCACGGAATCTGATGATTATGACGTAGTGAAGGAAGGCCGCTTCCTCACCACCGTTCGTGGTTTCAAAGAACTTGATAATGGCCGTGGTGGGAAGCTATTTGGTGTTCATATTTACCTTACGTTTGTGGAGGGTGACCCTAACCTCTCTTTCGACGTGAGAGTTTCTAACGCGAACGTCGAAAGTGTATTGGGCGGCGTCTACTTCACCGATCTCAGAGTCACTACTGAATCTCGTGCTTCTATCGTGCCCCGTATGGGTTCTAATCGTATTGACAGTGTGAGAAATGGCAACGTGTTCTGGATTTGCGAAGATGCAGGATATCATCATTACTTTCCCAAGCAAGCATCGTTCCATCGACGGCTCCTAATTGTCAACCGCGAAATCTCTCCTGATACTCTTGCTTGGGAGAAGATGCATGGGGGAGTTGGTTTCTCTAATGCGTGGCATCAGAAAGAGACCTTCGGCGTAACAAAAACTCGGATCGGTCGCTACACAAACGCTTTCGAATACCAAAACTTCACGGGACGCGAAGCGATCCGTGAAAAGTTGTTGGATAAGGCACTGGATGTAAGTGCCGCACTTGAGAGTGGGGGCACGAACGGTGGTCACGGCATCTACTCTATAAACTTTGGTCCGTTCCATCCTATTCATAGAGAAAATCAAGGCGGTCCCGGTGGCTTTGAAATCAGGCACTACTCTGGATATGAACTCTGCTCGGAATCGATCCTTGTAGAGAGACTCCGAGCACATATGTATTCTGAGCGTCAAGCTTGGAATATGTATCGTGCCGATGGCACTATTAAAACAGTAGACGATTGGGCCCATGAAAATAATGGGTTTGTCCCGTTCGACTTTATTCCTATGGACTTCCATGTCAATGCTATCCCCGCGTTCCGCGAGGCTGGAAATTGGAATGAAGGGGATGCAGATGATGGTATCACCGACTACCGCCCGATTGACCGTGCTCATCAGTGTAGGAATAATAAGCCGTGGCAGGCGTTGGTGTATCTGACGAACGATCCGCTCGCAAGGGACGAACTAAGGATGGCGGCAGAGGTGAATTTGCTCTGCTTGCATAATTACCCGAATCCACAGGGTTGGAGTAGTTTTTCGACCCTTGCGGAGATTGCCGCCGTTGTGACAGAGAATCCTGCTCAGGGTCATACGAACTGGCGTCGTGACCAAATGTGGCAGATTGATTCGATCTGTTCCTATTATGCTATTGCGGACATTGAGACACGCAGTCATCTATATGCATGGATGAAGTTGATGACTGAGACGATCTTGAAATCGAGTATGGATACCGGCTTCTTGAGTCGCGTGAACGCGGGTCAGGTCTATGATACGGCAGACATGCCCGACTATGATGCGGCCCAGGCGTTTGAGCTTGCTTTTGAACAGCATGCCAAGATGTGTCTGTACGCTGTAGCTTTTAGGGGCAGAGATAGTCGCTATGGGAACGCTTTGCTTCGTAGTGTTCTTGTTGCCGCCGAGTCACTGTTCGAGAGCGATATTTACGACGGCAACAATTATAGGTGGTTTGTAGCAACGGCTCGCCATCACGGCTCGCCGTTGGGTCAAGATGAACTTTCTCGTGCTCTGACAACGGGTGGCAATGAAATCTTCCAAGGGTGGTTCGTCTTGAGCCTAGCGGCCCAAGCCGAAATTGGTCTTGGTCGTGGCCGTAGGATGGTTCGTTGGCTGAATCACGCCAAGCACTATCGCGAGACACATAGCGATAAAGTGTCTAGGTTGTTCTCGTGGTCTGAACAAAGTTGGAATGACCATCTACCCCAGGCCATTGGCTTGATTGGTATGTTGCAGTATTGGGGGCTACATAATGGTTCCTGAGAAGCACACGATTCATCAATGAAAGTGTGTTCGCGTTGTAAGACTTTGAAACCTACGACAGACTTCTGTAAAGATAAATATCAGAAGGACGGTCAACATCGCTTATGTCGTGTATGCCTGAGTGAACAGAATAGTCGTGCATATGAGAAAAATCGCCATCAGAAACACATAGAGTATCATGAGGGTGGTGGCAAAGAAAAGTACGCTATTCTATACCGTCAAAACGCTCGCCGTCGCCAAATGGTCAGCCGTGTTAGTCGCGTAAAACGACGCGGTAAAAAGCACGGTGTCATTGAAACGTTTGCGGTCATGGATTTTGAACAAGTCTTCACTCGCTTTGAAAACAAATGCTTCAATTGTGGTACGGTAGATCGAGACCTACAGGTTGATCATCACGTACCACAACATCTAGGAATGCCGCTTACTCATAGTAATGCCGTAATTCTTTGTGATATTTGTAATGGCACCAAAGGTATACAGCCGCCTCATGAATTCTATTCTGTAGAGCAGTTGCGAACACTTGAGGTGTTGGGTGTCCGTTCGCACACCGAAATAGCTGAGTAGGTACTAACTGGAAAACTGTGTCGCCCTGTGTATAAGGTACCCTGGGCCCCTCCGAGCGGAAAGAATTTCCCATAAACGAAAAAACCCCACACCCTCCGGATCGGGCCGGAAAGGATGGGGTCCACGGAAACGAAACGTGTGCGAGAGAGTCTTACTGCGATTCAGGATTTACAGGCTTTGGTGGGCCTCACCCATTCGTACTTACGGCTCTCGTGTGCTGTCTACTTGCTCGGGGCACGGCCCATGATCTTGGCCATGTCGGTCAATGCGGCCTCCAGGGTGAGGCACAGGCGGCCCCCCTCGACTCGTCCACCTTGATTGGTGCCCACGAGCCTAAGGGGAGCCTTTTCCTGATTACCCCTCTTGCGGCGGGCCATGAACTCCCGGGCGTTGGCCAGGGTGTGCTTGTCATGGAATCGGCCGCCGTTTTCCTTCGTGTTGATCGCGTGTTGCATGGTTCGTTTCCTTGTGTGGGGTGTTGTTCTCTTGACTCGCTGACAGTATACCACAGTGGGGGGATAATGCAAGCTAGAAATCGAATATTCCTATGCCCACCTGATATCGGCCGTGGGGTACAGCTTGCGAGCCCTCTCCTCCACCCCTCGCGAACTGAGGGCACACATGGAGAGGCAGGCGAGGAAATCCGAATCCTGCCATGCGTGGGGTGTGCGTGCGAGGTAGTAGCTACTACGCTTGCAGTCGTCGTCGGAGTCGTCGTGTTCCACGATGTAGAGCGTTTCTGTTTCCATATTCTATTATACCCCACAGGGGGAGAAATGCAAGCTGAAAATAGCAAAAATCTAATCTACCCTGAGGCGGCCTCTAGTGGCCCGTGCTAGCAGCACCGCCCGCCCGCGTGGCTAAGCTACGCTGATTTAGGCGGCCTCTCACCTACGGCAATTGGGGCGTATCATAGCGTGGGCTAGGCCCGTTTCTGAAAAATCAACCTTGCTGGAGCGTTTGCAGCATGGAGGCCAGGCGAACAAGGCCGTACCCCACAGTGCAGACGAAGGACAGGAGGAGGATGATATTCCCGTTTGCTTTGATCGTTTCCATACCTACCTTATCGGTAGGCACGGGGGTATACTTGTGGGCTATCTGGATTTTCTCCTATCCGGTGCCCGGGTCACCCATCGGCACAAGCGTACCCACCGCCTACGCCAGCCCCTCACCCCTGAGCCCCCTTCTTGAGAGCGGCTCTCAGGAGGGCTTGTGCTCGCTCGATCCGGCGAGCCTCGATCCGGGCGGCCATCTCCGCATAGACGGGCTGGCCATCGCTGGCGGCGGCCTCTAGGGCCTTGAGCTTGCGGGTTGCCTCGATGCAATCCCCTGAGGGGAGCAGTCCCTTGAATGTATCCATGCCGTTTCCTTGCGTTACCGTTGCCACAGTATACCCCCTTATCGGTTGTTGGCCAGTGATTCTTGATTATTGATTGCTGGAAATTATTGCCGCAAGATTTTGCGGACCTCGGCCATCTCCATCCAGTAGAGTACCTCAAGGGCCACGATGCTAACGAGTGCGATAATCATTTTCTATGTCCTCCTTGCCTACCCCTCTTATCGACGTGTGAGCTAGGAAACCTGATAGGAAACGGCCAAATCTACCCTGAAACATTTTCCTGCCAATCTGGCAGACGCACTGTCAATATGACAGGGAAAGTTCTTCTTAGGGGTTAGTACCTAGGAAAGAATTTCATACGCAGTAGTGCGTACGGGGGTAGGGTGCATGAGCCCATTAAAAGGCACATTTCGACACTCGTACGATTTCTGGAACTACGTTCCTAGGGGCACAAATAACCGGGGCGACAGGCCGTCAAACCTGCCGCCCCGGTATGAAGCAACGACAAAGAATCGGGGGAAATTGAACCCCCGGTGTTTCTACTGCTTCACCTCACGTCTCACGATGATATCGGCGGGGTAGCCGTCGTGGTCAATGAGGCCGCGTGTTACTTCTTCGTTGGTCATGTCGGGAACCGTGAACACGGTATCAATGAGGCGACCGCTCAACCGATACACGTTCCACACCCAAAACCTTGCTGCTTGTTGCTTCATGTCTTTAGTATACTCTACCCTAGTCGTTGTGCAAGTTCTACCCAGAGTATTGCTATGAAAACTGAGACGGGCAGCAGGAGCACGAATAGGCCACAAGCCTTGCCCATTTGCACACCCACATCTAAGGCGTCACCATCGGGCGTAGGCTCGTGCCTTGCGGCGTACCGCCTAAGACGATTGTTGGTTATCGAGGGCATCGTCGCCAGTATACTCCGGGAGAGCCCACATGGCAAACAGCTTGAAGGTATCTTTCATCTTTGCCACTCTGGCCTCGATGGTCTTACCAACCACGGTCCATGAATGGGCTTCGTGCGGCTTGGCAACAGCAGCAACCAAGACTCGCTGCATCATGGCAGCCAGGAGGTTGATTCTGTAGAAAATCTGAGTGGCCTGTGCTTCGGCCTCATCTCGTGTTAGTTGCTTCATGCTTCTATTGTACCACGCAATAACGATTTGTCAAGGGCTTCGAGTGCTTCGCGGACCTCATTTGTCCAGTATCGCAGCCGATGTATTGCACGGTAGGTATCACAATGCTGGACAGCAGTACGACGATACTCTTCCGCTCTGGATTTCTCAGCAACGGCGTGCCGATATCTCTCGACCGCACTCATTGTTTATCCCTCACGGGCGTATACTCAGGGGCACAACCAACACCCTCCCCACAGGTGGGGCAGACCGGTGCTAGAACGTCGTCTAGGGCAGCCTCACAATCAGGGCAATAGGCTTCGCCACCATAGACAGCGAGCAGCCCTCGGAGTTCCTCGGGCGTCTCGGGGATCAGTGCCACGCAGGTTTCCCCATCTGCTTTGTACCATTTCGCTTACATGAATACAGTATACCCACAGGGCTCGAAAAAGCAAATAGAATTGTGAGATTGTCAAAAGTGTCTCTCGACCGTTCTCTTGGCCCGTGTCACGAACAGGCGGGCCGCTGGCTTAGCCATCATGCCCTGGGGAGTCTCGATCACGGAGAGGCCGCTATCCGTCCGCTGGATGCGTACCCAGAACCACCCGCCACCTTTGACGGTATAGGTGCCGTCGGCGTTGACGGTCACGGCATCTTTTCGCATTGCTCCGTTGAAGTTCATGTCCCATTATACTCCCAGGGGTCGCAAAGTCAAGCGACCCCTGGGAATTTTGTTTATCGCGGACACTGACGGTGACGGTAGCCCTCTCGTCCCGCCGCTCTCAGGGCCTCATGCTTTTTGGCTTGGCGTGGGCCGAGCGTGATGGGCTGATCGCACCGCGAACATTGAGACTCTACCCGGGCTTGACTCTTGCGGCGAGTGTAGCCACTAGCAAGCTCCAGGCTATGACACCGTTCGCCCTTGCCACCCATCTCCCGGTGACATCGTTTCCACAGGCCACCATGACCGTAACCCGGCCCCATGACGAGGTGAGCGGCCTCGTGTGTAACGGTCTCGAACAGGTGAGAGTCGGCGTTACCCTCGTCCGCGAAATACGGCAGCGAGAGCTTGACGAGGTTGCGAGCGTAGAACGCTTTTCCAGCACAGGCCGTCATGCGACCCGAGACCTCAAAACGAATGCTCCGAAGTTTGTCCGCATACTGCGGGCATCGCTCGATGGTCTCATCGATGATGCGGCGAGCACGCACAAGAATTGCTCCTTTTGTCAGCTTCATGACTATATTCTACTCCAGAATCGTCACGAAGTCAAGAACTACTGTGGGAAAATCACAATCCTCACAGTAGAACAGGCGGGGCGTATCCTCACGGCCCTCGACAAGCGTATCAGTCAGGAGGTTGTTTACGAACCACTGGCCGAGTCGCTGCCCACTCTCACGGGCCTCATCGACGGTGGCATCGAAGGGGCCTCTGTTGATCACGTACTTCATGCCACAGTATACCTTAGCGAAGCTAGAAATGCAAATAGATTTTTCGATTTCAAGCAAGCCGCTTGTGCGGCCCTCTCCCCCACGCGGGCTCTGCCCGCGTAGCTAAGCCACGCACATTTTTGTGGCTACTAGTGGGCGGCCCTTTCGGGCCGCCTGGGTGGCTACAGATGCCGTTCTTTGGACTAGGCTTCGACTGCGAAGGTTTCGCCACCGATCCGAAGCGACCGGATCCCCTCGATCGGGATATGGCGGTACTGGTAGCCCAGGCTACCCGCCCCGTTGAAACGCCCCTTGGCATCCCTGGGGGTGTCCTCGTCCGTGACGAACTCGGCCACGGTCAGGAGGTTGTGGGCCGCAGCGTTGAACTTGGAGCCGCTACCGCCACCCTTGACGCCAGCGGTGACACCACGGCGGCCGGTGAGGTTGCGAAGCGAGCCGTCGGAACGCTTGACGAACGTGACGCCGAACAAACGGCCCCGGGACTGACGGATGCGTGCGGCGGCTTGTTCTTGAGTGATCGTTTGCATGAGAATCCTTTTCGGTGTTATCTCGTTGTCGTCCCTCATTGAACGACACTACAGTATACCACCGAAACGACAACGGGGCAACTAGGATTCCCAGGAAATTTCCAGAGGATTATGATCCTCCACGGTCGCATTGTAGCACTCGCCCGTTTCTACGGAAATCGTCGCATCATTCGGAATGATAGCCACGGTCTTTTGCGAGAGATTGATATGAGCCCGAATGATGCCCAGTAGCTCGTGGCGACTAATCGTTATCGTGGTTTTTTGCTTCATTTCCTCGGCACGCCTTACGGTCGGCGTCTTTCTTACGATCCTTGAAACGGCGAGCACGCCCACGGGTGGCGAATGCCATTCCCGCCGCCCGTGCTTTGAGTTCCTCGACCTCAGCCGGGAGTCGTTCTTTCTTTTTCTTTCCCACGTCAATAGTATACACTATTGACGAGGGAAGTCAAGAAGTTTCTTCGCGGCCCTTGGCTCGTGCCTTCCCCATTCGGGCCGCATTGGCCCGCACGGCATCGGGCACCTTGGCATCGGCCAGGGCACGTAGCTCGGCCTCAGTCGGCACGAAGTCGGGCACCTCGCCACGGGTCGCACCGGGACGGAAGGGCCAGAGAGGGCAATCGATGCAAACGCATTTCTTGGCCTCTTGAGCGGTACCCACGCAACCGATGCACATTTCTTGAATGGCAGCGGTACGGCTTCCGCCGAAGTAAATTTTGAGAGCCCTCGCGGGTCGTTCCCAAATCCAGGCGATTGTTTCTCGGTATGTCATTGCACTACATTATACCTCCGCTTACCCAAACGTCAAGCGGAGAATGCTTGAAATTGCATTTGTCATATGGCGGCCTGTGGGCCGCTCTCGCGGCAGCACCGCCAGCCCGCGTAGCTAAGCCACGCACGTTTGGGCCACCCTCGTCCTGCGGTCTCTCAGGGCGTCAGAGAAACGGCAGCCGAAAAATGCGGTTCCGGCTTGCCATATATAGACCCCGCACGGCCACCCCTTGTTTCGGACGATTGGAGCCTATCGGTGTCCCCCGCGTTTCGACGCTAGCGGGTCTCGATTCTACGGTCTCGGGTCCTCGTGGCCCTTCGACCGTGATAGTATACCCTGTCCCGCCGCTAATGCAAGGGGTAGTTTACTGAAACGTTTTCCTGACTCCAGCACGCTCGGCAATTTTTGCACTCTCCCCCTTGGGAGTAGGCGGGGCATTGGAAACCCGTTCCGGTGTTCACGGTAGACCCGACCGTTCCCGGAATACTGGAAATGCTTTCCGCTCCGATCATCGGGGCCGAAATCCGTACCGTGAGGTTGGAAGGAAATTCCCCATTCGTCCGCACCCATTCCCGCACGGTACGATATTCCTTCGTGGGGAGCCAGAACCGGACATCGGGAAGATCTTTCGCGATCTGGACGATGACCGAAAGATGTTCCGCACCCTGGAGGTCACCGCTATCGTGCCAGCGAAAAACTTTCGCATCGCCAGCCTTGCGGGCGTACTTCCGGGAAAGAAGTTCCGTCATATCCCGACGCCATTGGTCGAGGTCGGCGGAAAGAATTTCCAGGCGGCGAGCAAGGGCCGCTTTCACGACCGGAAAATTGTACATGCCCCCGTGAGCGTAGCAGGATCCGCATACGCTATCCGGGTTCCGTCGCAAGATCGCCCCCACGGGGCAGGCGGCGGCAGGGATACCGTAGGAAAGGCCGGGCATTTTCGAGGGATTCGAGAGCCCCCCGACCGCTTCCGTGAGTGCTTTGATCGTTCGTTTCATGCCAGATTATACCACGCGGAGCGAGAAATGCAAACGAAAAATCCAAATGTTTTTCAGCTTGACAAGTGGCCAAAGGGAGCTATACTGTTACCGTTGGAGAGTACCTTCCGGCGGGACGCCAAATTGGCAGCCGGAAGAATTTTCGTATGCCATTATGGCAGGGGAATTGTTTTCCGCCCCCAGGGGGAGAGGGTCGCCCTCTCTCCCTGTAACTACTTATTCTGAGACTCCTACTTTTTTAGGGATTCTCGTCCTCGTCCTCAGGTTTGAAAGCCTCGACGTTTCTGTCGGTCGTTTCTTTTAGACCGGTATAGAATACCAGTTGCCCGTCGAGGTCCTCCCCCATCGTCCCCTCGGGACAATGCAAGCAAAGCAGCGACAAGAGAGCCGCGAAGGTACGGGGCTGCGGGATCGGATCCATCGGCTCCCCGTTACTATCTAGCGGAGCGATCTCGATGCTGCCTGGCTCGCTTTCCGCGAAGCCGTCGGGCTCGATGCCATCGCCGTCGAGACCATCGTTGAAATACTCCAGGGCCTCCTCGGGAGAATCGGCGTCGATCTCGGTGTAGTAGCCGGTGCGATCCGTCCAGTTGATTCGATAAGTGGTCATGGCTTAGTATACCCTCAATCCTCTCCCCAGACAAGCTCAAAATCAGGATCATTTTGGGCCAGAATCCAACGCCGCTTATCGGGTTGCGGCTGATGTTCTAACGTCGGACGGATCAAAAGGCCGGGACGATTCCCAAGGCATTGTACGCTATCGGCCGTGCCGACGACGTGCCAGCGGTCGGTGCCCGCCTCAGCGATCTTGTTCTTACCCTTGCGGGTTTTCGGGACGAGCTTCATAACGCTTCTAGTATACACCGAGGGGCCGCCTTTGTCAAGCGGCCCCTCGGGTTATCTCAACCTGCGAACTCGTCCGGTAGTAGACCGATTGCCCACAAAATTGCCATGAAAAAGTAGAACAGGACCCAGGCGACCGCGAACCCTCCCCAACTTCGGAGGAGGCGAAACACGGGCTCCCAGATAGCTTTCTCGTCCTCGGCTCCAGCGGACGCATCCATGAAGCCCATGTAGACATCGGGGGGAGCACCGCGAACGGAACCCCGCCGATTACCGATAGTATGGCGAGCCATGATGTAACATACCTCCAGGGCCGAGGTTTGTCAACCTCGACCCCGGAGAGTGTTATCACTTGGCCCCGAGGAAGGCATCGACAACCTTCTGGGCCTTGACCTCGACCTTGAGGCCGGTACCGTTCGGGTCCACGTTACGGACCACCCGGTCGATCATCGAGACCTTGGACCCCTTGACCCGATCCGAGTTCGGGCTGGAATTGACGAAGGTGACACCGTTGATCCAATCGTAAACGGTGGCCCCGTTGGTGCCGTACTGCGGCATGGCGTAGGCGGCGAGGACGGCCTCGCGATCGTTCTTCGCTTGTCCGCTGGCATCCTTGCCCGCGAGAGTTTTCGTCCCACCGTCGGCAAGGCCAAGAAGTTGATCGGTGAGGTGCTCCGCGTCCGCGAAAGTGATCGTGGCATCGGCCCAAACGTTGATCCGCTTGGCAAGGTCAGCGATGTGAGCCTGGACCTTTTCCCACGCAGCGACCGCTTCCTTCGTCCGCTCCTGCATGATCGCGGCTTGCTCCTCCGGATCGCCCTTCGCAACCCGGTGCGTGATCGTGAAGTCACTCGCGGCCGAAACGGCGGCGGCGAACGTGTTGGCACAGACGATCCGGAAGCTGATGATCTTGCCCCGGGCCTTGCCACCCCGACCGTGCGGGTTCTGAATCACGATGTAGTGAACATAGAAGTCACCATCGCGGAGTTCGTTCGCGTCCATACCCGCATCGAGACGCAGGACCAGGACTTCGAGCGAGCCGTTGCGGGCTTCGAACACGGCATCCGGGGTAGCCCATCCGGCCTGGACCCAGGGGGCGATCTCCTCGGCCACGTCCATGAGGGACAGCGGAGCGTAGGAATCGGTGACGGTGCCGGGGCTCACGATCCGGTGATCGTGCGACCGGCGAAGGTGATACTGGTTCTCGACCTCGATGGCCCCGGGGACCATCTCGCCCGACTCGGCATCCATCGCTCCGACAGGGGACCAGTCGAAAGCCGGAACTTTCTTGATGTGGTAGTCTCGGCCTGCGGCCTTGAGGAAACCGTAGAGGTCACGGTGAATGGCGTCCGCGACGGTGCCATCCATGCCCATCGCAAGACCGAGACCCTTGAACGTGTCGCCTTCGGTGCGGGGGTTGAAAAATCCCTTGATCATGTCGTTCTCCTAAGTGGGTTGTGAGGGTCGTTTCCCTCGATTCCCCAGAGTATACCTCCCGCTTGCGAGAAAGCAAGCGGATTCTGAAAAAAGAAGGGCCACCCCCATTTAGGGGTGACCCTTAGTCCCGCGTAGGAGTGACTCAGCTACTCTTGCGGCTGCGAGTGGCGTTCTTGAAACCCTGCTCGATGAAACGGTTGAGCGTGACGTTGATGGGCTCCTCGCGACGTTCTGCGACCTGACGGAGCTGCTCGCGGGTCGCGACAGGGATCCGAGCCAGGAGGGCGACGGTATCGGTGTTCGGGAAGCTGGCGGGGCGGCCCCGGCCGCGTTTCTCTTCGGTCTTTTTGGACTTGGCCATGATTGGTCTCTTTCCGCCCTACGCGGGCTGGTTTTGTTTTGCATCGCTCCATTGCGATGACGCTAGGAGTATAGCGTAAGTAGACCAGGGGTCAAATCTTTTTCGAGATTATCGTGAAAAACGATGCTCTGTTGTACTATCATATAGGTAGGACGGTCTTCGACCGAGCTGGAAAAAGAAAAAAGTATATACTTGGCACTTGCCTGATGCTTAGTCCCGGGTATACTGTCGTCATGGAACAGAAAAGCGTAGCAACACTCTGTAGAGAGTGGCACGAAGCCGTCATGAAGATCCGCAACGCTGGAAACGGTGGGGACGTGGATCTGAGTCGATTGGCAGATATGCTCAAAAGCTTCGCTCACATTTTTGAGCGAAAAGAGTAGACATCGCTCGTTTTCGAGCTATACTGTATGCGTCCTGAGGGACGAAGACCCCGCACGCTGACTTGTTCGCCACTACGGGGTTCCGCGATTGGGAGTAGTGACTTCGCCCAATCCCGAGTATCGGAAGTCGGCCCTTCGGGGCCGGGAGCCCTGCCCGTGCAAGCGGGAAAGCCCCGGTCCCCCAGTAAGGGTTGATGTGGGCCTCCTACGATTTTTGGGACATAGTAAGAGGCCGATTGACACTTCTACGATTCTGTGAATCTGTCTTTTTGAAGCGATTACCATAATAACGTTGTCCAGGTTGTCTAATTGGACCCCCGGCACTCCTACGAGTATTACCGTTCAAAATGTTATGTACGGTGCTATTAGGTAATTGTAATTGCTCTATGATATATGTGCTGGAAAATCCGACAGCATACATACGGCGAATACGACGTACAAGATGGTTACTATATTTGGTACGATGATTGGACCTACCACGTTTATATTTATCGTCCATATTGCCCTGATTGTCACCTTCATATAAGTGAGCAGGATTGACACATGCGGGTGTATCACACGTATGGCATAAGTAAGGGGCCCACTGGCCCTTCTCCAATTTCCAGCTAACTTGATGAGCACGGCGAACCTTGCCATCAAATCTAAACTGTCCATAACCACCACTATTGAGGCTGGCCTGCCATATCCAACAAGCATCATCACCCGGTAGTTTATGTACTTTGTTCCAAAATCTCTGCATAATAAAAAGAAGCCCCTTACGGGGCTCCAAGGGGGCGATGTCACCTCGCAAGGTTCACCGCTTCCGTCCGTCTACGGCTGTGGTTTTGTAACAATCGGCGGAAAATCGACGGTCCCGATTGGTTTGTCCACTTCTTTCTTGCCCCTTTTTCAGCAATCGGTAGAGTCGGGCTCAAGGGTGTCTACCGATTGTTGGTAGCGGAGGTAGGATTCGAACCTACGACCTCCAGCTTATGAAGCTGGCGAGCTGCCGGGCTGCTCCACTCCGCGATCCATTGTTTCTGTCTTGTGTCGCGTCTCCCCTGCTTTTTTATCCGTTTGGGGTGGCCCGGCTTAAAGTGACCATCACGCGACATAGCATTATACGCTACCAGATCAGATTGTCAATTCCTTTTCAAGATTATCCTCGCGACCTCATACTCACAGTCACCTGGATAGCCTCAGAAGTGTACTCTTCTCGATCGTAGTCTTCGAGCTTACGCCCGCCTTCGATAAAGTAAATCGGTAGCATCGCGGCCTCTGCTTCAGGGGTCGTGATGAGTTGTTCGTCTTCGCCTTGATATACGATGAATGTTTGCATACGCGATTATACACTCTAATACGGGTCAAGTCAAGCAAATACGAGGAAAAACGCATATGAGCCCATTCTGGGCCGGTTTGACGGCTGCAAACCCCACATTTGTCTTTTTCAAGCCTTGCCAGGGCCATCCTCGCCCATCCCGGGCTCCATCTGACACTTTATGGGTGTCAGCGAACAGATAATACACTCAATCTTCTGATTGTCAAGGTCTATTTTTCACTTGACGTGTGACAGTTAGCGGCTATACTGAGACACTATGAATCAATCATTTTCAAGCCATCGAACGACCACCCTCATCTGTAGTAACTGCAATAGAGTAGTAAGTGGACAAATGCCCCCTGATAAGGTCCAGTGGATCCATTGTGGGTGCCGCACCAGAGGCTCCTGGGTGGGCGACGTGCTCATTATTGGGACAGCGTGCCTCTTTGTGATCCTGGCGTTTGTTGCTGGGGGCAGATAGTCCTTGACTTAGAGGCTATGTATGGTATAGTGAGTGTGTGGGCGGCGGTATGCCATTCTGACAGCCCAAGAGATCGAAGCAATGAAAACACTCAGTCTAACACAACAAGAGCTAGAGCTTCTCTATGAGGCTCTTGTCGCCTTCGATCATCTCTATCCAGATGATGTTTCTACTATGGCTTCTCTTGTGTATAAGATTGAGGAGCTTGAAAATAAATGATAACCAAAACTGAATACAAAGTCAAAACAATACATCTTATGGAAGGCCGCACACAAATCTTTCAAATTACTGCCACTGACCCCGATCATGCTTGTCATAGGTTTTCTTCTATCATGCCTTCTTGGAGGGTTGTGAAGATCTTAAGAGTGCTCGAAAAAGATAGAACCTAAGATGAAACAAGCCCTCAGAGCATTCTTCGAACGTAAATGCATGAAGCACGTTAGCCGCCATCACACAATCTCAGGCCGTATCGAATACGGCAAACCGTCCCAACTCTCTAGCTTGTGGTTAACAACTACACAGGATCCTAGAAGATCAAAAGCGTGGCCGCCAGATCCAGGTCTACACCCCTGAGATTAAGATTAATCGCCGCTGCTGCTTCGTCAGCATTGACAATTGCCTCAGGATCGGCAGCGATCACGTCCACGAGGATTATCGCTATCGCTCGTTTGCTATCATCATTCTTGGCTTTGGGTTTGGGGTTGCTTGGTGGGTTCCTGCTTCAAAATGAAGGTCGGTAAAACTTACATCTTCCCTTGGTGGATAAACGATAAGCCAGTGTGGGCTGCCGTATGCTATATGCATCCTGTTGACACTCTCGGAAACCTTGGACGCGAACACTGTTCTACTATGATCATTGGAGATCGTGAGGCTTAAAATGTATTGGGTCGTCTATCTGGGTGCTGGTGGTGCCCTCTGTATTGAGAACTTCCAAAGCTATCCGTCCGCTTGTGATTTTGCTGAAAGCCATCCCGATAGCCACATTTTTGGTGGCAATCTCTTGCGATAAGCACTTGACTTCTCACATGAGCGTATGTAAGAATCAAGCTTGAAAATAAAGCGGAAAATACACGCCGTAAGAAACAAGACTCCCCTAAGGTGACACGATGAATGACAAAACAACCACGAATATGACCGAGAAATACCGGGAATAGTACCCATGACACTACTTACAGGATACCACGATATTGCTTTCGATACGGTAAAACGTAAGAAGGCAGTAAATCGTATTGCAACACAGCTACCCGCCGATGTGGGGATTGTGTGTACTGGCCTGAGCGGCATTCTTGTGGGTGTTGCCCTGGCCAACAAGACCAAGCGACCTTTCGCAATTGTGCGTAAGCCCGGCGACAATACTCATTCCTCTTTTACGGTTGAGGGCTATCTATTTGATCAATACGTGATCGTAGATGACTTTATCGAATACGGTGGTACGATCCGACGTATTTTGCGTGAAATGTATAAGCATAATGATGAGTCTGAATGCAGAGGTATTATGCTTTATGGGGAAGATTCTGACAGACTGCCCATGAAATATAAGGGCAAAGAAATTACTGTTTATAGCTGTGGAGAAGAATGATGCACGCATGGTACTCAGCCAAAATGGCAAAATTGTGTGGAACCGTCACCTATGCCGACGCTCAGGGGCAAGAGGTCGTCTGTACCACGGTTGGTCACAGCGATCAAGACAGCGGCACAGAATGGTCCGATATCCAGTATCTCGGTCCCGTGGAACGCTATGTACGAACGAGCCATGAACGGACCGCACATATCAGAGATAACACCTTGACTTAGAGTCTATCTGTGCTATACTGAGTCATGAAGATTCAACCGACAGCCGTGGACATTACTTTGTCACCCGATGAGGCTCGCATTCTTATCGCTTTCGTGAGTTGTGCTCACGAAGAGGACCCTCCTGGGGCCGCGAGTGAACGTCTTGGCATCCATGTCGGCGTCGTTTGTCAAACGATGCAGAGGCTTGAAATGGGGCTCAAGGAAACCGTGGGATGGATGAGAGAATGAAAACCAGCGACCTAATCCGTAAGCTCCAAGAGTGCGACCCCTCTGGCGATCTGCCGGTCCAGATCTACGTGGACAGTAGCCAGGGCTGCATCTTCACGACTGAGGAGAACGAGGTTTCGCTCCATACGCCCGATCCTGGCGAAGAGTTTAAGCCGAACGTCACAATTACTACTGGATTTGCAATTGGGCACTAATGACTTACGAACAGCTAAAAGAAACGTGCGAAATTCTTGTACGTAACGGATTTGGTGACGATCACGTTGGCGGTGCCGCACACGACGAGATTTTTGGCCCCTCTCTCAATGACTCCAATTGGGAGCGAATGCCCGCCGCTGACAAGGAACGGCTCATGGCTCTCGGTTGGGCTGTGAAACATCGTCTAATTAATATGATCCCCTGCCTTGTGATGGGAACCATCACAACGGCAATGATCGTGAAAGAGGGTCACTTCGGAATGATTCTCATGAGTCTATTCGGAACCTTCCTAGCTGGTGTAGCTACAATCGAGGATAAAAATGAGTGATGAAATTACAGATCTCAATGTAGAAATTGAAGCTCTCAGAGCTTATACGAAACGACTACAAGACGAAAACCGGGAACTGAAAGAGAACCTGGAAGCAGCCGAGGAACGTGCCGATCAAGAGAATAGACGATGCAGTAGTATCACTAAGACCTATTGCGGGATGCGTACTCGTCTTGATATGGCATTCGGTACCCCAAACGGAAAAGACCGCACCGAAAAAGGACGAGCCGGTGGCCTAGAGGGGGCTGTCGATTTTGCCATCGCTGAATATGGTCGCGTCACGAGACTTCTACGAGAAGCAAAGTAATGCCCACCTACGAATATCGTTGTAGTAAATGCGATCACAAATGCGAATTCGTGCAAAAGATCACCGAGGGTGCTAAACGTAAGTGTCCTGAGTGCGGAGCACTCAAGCTTGTAAAGCAAATTAGTCGCCTTGGGGGCATTATCTTCCGTGGCGAGGGCTTCCATTGCAACGATTACCCGAAGAAGACTTGACTTCCGCCGTCACGGAGGTATAATAAGGCACTATGATCGAATCACTACAATTCGTTGTTCACTTCGCGGGCGGTACGTCGCTCACTTCCGATAAGCAAAGTCGCCAGAAAATGCTTGAGGAAGCCCAAAAGGAAGATCCGAGCATTGATCAGGCTCAACTTGAGGAAGCCATACAGCAAGCCATCAGTGTCTTCGCGGACGTAGGCAAACTGGAAACAATGAGCCTCTTCGTTGATGGTCGCCCCCAAGGTATCAATCCCAAGAATGTAACGTGGATTGACATTATCGTAGAAGAGTCTTGAAAACGGTACTCAACTGGATCGATTGCGAGGTCGCCCGTGCCGAGGCGGTCGTCCGAGCCGACGAAGGACCACAGAAACTACACCAGCCAACGGTGGAGCATCACAAGGGACAGATCGTCGCTCTAAGGAAGGCTCGTGCCTTTCTTCAAATGCAAGAAAACAACCCGCCGGGGCCAATCGAACCTCTCAAAAAAGACTATACAGTCACAGTGTCCTGGCGGGTCCTTACACTTATCGTCGCAATTATGACGATAGCCACGATATGAGAATCCTGATTCTAGAAGACGACCAACGACGCATCGATGCCTTTAACGAAAAGATTGGCGAAAGGTGTATCGTTGAAATCGTGAAGACTGCTCGCCTAGCGATTCAGTGTCTCACTATGCAGAAATACGATGTTGTGTTTCTGGATCACGACCTTGGCGGCGAGACTTACGTGGACCCTTCGAACGAGAATACCGGAAGTGGAGTCGTTCGATGGATGCTGAAAAACGTAGGGTTCGTTGAAGATCCCGATATCGTTATTCACTCCATGAACACTCCAGCCGCCGAGGCTATGGAGAGAGACCTGAAAACAGCTTACGGATTCGTTTACCGAGTACCCTTTCCTGCCCTTATCAAAACCCTGCCCGAATCACTGAATCAAGTTTTCTAAATGAAGTTTCTCATTATTGGTGATGTGCATGGATCGTGGCATGCGTTGAATCGCATGATTGCAAAAGCCATGCGTCAACACTCGGACATTACGCATATTGTCCAGGTGGGAGACTTTTCGTATGGTTGGCCCGGCACTAAACCCTTCAAGGCCAGTCGCGGCTTCTTCACTGGCGATCTCCTCGACCGCTACCATGCGGTCGAAAAGCTTTGGCTTGATGGTAACCACGAGAATTTCGATCAGCTTGAAAAAGACGGTGGAGCGTGGCAACCCGGCTGGACGTACATGCCACGCGGTTCCGTCCTCGAAGTGGACGGATACCGCATGATGTTCTTCGGTGGTGCCTCCTCTATTGATAAGGCATATAGGATCGAGGGTAAAAGCTGGTGGCCACAAGAAACCATTAAATATGGTGAAGTGATGGCCGCTCTCGAAACCGAGGGTGACATTCACGCAATCTTTAGTCACGAGCATCCTTATACTGTGCCCTATTCTGATGAACGTCATGGTGACGAAATCTTCGGCATAGGAGACAAACGATCGCTCGAAGCTCTCCGTGAACACTTTAGACCAAAGCATTGGTTCTTCGGACACCATCATGCTTTCGACCAGGGGACTGTGGGTAGAACCAAGTGGTACTGCTGCCCGATTGTCGAGAGTTATACCTACATCATCTGGACTGGAGACAAAGCATGGACCGAACAAGCTTAGGTGACAGAATGAAAACGTACGAGGGCGTGTGGAAGCACTCCCTCGTACGTAGGATGCCTGCGATTCTACGTGTCGATGGGCGAGCGTTCCACTCGTACACTCGTGGGTTTGATACGCCATTCGATCAGACATTACACAATACAATGGTCGCGACGGCAACCTCTTTGATGCAAGAGATTCAAGGTGCGAAACTGGCCTATGGTCAAAGTGACGAGATCTCTATTCTAATTACTGATTATGATACACTTGATACCCAGGCGTGGTTCGGTGGCAATATTCAGAAAATGGTATCAATTGCTGCATCGGTGTCAACCAACGCATTTAATAGGTATATGCTAACGGCAGACAAGAGAGCAGGCAATCCAATGGTGAAACCATTGGCACAATTCGACGCCCGTATCTTTAACCTCCCTCGTGAGGAGGTGGCCAACTACTTCATTTGGAGACAGCAGGATGCTACTCGCAATTCTGTTCAGATGGTAGCCCGTGCCAATTTCAGCCATCGAGAGTGCCAGGATAAGTCCTGTAGCGATCTACAAGATATGCTAATGGCAGAAGGTACCAACTGGAATGATACACCCACGCATTTTAAGCGTGGTTTTTGTGTGCTTGAAAAAGGGAAAAGGGTAGATAGGAACATTCCCATCTTCACCCAACAACGAGATTACATCGAGACATTCACTCAATGAAACACTTTCTATTTACCTTGGTCGTCCTGGCGATCATTGCCGTGGCATTCTTCGTGCAGGCTGATCCCAGCCAAGCGATCGACGCCGCGATGCGACAAGTCAATGGCGGCTCTCAAGAGTCCACTTCCATGTTCCTGAATCAGACCCTTCGGTCCAATACGCCTATCTATAGTGCCGTGGCCGTTCTACTCACTACTTTCGCTTTTTATGGCCGAGCTATCAAAAGGGCCATTACCACATCATGAAATTCCTACTGCCGCTCTTGGTCATTATTGGCCTTACTAGTTGTCGTCCGTACATGCCTCAGGTGTTCGAGACTATCGAAAACTCCGAGACTGCTTACGTTATTCCGCTAGATAGCAATAACGCTGATCAAGTTTCCTTCGATTCGGAAGAGTATCTTGAGACCCGCAAGGTTGCGACCAAGCGGATCCAGGTGCCGCACCGCTGGGTGAAAACTGGTTACGTTTATCTGACTGGCGAGTACATGCCTCAGATTCGCGTAATCACTGTTGACCGTACCCCCGTGACTCGTGAATGGGTTGCCGAAGGTGGCACCAACGCAGATAGGGATGAAGCTATCTGGATTGAGTCCAAAGATTCCATCGGCTTCTCGGTAGGGTTTACTGCAACCGGCAAGGTTGAGGAAGCAGATACGTCGAGATTCCTGTATCAGTATCGTGCCCGTTCGCTGGCAGACGTTATGGATACCGAGGTTCGTGCCCGCATCCAGGCGGTTGCCGCCGACAGGGCCGCACGATCCAACATGGATCTTTTGCGTACCGAAAAGACCGAGATCATCGAGGCTATTAGGGCAGATACCATTCCGTTCTTTGAGCAGTACGGCATCACCATTACGACTGTCGGTATGTTCGGTGGCTTCACCTACGAAGACCCTCAGATCCAAGAGTCGATCAACGCAACGTTCGTGGCTCAGCAAGAGAAGGTGGTTGCCGCCGCTCTGCTAGAGGCACAGACCGACAAGAACGCTCAGATCGAACAAGAAGCTTTGGCCTTTGCTGAAAAAGCACGCACGATCGCTCAAGGTGAAGCGGACGGCCTGCGGTCCATCAACGAAGCTACTGCGGAAGCTCAAAGCAACCCCGTGTTTCTGGAAATGAAAAGGATCGAACTCCAGATGCGACTTGCGGACCAGTGGAACGGAGAATACCCGCAATGGTTTATGGGTGGCTCCGAAGGGCTCAATGGTGGGCTGCTTATGCAAATGCCCACGCCTGAGCGAGACTGATCAATCCAAGCCGGGGTGAGTTTTTACTTGCCCCGGCTTGACATATGTCCGATAGGGCGTATAATGTGGTGTCCTCGATGAAGGGGGCACAACAACAAGGAAACCATGAAACTCACCTCTCAGAAACGCGACATTAAGCGTTCAGGCGACTTTCCGGAGCAAACCTTCCGGATCGCAGCGAACGTCCAGGCGTTCCAAATCCTGTCCGACGGGCTCTATACGGATCCCAGGCTTGCCATCGTCCGCGAACTTTCCACCAACGCGGCAGACGCCCACATCGCGGTCGGCAAGGCCGACGTGCCTTTCGACGTTCATCTTCCGAACTCGATGGAGCCCTGGTTCGCGATCCGCGACTTCGGACCGAGCCTCGATCACGACGCCATCCTCAATGTTTACACCGTTTACTTCGAATCTATCAATCGTGAATCCGAAGAAGCGACTGGTGGCTTTGGCCTGGGCTCGAAATCGCCCTTTGCCTATACCGATATGTTTACGGTTGTCGCTTATCTGAATGGCGAAGCTCGTACATATTCAGCATTTAAAGCCGAAACGGGTGAGCCGACCATTGCTTTGGTCAATACGCAATCCACTGACGAGCCCGATGGCCTTGAGGTTCGTCTCGATACGCGACCTGGGGATCAATACGAATTCCAACGTAACGCCGAAAGTGTTTTCCGGTTTTTCCCTGTCAAGCCGAATTTCACGGGTGCCCGTGTTGAATTCGAAGAAGAGGCAGAGCCGGTCTACGAGGGTGACGGTTGGGCCATCTACGATGGCGATGCGAATGCCGCTGGAAAAATCAGCGTCGTCATGGGCAAGGTGTGTTACGCTGTTTCAGAAAACAAAATTGAACACAAGCTTGGTCGATCTGCGGAGCTTGTGCTGTACGTGCCCGTGGGTGAGTGTCAGCCTGCCGTGAGCCGAGAAGAACTCCAATACGATAAGGCCACTGTGGCCGCTATTCAAAAACGTATTAATGAAGCTCAGGAGATTGTCAACAAGAAAATTCAATCTTCGCTTGGACATTGCAATAGCCTACTGGAGCGTTTGATTGCCCTTAAGCAATTTGGCAACCTACTTAACTTTTCTGCTACGGTCAATTCGCTACCGACTGCACGCGAAGGCGTCTACACTCTTCGTAAAGCGGAGCTTCGCGGAGATAAGCTTTTTGTTGGGCAGGACCGTTTCGAGAGTCATCTGCGTCCTTACTCGGGTTCGCAATATGCATTCGTTGAATGCGACGTGGAAGAACCCGGCAGCATTAGGCAAGGACTTAAGAACAACCTGCGACACTGGATCCGTAACCAAGAGCGAGGCACGATTGTCTATCTTGCCACCATCGAAAACGCAGCACGCTTTGCTAAAATGCTGGGCGAGCCCGCGATCAAGCTAACGGAAATTCCTCAAGCACCCCGCAATAACGGAGGCGGCGGCTCTAACGGTGGCAACCGTACCTACATTAAGCAAATTGGTGACGGCTGGGCTCGTCGCATGTCTGAGAAGTGGACAAACGTTGACGAAGCCAACGTGACCACTACCAAGGCAGCATGCGTCCAACGTAGAGGATACCATGTTGTTTTCATGGGGGTTCATATGGATCCCTCCGAAGCTCAGCGTATCGCTGCCAGCATTGGTATCGAGACGGTGTACGGACTGCCGATGAATCGCTATGAAAAACTACGAGACGGCCTTGGTCTGAAAGACCTTGAAGTGCTGGCCCGTAAAGCGATGGAAACCTTCGTCACCACAGCTAACGACATGACCCGGGCCGTATGGCATCACGATAGTTATAATCCTTACGAGAGTAGTTTTCTTAATGGAATCGACGGTCTGTCAGAAACATGCACGAACGTCGTGGCCTTCCTACGGACGGAGCAGCCGCCGCATGAGTGGCGTACGTTACTGCAACGATTCGATCTGACACTTCCGGAAGCTCCGGACTACCTTGACCTTTTCCGACAGCGGTATCCGCTGATCAGTAACATCAACCTACGATACGCAGACCTTAAAGATGTACTTGAATACATCAAAATGAAAAACGAATTGGGATCCTAACCATGAATACTGAACAACCGAAGTACCTGATCACGGGCGATCTCAACGTCACCCTGATTCTCGAAGGTCAAACTCATTCGATTGGTCAAAGTCACCCGAACCATCAAGCCATTCTTGATGCGATTCGTGACAAGACCTGGGACGTGCTCCCGACGCTGGTGGATATTCCGCAAGCCATGAGTACCTATACCGATGGCAACGTTACCGTTAACCAATACGGTGAAGTGTCCTTCGATGGCGAGCCGGTGCATGGCACCGTTGCCACTCGCATTACGCAATTCTTCAATCAAGGTCTGCCGTTCCAGCCGCTTGTGCGGTTCCTTGAGCGGCTCATGTCCAACCCGTCGCGTCGTTCGGTCGAGGAGCTTTATGGCTTCCTTGAAAATGAGGGCATGGCCCTCATGGAAGATGGACGCTTCGTTGGCTACAAAGGTATCAGCGGTGATTTCACTGATCGATACACTGGCACGGTTGACAACTCGCCGGGCAAAGTGATTTCCATGCCGCGTAATCAGGTGGACGACGATGCCCGTCAGTCGTGCTCGTACGGATATCACGTAGGCTCGCAGAGCTATGCGTCGTCCTGGGCTACCAGTGGCGGTCGCGTCGTCCTGGTTGCTGTCGATCCCGCTGACTGCGTGAGCGTGCCCTACGCTTCCGCTCAGAAGCTCCGGGTCTGCAAATACGAAGTGCTCCGCGAGGTCGATCACGCGACCATCCTCCAAAGTCCGCTCTACGACGAGACGGAGGTTGAGGAAGAGGAAGAGACCTGTTACGTTTTCGATGAAGACGACTACGACGACGACACGGATCCCGCCGCTGGAGCCGGGGGCTTCATCATTCGTCTATAAGAAATAACCTTTCCTTGTTGCTAGGGGTGGCCAGTCTTCGGACTGTCCACCCCTAAATCCGTATATGAAAAAATCAATCGAAGATCGTTTTTGGGCCAAGGTCAATAAACACTCTGGTATATTTGGTGTAGATAGCAATATGTCTACTCAATGTTGGGAGTGGACCGGAGCACTTTATCCAAATGGCTATGGGTGGTTTGCACTTGGTCGCAGATCAGAAGGCACAATCGGTGCCCATCGTATGTCCTGGCGACTTACGTATGGCACCTTAGACGATCAATATATTTTACACGAGTGCGATAATCGAAGGTGCGTACGACCAGATCATTTGTTTCAGGGCACCCAAAAGACCAATATCCGTGATATGATGGATAAAGGACGTGCCCCACAAATGAGGGCAAAACTGACGATTAAGGACGTTATCGCAATCCGACAATCTGCCTCCGATGGTATGTCCCAGATGAAGATTGCTGTACTGTTTGGCATTTCTAAGACAATGGTAGCCCATATCATCCACAGACGAAGGTGGAAAGATATAGATTAGGTGTTTGACAAACCGTCTCGTGTAGTGTATATTTATCTCAGACCCGGAAGTGCCGGGTTGATTTTTTCTAGGGACAGCTTGACATTGGCCTTGGTCGGTGTATAATGTCCTGTCGCGGTGACGTGACGAGCCGGGTCTAGCCTGCTTTTCGCAGGGGATCGTGAGGCGGCAATACCTCGGGCTCTGGCAGCGATGCCATCCGACAACTCGGGATCACCTCTACGGCAGCGGAGACGCTCAGCGTCCGCTGCTGTAAGGGACGTATCGTCCAGCCACCAGCTTGTCAGTACACGATGGAAACATCGATGGAAACTTGGCCTGTATTAGCGATCACCGGCTGCCGCTTAGCTACCGGCACGATATATTCCTTGGAGCTTTTGCTCCAAAATCGAACGACCGAAAGAGGGAGACGGCTACGCTTGCTGTCTCGTTACGTCAAAGCGGACGGTTACTCTTAGGTGGCTGGCGGGAGGCCCATAACCCGCAAAATCAACGCTTCGTGAGCGAAGCGAACGTATTGTCCGAGTTCTCCGGACATTAAACCTTATGCTCTTGGCCGGGCTGAGGCTGTTAGTCGGTCGCCTTCGGGTGTGCCGCAGGATAGAGAAAAGCTTGCCTTCGGCAAGGCTGGTATCCACTAGCGTTGCGGAAGCTGGATGAGCGAGTACAGGGATGGATGGTGACGCATCCGAAGCGTACGATTAAGGTTGTGGCAAGAGACCGTGTGTCACCACGGGAATGCTGCCTATACTAGATCGGTGCGAGATTTAAGAACACTAATGGTTTTGCCGACAAGATAAAAGTGTGGATCCAAAAAGGTGAATCGGCCCCGTTTCCAATTTCAGTGGTTACCAAAATTGGGGCTCGTAGGGAGTCCTTAACCCCTACAATAGTACAATAGAGTATGGCAGACGAAGGAAATGAATTCAGTAAGCAATGACTAGTACATTGCCGATGCCTTCTGAACCTGACTACGTGAACTTGCGACAGGTGTGACGTAGCCTCAGTTTGTTTGTGGATAGTAATAGTTGTAGAAGCCGCCGGGGTTCGTACGATCCGGTGAGGGTGTGGAAGCCCTTGAAAGAATTTACAGCGAATCCTAGCGAAACAAACGAAGGGGATCGCAAGATGCTCTATCTTTCAACGCAGGACTAAGACGTAGTATAATATGGATAGTACGCCCGGCAGGGAAATACTGGTTCGATTCCAGTCGTGCCTGCGTTTCAAAACGCTCGAAAATGAAAATAGCAGTTAGCCGTTCGATTCGGCATTCCCTTGGAGGGTAAGAGGTTCGAGTCCTCGTAAAATATTAGGCAGCTAAATAGGTCGTACAACCGCTGGTGGGTGCAAGTCCTACCTTTTTCGAGTTTTAGAACTTCGATTATGTCAACGTCAGTGTAACAGAAACAGACGAAGCTTCCGGAAGATGCTGTAAAAGACATATGAGAATAGAGTGATAGTGTAACGGTAACACATGAGCACCCAGACTGGCCAGTCTTATTGACGCTCACGATCTAGGTTCGAATCCTAGTCACTCGCTTATAATGGGGGGGCCATGTACCAAGGAGGCGACAGAGCTTTGCAAGCTCCGTGTGTGGGGTTCGATTCCCCAGCTTTCCACCACTCAACTGCCGCAAAAGCGGCAGAAACAAATGCGGCTGTAGCCAGTTTTCTTGCATGATATCTGAATTCCTAAGGAAGCAACATAACCAGGGCAGCCATTTACAATTCCCCCGTTAGCGGGGAGTAGGGGCACGTAGCATTAGTGGAAATGCACCCGGCTCTAAACCGGGAAGATGTGAGTTCGAACCTCACCGTGCCCTCCATCAACTCTTTGCCCGAAAGGCAAATCATGTCGTAGACACATAGACCACCGTGACACCATATCTGTTTTTGTATTTCAAGTAAACGCTTTAAATGGAGAATAGATATGAGAGAATTGAAACAACTAATCAAAGATCTGGCAGTCGAGCAAGTACAACTAAAGTCTGAACGTAAGACTGGTCCGCTTCCTAAGTTCCCCCGCACCAGTTGGGGCGACGTTAGCTGGAGCGACATTCCTACTGCTCAACGAGTGAAGCTTAAGGAATCCTTTAGGGCGGCCAACATGGCACAAAGAAGGAAGCCCAAGATCACCGCCGCCCTAAATCTATATCACGAACTTCGTGGTTCGGATTACCGTCACGGCCTACCTGATGATAGCGAATACTATCGTCTCTACAAAATTGCCCTTCGCGAGCTTCGTGAAGAATACTGCGGTCAGGGAACTCCCTAAGGGGAGAGTCGGGGCCTGATCTCTCCGGGTGAGTTCGATTCTCACACCGCAGACCAATAACTTTGAGGGCGGCATCGCCGCCCGATAGCTCCGGTCGTCTACTGGCTAGGATACCACCCTTTCAAGGTGGAGAAGAGGGATCGATACCCTCTCGGAGTACCACTCTTAGCGTATTATCTTATGGGTCCTAATAAAAAAGGGGGGATAATATGTTCGTAACAGAGCTTCACGTTAAAGAGGGTAAAAACGACAGATGGGAACTACTGCAAGATCTCGTGTACGAGGGTGCTAGAGATACTTTTGTTGTTCCCGCTTCATTTACAACAGACTTTGCCAGTGTGCCCCGTGCATTCTGGAACATTGTGCCGCCCACAGGCAAGTATACCAAGGCGGCAGTCCTACATGATTGGCTCTATTCCTCACATGAGGTATCACGCAAGGATGCAGACGGCATCTTTTTACGTGTCATGAAAGAGTCGGGGGTAGGTTTAATTAAACGTCATATGATGTACCGTGCAGTACGACTTTTTGGCCGTAAGGCTTACAATAATTAGGAGAGTAGCGACATGAAAATGTATATTCTGGTGCGAGAAGACGTACCCCTTGGGTATGCAATAAATGGTGTCGCTCACGCCTCGGTGGCTTGCTTTCTCAAGTATGCGGGCCATCGAGATATGCAACGATGGCTTGCGGACTCCTTTAGGAAGGTCACCTGTATCGTAAACGATGCAGAATTAGCACAAGCTATGTCTAACGCGGACAATCACGTTGTCATCACGGAATCCGTCATTGGTCACGAAACTGTTGCGGTCGCATTCTGTCCCCGTAAAGAGTGGCCTGAACTTTTCGAAAGCTTTAAGCTGTACAAATAGTTATGGCTATCACCAGATGTGTATATCGCGAAGATGGTTACCTAGAAGCGGTCTTCGATACCGATTGGGAAACGGACGAACGCACAGGATGGAAAAGACGTAACGGATCAGAATGCGATCTTGATGATGGCCCATGTTCATGCGGAGCATGGCACAACACAAAAGAAGATCGTGTTTTTCGAGCACCAATTTGGAAAGATACATGGAAAGTGCCTGATGTCTTTTAGTCCATATGCCATACAAGGATCCAAATAAACAACGAGAATATCAGCGTCTCATGGTGGCTCGACGACGTGCTGATTGGCTAGAGAAAAATGGTCCTTGTGTAAAGTGTGGCTCCAGTAAAAGACTAGAGGTTGATCATATTGATCCTAGTCAAAAAATAGAACATAGAGTTTGGTCTTGGTCCGAAAAGAGACTACAAAAAGAACTTGCGAAGTGTCAAGTTTTATGCCACCCATGTCATCTTGCTAAAACCATTAGTCAGATTCCACCAGCAAAACATGGTACAAATAGAAAGTATGATGGTGGCTGTAGATGCAGTATTTGCCGTGCTTTCAAATCACACAAAAACGCCAAACGCATTAGGCGTAAGCCGGTTTAGTTTAATAGTAAAACAATTGCCTTGTAAGCTTTAGCCCCCGGGGCGGTACCGGGAACCGGCTCCAAAACATTAATATGCTAATACTAGATAACAGCCCACTCATTTACGATGTAGACCCAGGTGATCATGTCGCATGGGTGCTCAAAGATGAAATTCAAGAGAAGTACATTGTCTGCGTAGAAAATGATCAATGGATACTAAAAAACAAAAGCGGAAAATGTCCCCATATTGTTTATCGTAACAAACAGGAGTTTCTTGAGTATTTGAATCTTGTGCATTTGCATCACCTAACAGCAAAAAGTGGTGTTTATCGCAAAATTAAGATTAGAATCTCATGAAAGTATATCTTGTTAGACGAGGGTGGGATTCGGTCGATTGTTCACCACAAAATATTGATATCTATCTAGATAAGCAAAAAGCAATCGCATTTATCCAGCAAGATTTACAGGCTGACCTTAGGACACAAGGACAACATGAGGGTTGTCAAGTGAGAATTAAGGAAAACGGACCAGAACGTTGGTCTATTGAGATTCTCTTCGATGGTTGGTCCGAATGGGTTGATGATGAGGTATGGCTTCTAGAAGAATTTGAAGTCATAGCTTGACATGCCACCATCGAGTGCTATACTGTGGCATGACGTGGCAAAACAACCCTCCCACTTATGAACAGTGGATCAGTGCCGGCAGCGAAGGTTATTGGTGGATCAAATTTACCATTCCTTCGTTTGAGGAAGATGGCCTAGTTTTTCCGCCGGTCCACCTATATGAAGCGGTCCGTATCTTTTTCGAGCCAAATACTCAAGCGGGCTACAAATCGTGCCTGCGTTTCAAATTTGACAAAGGCAAACTGCATCGAGAGGGACGCTTAACGTTCAATCGTTCCAAGCAAACCCATTACTGTGACGATTTGTCAGATCCTTATAACGATGTACAGTGGCAAGCGGTAGCACCGCATTCAGACAATGTTCCGAAGACGGAACAAGAGGGCGATTAGTTCAATGGAAGAACATTGGTGTTACATACCAAAGACGGGGGATCGTTACCCTCATTGCCTACCAAAACAATGAAATCTAAAAGACAACTCAAAAAAGAACGGCTTGAAAAACGTTGCTACAGCAAGAGGGCTTATAAATCTGCCAAAGCGGCACGAGAAGCCGATAGTCGAGAGGGTATTCGTCCCTACTGTTGTAGAACGTGCTTCTATTGGCATAACACAAGTAGTCCAGACATGGATGAAGTAGACGCCATTCTTCGCGAGGCAAATAGATAAAACAAAGACGCGACGGACAAGGCTTAGGCCCGGCTCTCCTCCGTAGGAGGTAATCCGGGGTGGGTGGCGAGTGGTCGCGTCTTTTGAAACGCGGGATAGTATAGAGGCCCAATACTCCGGACTCTGAATCCGGCAACCTGAGTTCGAATCTCAGTCCCGCAACCAGAACATTGGGATATGGTGTAATTGGTAACACGCAAGATTGTTACTCTTGTATTCTACGTTCGAGTCGTAGTATCCCAGCCATATTCATGGATGGCCGAGTAGTCGAAGGCACGAGCCTGTTAAGCTCGCGGGAGTAATCCCCACCCTAGGTGCAAACCCTAGTCCATGAGCCAATCACAATCGGAGCGTGGAGGAGTCTGGAGTCCTCGGTGGCCTTGGAAGCTACAGAACGCTGGTTCGAATCCAGCCGCTCCGACCAAACAACCCCCAGGAAGTGCTTGACAATCATCACTTCCTGGGGTATAGTAGGGTATGACTGACGAAAACCAAGACTGGCTGATCAAATCTGGTCCTGCGAGTACACCCGAACAGCCCTTCTCGCTCTCACGAGATCAATGGATTCGGGTATTTCGTGGCCTAAGCAACCTTGTATTGGCCATCAAAAAGTCCAGTACCAGCCCCGGCACCAATAACGGCTACTACGAAGCTCATGCGGCCATGCAAGACTTTGATCGTATAGAAGGGGAAGTCCGTGGAGACTAGCGAACCCGTCTGGATCATTCTGGGCCGCAATGCCGACAACGAGCCTTGGCAAGCCTTACAGGTCACAATTGGCAGACGCCAAGACGCTGTTGACGAATGTGCTTTCTGGACCGATAATGGGTATCGTGTTAGGGTACGCGAAGGCACAATTGCCTTGAAAAAGAAACAAGCGGGGTAGTAGGCTAATTGGCATCGCCGGTAGACTTAAAATCTGCGTCGTTTGTGGGTTCGACTCCCACCTACCCTACCAAACACTATGCAATATTCTAAAGAAGATCTCTTTAATGCTGTTGTAGCTATCATTCCTGATTTTGAAACCCCTCTTCGGAATGGTAGCATCTACATGCCTAATGCCTGTCGGCACGCCGCGATGGAATGTTTTATTTGGGATCGCGGTCCTGATGAACACACTCTCGTTCTAAGACAGGCGATGCAGGATCTTAGTCGTAATGCACAATTTTACTATCATGAGTAAAACGAGTGGGAATTGGTGTAACAGTAACACGTCGGCCTCATAAGCCGAAGCTCCGAGTGCGATTCTCGGGTTCCCGACCACTCTAGTCGAGGCACGAGATTAATGAAAATCGAAATCAACGAAAACACTTCAAAAGTCCTAATTGCGGTAATTACAGGCACAGTCCTAATTTTCGCTTTCAAGTTTGCCTCTGAGGTAGGCATTGCCAAAGCACACGCCCTGCAACAAATTGAAGCAGAAGAAGGTTGACAACCCTCCATGCGTGCAGTATAATGCACGCATGAAGAATCTACTACTTGCTACGGCAACCCTAGTCCTCCTCGCCGCCTGTCAAGGCCCGCAAGGACAACTCGCCCCGACCGTCGATATCGGATACGGTTGGCGAAACTACGATGCCCAGAATGATTGGGAGCAAACCGACGAGCAACAGCTTTTTACCGTCCAGGCCGATTTCTGCGGCAAGGACGGCTTCGGTCCGGAAGTTGGCTTTTCGCTGGGCCAGAACATTTCCAGCGACGGCTTTTACGAAAACCGCCCCGTGAGTGACACAACCTCGACGGTCCGTGAACTCTACTTTGGCCTTCGTAAAAACTGGATGCTGACTGATCGTTGGCAAGTTTTTGCTAGTGGTGGCGTCTCGGCTTTCAGTATCGATACCGACATCGACCCCACGTACACGTCTGTTATCAGTGACCGTGACACCGGCTATGCTCCGTACGCTCAAGTCGGCAGCAGATGGTTCATGTCCGACAACTGGAGCCTCGCGGGTCTGTACCGGCAGCACTTCGGAGCCAGTGACTCTGATATCTTCGTGAACAGCCCCAGCCTCAATGGCGGTACACTCTTCGTCCTTCTGGGCTACTCATTCTGATGTTTACCGGCCCGTGGTGGCGTCAAGTGATATGCTTCTTCGGCATTCATGATATGACCGCCTGGAAGGTGATTAGTAAGACGAACACCATGACAACACGAATCTACTTGCAGAAGAGGTTTTGTCTGTGGTGCTCGAAAGACTGCTCGCGGTACATCTAAATCCGTGAGCGGAGCGAACGGTGATTGTGTTGTAATAGTAGCCTACTCGGCTGTGACCCGAGAGGATTCGGGGCAGAACCGAACTTTCACCCCAACACGCCTGCGGCGTGTAGAATAACAGAAACAAATGGGCCTGTGGTGTAACAGACAGCATTGGTGGCTACGAACCATCAGATGAGGGTGCAATTCCTTCCGGGCCTACCAAACACTATGAAGATATCAACCTTTGACAATGGCCAGTACGCCGTTTTTAAACATAAGGGATTGTGGTGGACCGGCATCAAAAACGTCCAGTATAAACGCTTTTATGAAGAACTCAGTCCTGGTTTTTCATCTAAGTCACTAGCAGTACAATGGCTATGGGACGCTCTCGAAGAAGACTACATTCTCAGTAGGGTTGATTGATGGCTAAAAAACGCAAATGGCTCTATCCTCCCACTTGTCGAGCTTGTGGACCGTGCAAAAAGGACGATTTTACGCGGCATCATATGGTGCCACGTAAGGATCCTAGGTTCAACGAGCACCTTCTTTCCAGACGTAAGGGTGCCATCACAATTGGCCTTTGTAAACCATGTCACAGGCTTGTGCATGACACCTTTGGCGAAGGACACTGTTTCATTGGTCCCACAACTGTCAAACATTTGATCCGCTGGCTGAAAATCACCAATGCAAAAACTACCTACACTGTTTCACAAAGCTAAAGGCGGCGATCTCCGTCAGTGGCGAGTCTTCACCGACGGTGCAGATATCCTGACGGAATATGGCACCGTCGGGGGTAAGCTTCAAATCAGTCGTAAGACAGCCGAGGCAAAGAACGCGGGACGTAAGAATGCTACTACTCCCGACGAGCAAGCCGTACTGGAGGCACAGTCGCTACACACATATAAACTAGAGCGGAAATACTCGCTTACTCCAGAGGATGCTCAAGAGCAACTACCCTTGCCTATGTTGGCCCATTCTTTCAAGGGCTCGAAAAGGAAAAATCTTAGTTATGAAGGCGGCGTAGACATTCAGCCTAAGCTAGATGGGGTACGTTGCCTTGCTCAGAGGGCCGCCGATGGTAGTATCGCCCTGACCTCCCGCCAAGGGAAGCCGTGGACGATCCCCCTGGTACAAGAACAGCTTGCCAACTGGCTGCCCGAAGGTATCACTCTAGATGGCGAACTATACACTCACGGAGAATCATGTCAGCGAATTACGTCTTGGGCAAAATCGGCGGTCCCCGGCACTAAATCGTATAAGCCCGAAAGTGCCCGACTCATCTTTCATGTTTACGATATGCCGGTGGTACTAGGGGACGACACTCTCTCATGGAAGGCTCGCTCCGACGCTCTTTATCTCAAACCTCATTTCCAGCCAAGTAAGAATGTGGAAAGGGTGCCAACCGTCCTGGTTGCAAACGAAACTGATATGTGGTCAGCATATGGCACGTTTGTAACGCGGGGATATGAGGGTGCTATTCTACGAAGTCATAACGGCACATACATTTGGGGATATCGTTCTGCTGAACTCTTGAAAGTGAAAGAGTTTCAAGATGCCGAGTTCGAAGTGGTAGACGTGATCGATGGTATAGGTAAAATGAAGGGTCATGCCGTCTTTGTCTGTCGCAATGACGTGACGGATGCAACCTTTGAGTGTCTTTGGAAGGGTTCCATGCCGGAACGTCGTCGGCAGTACGAAGAACGACAACAGTACATTGGAAAAATATTGACCGTTCGATTCTTTGATCGGACGGACGATCAGATTCCACGAATTTTCGTAGGTGGTATCGTCTTTCGAGATCCTATCGACCTGCCGTAAAATCGCCGCCTTGGTGTAGAAGTCTTGCACATCTGGTTGAAACCCAGGGGGACCAGGAGCGTTACCTGGGGGCGGCACCAATCATAGTGCCAGATAAACTACACTTTGGTATCTTAAGTGTCATTATGAAATATAGGGGATTGGTGTAGTGGTAACATATCGGATTCCAAACCCGAAGACCAGCGTTCGATTCGTTGATCCCCTGCCAAAACATGAAGCACATTCTAAAAGCCGATCAGTTTTCTAGAGATACGCTAGAAAGGATCTTCCATACGTCTGCTGCCGAAGTGGCCGAGTGTGATCCGTTTGTTTTAGCCACTCTCTTTTACGAGCCATCCACCAGAACACGATTGTCGTTTGAGTCGGCCGCACTTAGGTTAGGCGGGGGCGTCATTACCGTAGAGAATGCTACTGCGTCTAGCTCGACTACCAAAGGCGAATCTTTAGAAGATACTATTAAGGTCGTGGGCAACTACGCCGATATTATTGTGCTAAGGCATCCAGAAATGGGGGCCGCACAAAAAGCTGCCGAAGTAGCAGCCGTTCCTATCATCAATGCCGGTGATGGCATCGGTAGTCACCCAACGCAGGCTCTAACGGACGCCTATACTATCTGGCGAGAAAAGGGCAGGATCGACGGCAACAGGGTTCTGATCTGGGGAGACCTGGAAAACGCCCGTACAATCAATTCATTCATTGCTGTTCTAAATCAATTTGATGTCGAGGTTGTCAAGCAGGACATCTTTGATTTTCCAGATATCAATGAAATTGGCAAAGCCGATGTCATTTACATGACACGACCACAAACGGAACGCTCTCTCAAAAGAGAAGGTGTCTTGTATGGGATGGAGGAGAAAATGCTTCCTGATATTAAGGAAGATGCCATCATCATGCATCCACTACCACGCACACAAGAATTGCCGAACGCAATTGAACAAGACAAAAGGGCTGTGTATTTTAAGCAAGTCGCATACGGTCTTCAAATACGCAAAACCTTACTAGCAACATCACTTGACTCCATAGTTTAATGGTAGAACGCCACCCTGTCACGGTGGTAGCGGGAGATCGATACTCCCTGGGGTCGCCAGAACATTTCGAAGTTAAAGTTTGACTTCACGAGCAGAGCGAGTATAATAGGGCATGAAACTTACTATGACCTCGGCTCCTAAGCCGAACAAACGGAAGAAAATCATGTCTACCGAAACCGCTCGCCCCGCATTTCCTATTCTTGGCCTGCTTGGCCTGCTGTTCGTCGGACTCAAACTTGGGGAAGTCGGCGTCGTCGCTGGCTGGTCCTGGTGGTGGGTGACTTGTCCCTTTTGGGGACCGCTCGCCTTTGTCGCCGCCATCATGGTACTATTCCTGGCGGCATGCGTTTTCGTTGGTGTAATTGGTGGCTTGGCCAAATACTCCGCGAAGAAAAAGAGAGAGCGTCGTCGTCGTCGCGAATCTGCGGCCCGCCGCAAAAAGTAATCACTACGGGGTGGTGTAACAGAAACATCCTTGACTTTGAATCAAGGGAACTGAGTGCAATTCTCAGCCCCGTAACCAACATGAGCAAAAAGAAAAGACAGCAGTTGGGCATGCCTATAGGTACCGCTACCAACAGGCTAGTAAAAGCTTTACTGTATAGTTTTGCTCAGCGATTAAGATTGACAACATGCTATAGATGTGGTCAAATTATCGAAAGGCCACAAGATATGTCAATTGACCACAAGGTTAGTTGGCTGGACAGTAACAACCCTCAGGTGCTTTTCTTTGATGTAAATAACGTTGCACTTTCACACAAGACATGCAATAGTGAAGCCGGTAGGCGAGGACGGAGAATTACTGACATAGATGGTAATATTCGATGCTACAGATGTCGTATTTACCTACCTCACAATACCTTTTCTAAAAACGCCAGTAAACCCTTTGGTCTTAATGATGAGTGTAAACATTGTGACAAACAACGACGAATAAAGGATGTGTCATGAAACCTGAACTCGGATACCTTGCCCGCGATGGCACGTTTCACGCTTGTCATGCCTGGGGCCACTGTGATCTAGCCTTTGATCTCGTTGGCCAAAAGGGCGAGGCAGAGGTAGAGCGTCGAGGTTTCATGACTTTGAAGGGTGATCCAGGCATCGATAAGTTCAATTGGTTTTACTTGGCGAGCAAACCAGCATTTCCTTCGCAACGTCAATGGGATTTTGTATTTGACTGGTGTAGACGTAAAAAGAAAGCTTTTCCACCCAGATTTCTGAAAGAGTTGTGGGATGACCAACAAACTACGTGATAAACTCACTCGCGACATGGAGTCCTTTGAGCCGGGCAAAAAGAAGTTCGGCGTACCTCCTGCCGTCGTCCTAACTAATCCGAAGCACGCTCGTAATGTCGGTGCTGTCCTACGGTCTTGTTCGTGCTTCGGAATGGGGCAACTGTGGTACACGGGCAACCGCGTCTCCATGAATCGCAAGCATCGTCTGCCCCGCGAGGAACGCATGAAGGGCTATGCGGACGTTGAGCTTAGGCAGTATGACAGACCCTTTGATCAATTTCAAGACGCCGTTCCGGTAGCCGTAGAGATCACGCCGGGCACCCAGCCCTTGACGACGTTTGAACATCCTAAAAATGCCATCTACGTCTTCGGTCCCGAAGACGGTGGCCTAGAGCGTGTGACGCTTCAACACTGTCATCACTTTATTCAAATCCCGTCGCGACATTGCACCAATCTCGCCGTAGCTGTCTCGATTGTATTGTATGATCGTATGCTCAAGTCCGGAACGGACTTGGAGTTGGTAGAAGATCGTGGTTTCGAAAAATTAGATTTGGAGATTGGATGATGGTAAAAATTCCGACAACACGACAGTTTACCGACAAGTATCTGCCCATGTATGAAAAACGCAAGCAAAAAACACTCCAAAAGGAAGTTCGACGTGCTTTGCGTACTATTGCCAAACGTTTACGTCAAGGTAAATTATATGCACACGTAAACATATATGGCAATACCAGAAAAGAGTTGATCGAAGAACACCTTGCTGCTTTAGGGTGGTATTGTACATGGAGTCGTGACGGAACCATCTATCTATCAACAGAACACATTTCAATGCCGTAAATTAGGCCGGGTGGCTGAGTGGCTTAGGCTGTTGGCTGCAACCCTTCATACGTGCGTTCGATTCGCACCCCGGTCTCCAAAATAATGGTAAGTTGACAGAGTGGCTTATTGTAGCAGCTTGCTAAGCTGCCGGGTGTAACAGCCCCGTGGGTTCGAATCCCACACTTACTTCCAAAATAACTTGACCAGCACGCTTTGCGTGCTATACTAGGGTGTCATGAATGAAATCACTCCCGAACACGCGGCCCAGATCCACGACATTGAGTCGTACAAGGCTGTGACTGGTGAAAAGCGTTTCCGACGTACAAAAGAAGAGATCAGCCTCGGGCTGTCGCCTGAGGAGGCGTTGCAGAGTAGACTAAGGGGTGGGCCGCAAAATTTCCAAAATGACGGAACTTCGCCTAAGGCGAATATCCGTGAGACCAAAACAACAAAAGGCCCACGCCCTTCTACTTCTCGCAAGAGTGACATCATCATTCGGATCCGGCCTGCGGCCGGAACGGACGCAGATTACTTTGAAGATCTCCCCGATACCGAGATCGAGATAGTCGAAGACGAAAAATTCTACTCTTGGCTTGACGTACGGCTCAAAGCACCGTATGATGGTGACGTACAACGACTACTGCGAGACATCCTCGATCTCGGTATCGGGGAGGTTATAACCAAAAAACATTTTCCGGAGGACTTAGAATGAGTCTGTTGAAAGAAGGTTCGCTACGCGAACGGGTCAAAAAGGGCAAAGTGACGCCCAAGGACGCCATCGCGTCTCTGATGGAAGCTCGACGTAATGGTGAGCTTGTGAACGAAACCATCCTTCGTTGGCTCCGTGGCTATATGCCGCGTCCGACCCAAGAGGCCAACGAAGAGAGCTTTATCAAAGCCCGTCGGCGTGAGCAACGTAAGAGTCAACGAGCCCCTTGGTCAAAGCGGGGACTAAAGCGTCGTGCTCAGTAAGTTCGAGTACAAGGGCATCGTTGCGGAGCTTGAGGAAGAACTCAAGTCGGCCCAAGAGCGTGCCGCTTCCGCTGAAAAGGAACTCACTGAAATTGGCGATAAGGACTGTGACGCTTTTCGTGCTCGCCTGAGTGATTATCGCTTTTGGGAAGGTTATACTCGTGCCATGCATCAGGCACTAGGTAACGTGCGTCGATTGAGTCACGAATAAAAATGGAAGGTACCGTCAAGGTGACAAACTGGTGTTGAATACCAGGGGGGTTGTAAAAGGCCCGGGGTTCGATTCTCTCTACCTTCCGCCAAAAATATATGTCTGATTTAGGAACTATTGGTGAGCTTAAAAGTGCGGCACATTTCGCCGCTCAGGGATACTTTGTCTTTATGGACACATCTGGCAAAGCTCCTTTTGACTTAGTTGTCTACAAAGATAGACTGCAACGAGTTCAAGTTAAGTCAACTAGAACAAAAACTCCAGAAGACACAGGATGGATTGTTACCCTTAAGTCTCATCGTCCGAACAGATCAGGAACAAAACGAATTCCTTTCGATAATACAACTTGCGACCTATTGTGCGTCTACATTGAACCAGAAGATCGTGTTGTAGTTCTAGAATCTGCTACTATTAAATCACGCTATGGACTGGTAGTAAAATGAATAAGACACTAAGACTTGCGTGGGGCATCCACAACGGCACCTTTACGAGCCGCGATTCAGATATTCATATTGAAGTCAATAACATTGACGAGGCCCGTCAAGAAGTTCGTAAACTTCAAGAGCAATTTGCTCCTATGGGATATATCTTGTGGTTTGCCACTCTGTACGATGGCGTCGAAGTGGTCGAGCGTCTCGCGGGTAATTCCAACTACGAAAACATGCGGCCTTTTACGCCCGCACAAGCAGCACGCATTAGTGGACTGCTATAAACCGAGAGTAGCCAAGTCTGGTCAAGGCAACGGCCTGATAAGTCGTGATGCGGAGGTTCAAATCCTCCCTCTCGGACCAAATACACCATGAAGAATTTAGCTGGTGAAGAACCTGAAATCGTTGATGTTGAATGCACCAACGAATTGATTGAAGCCGGTATTCCTATCCGAGATCCTTGGCCCGAGTGCTTACGAAGCAAAGGTGAGGTGCGATCCAACATTGTGGGCTATCTTGGTTCCGGTCCTGACGGAACCAAAGAGTGTCAGGGCGGCTGGACGCTCACGCGAGCGTGGTACTATTGGGTGGCCACCTGGAAAGCACCGGCCCGTGTTTCGCTTACGATGGAACAAGCCATTAAGCTTCATGAAACGCACGGTACAGTAGTTCGCGTAGCGGGTCACTGTGGTTGTCCCGCACCGGATGAATGGTGGCCCGAAGGCGGTACGCCTAATTGCTACCACATCGACACACAAGAGGGCCTGAATGCATTTGCAGAGGCGATCAGATGACCATAATCAAAATGCCCGAAGAAATCGATAGGGAAATCAAAAAACTAGCAGAAGCGAATGGATGTCAACCATTTTGGTGGGATGGCATCTTCGGATGGGCCTATCATTGCAACTGCGAAGACGAACTACATTTTTGTGATCAGCAATGCTCTGCGATCTCCAAGAGATCAGCAAAAAATTCCAGATGATTGGTACTTTTATAGCAGCGTTTCTGGGGGCCGCAGTTGCCATTGAAACAAGTAAAGAACGCCCTGTCAAAGAACAGAAACAATTACCTCTTTCATTTTATCAGGAATGGGCTCGCGATCTAGGTAAGTATTATGACGAGCACCCCGAGAAACGAAAAGAGCCAATCGATTACGACGACTACTTCTAGAAAACGGTCCTTGGTGTAATTGGCAACATAGCAGACTCTTAATCTGTCAGATCTGGGATCGTACCCCAGGGGACCGACCACTCACTTCGTTCGTTAGAACGAAGAATGCGGGCATAGCATAGTGGACTAATGCATCGGTCTTCTAAACCGATTTACGAGGGTTCAAATCCTTCTGCCCGTACCAAACAAAAGGGCTTCAAGCTTTTAAAGTGAAGCAACTGGCTTTTAACCAGAAGAACGGGGAGCATTACCTCGGAGGCCCACCATCCGACTATATCCCAATTGGCAGAGGAGGTGGGTCGAGAGCCCATCGAGTGCAGGTTCGAATCCTGCTAGTCGGACCATTCACTAAAAAGAGCTTGACTTACGCTCGTTAGGGCGTATAATGACACCATGAAGATTACAGAGCAACAGACCGAAGATCTCCTCTGGTAATGCACAAAATCATCTTCCTAGATGTGGACGGAGTTCTCAACTGTCAGAAGACCTGGACGGGTCCACACGCTGACAGCGTTGCAACATTGTGTCCCGATATGTGCGACCGTCTTCAACGGATCGTACAAGAAACTAATGCAATCGTGGTGTTATCGTCAACGTGGCGAATGTTCAATGGTCGTGGCCGCAAAAAACTCACAAAATGGCTCGCTGAGCGAGACATTACAATCCATTCTCAAACCAAAGATTTGAGTATAGTGTGGCAAGCCGAACAAGGCACCCTACATGAAAGCTTCCAGGGACAGGTCAACGATACGTGGGGTAAGCCACATCGTCCTGAGCGTGGAGACGAGATTGCACTTTGGCTAAAAGAACACGAAGCAGAGTTTCCTCGTCTCGAACGTGAATTCGTTATCCTTGATGATGATTCGGACATGTTACCTTCACAGAGACAAAACTTTGTTCACACAAGTTTCAAAGACGGTTTAACTGAGCGGCACGCCGCGAAGGCAATTAGGATTTTGAACGATGCAAGTTAGATACTGTGGTAATAGTTATGACCCTGATGGCGAGCGTTTCGAAATGACGATTGTTCGTAGCTGGCATAGTCAACCCGGCGAAGACGAAGCCTATGTGTATCAATGGCTCGACGGCAAGCTTCTGGGGCCGCCACAAGCCTCGGACACCTACACCCAAGAACAACTAATTAACATGGGTTTGGTTAGCGTATGGCTAATCGTTGCTCCTGATACGGTTCTTCGAAAGGACGATCCGATCCCCGTGACCGAACTCAAGTTCGATGCCAGTATCCATCGTATCTATAACGCACCGGCAGGCAAAATGGAATGGCCAAAGCCAACTCTAAAAGATTGGGGAAAGGCCCTCGATCTAGATGGGAACCCCTGTGTCGAGACGCAGGAACCACAACTGAAACTCGTAGACACCGCCGAGCTTCGAGAACAATACGGTAAAAACTTTCAACCCGATCTCATGACCCCAGGAGTGATCGGCACTTTTAGATTTCCAGAAGAACAATCCAAGCGTCGTCGCTGGAACGGAGAAAGATACATCTGGGAGTAAACTCCCAAATGAGGTAGTAGGCCAATTGGCAGAGTCACTAGTCTCAAAAACTAGAAGTTTGTGGGTTCGACTCCCACCTACCTCACCAAAACACAAAATACGGGGGCGTAGGCCAATTGGAAGAGTCGCTAGCCTTAGAAGCTAGATGTTGCGAGTTCGAGTCTCGCCGCCCTCACCAAAATACTATGAGCGAAAGCGAATGAAAAGATCCCGAGTTATTCTAATTGTCGCTGCCGTAGCCGTGCTACTGCTCGCGTGTTTTCAAGTAAAACGCCTCAATGATAACCTTGAAAAAGCTAATGATACGGCAGAACAAGCCGTTGAAATGGTAGACAAGGTTCGTCAATCTGTTGGGGAGGAAGCAAGAGACGTTCTCGATCGTGTGGACAAGGATCAGCTTGCAGATGATCTTGAAAAAGGATTAAGGGGTATCGGCGGCGATATCAGAAAGCGTTTCCAGAGTGAGTGAACTAGTAGTACAGCCGGTCGCCATCGAAGCGATCAAGCCGCACCCGAACGCTGACCGGCTGGAAGTGGCCACGGTCGGCGGCTGGGATGTGATCGTAGGCAAGGATACCCATAGCGTTGGGGACGTTCTAGTACACGTACAGCCTGATAGTATGGTTCCCCGGCCTCAGGCCGAGGAGTGGGGCGTAGCTCAGTATCTTGCCTTCAAAAAGAACGCGGACTCTGGCCGCGTTAGGGCTGCCCGACTCCGACAAGTCGTGAGCTTCGGATTTCTTGTTCCCAACGAAAGCGGTGCCGAAATCGGTGCCGATTTGAGCGAACATTACGGTATCACGAAATATGAGCCGCCCGCTCCTCCTGCTGGTATGTCGGCGGGACAGATGCGGTACGAACACCCGCTTTTCCACCGTTACACGGATATCCAAAATCTCCGTAATCATAGAGATAAATTCTGTTACGGCGAACCCATCGTCGTAACAGAGAAGATTCATGGCACCAACAGCCGTATTGGGTGGGTTCGTCGTATCGGCATCGATGCCACGGACGAAGGCCGCGATAGCTGTCACGGCATCCATTTCCGGGGTTGGCGTGATACGAACTTCGAATTCGTAACCGGAACGCATCGTACTCAGCGTGACCCCGGAGACTGCGGCGTCTATGGGCTACCGGCAGAATTGCACTACGATCTACTCGGACGTATCTTCGAGTGGGCCGTGCATGCATGGGGCCGTGACATGGACGGCGAACTCAACTCCGTCCTTATCTTTGGTGAAATCTATGGTGCGGGAGTACAGGATCTTCACTATGGAGCCAAGAGCGAGAAGGGATATCGTGTATTCGACATTTCCCTAAACGGTCAATACTTGCCGTGGTCAACGCTTGAGTATCTAGAAAAGGAATATGGCCTACCTCTGGTGCCCGTGCTCACACGAGGCGTGTTCGATTTCGAGCAATTGGTAGAAGAAGCCCAGGGCGACACCACCTTCGAAGATAGCCATATTCGCGAAGGAGTCGTGGTGCGACCCTGGCACATTGAACGCACTTGGGGCAAGGGGTCAAAAGACCCGAATCCCAAACGCATGATCTTCAAAATTGTGTCTGATGCTTATTTGCTCCGAAAGGGAGGAAGTGAGTTTCACTAAAAATCCCCTTATGGCCTAATTGGACACTTCTAGCAATTCTGGGGATGAGACACCGAATGTCGTGAGTAGGGAAGATCTCCAAAACCCTACTCCTCCGATGTTCAAGGATCCATTGGGTTCCCAACATATCCAGATGACCCCCGGTCTAACGTCATGGCACACAACAACTTACGTCCCAAGAAAACCCTAGAATCTACCTTACAGTTTGCCTCTATCGTGTCATAATGTAAGTGTACCTGATCAATGGAGGTAAAATATACTATGAGTGATCTTACTGCTGATAACTTCACGGCACAGACTGGACTACGATTCCGTGTGTCGCGTGAAATGAAAGAGCGTATTGCGTCTGGAGCCCTTAATCGTGAACAGGCGTTCCAAGAGTGGTTGGCGGGTGGTGGTCTTCAAAAACTACAAAGTCGTCGTCCCGCAGTTCCCGATAGCGTCTATTTCGATCCCGATCTAACGCCCGATAACTTCTCTGCAAAAACCGAAGCGGCCATTGGTGTGCCGTGTCGGTTCCGTGTATCTCGTGAACAAAAAGCCCGCATCGACGCAGGAACCCTTACTCGTGAGGGTGCCCTAGCTGAAATCGTGGCGAAAAAACGTAATCAAACTACTGTCTGAGGAAACTATGAGTAATCTAAACCAAGTAATTCTACAGGGGAATCTAGTTGACAACCCCCGTGTCATGGGTGACGAAAGTAACGTCGCCCGCTTTTCTATCGCCGTCAACAACGGCTTCGGTGAGTACCGCACTACTACGTTTGTAGATTGTGTTGGCTTCGGCAAACAGGCCGAGGTCATTGGTCAGCATTTGGTTAAGGGTAAGCAAGTGATCGTTCGTGGTCAGCTTATGCAAAACCAGTGGGAAGACAAGGAAACCGGCCAAAAGCGTTCCAAGCTTGAAGTTCGGCTCGAAAACGTCAACGGCTTCTTCTTCACGGGGAATGCCCAACGTGGCGAAGACGGTGGTGCTGAGGGTGAGCCGGTGGCTGCTGCAACTGAGGGTGGCGGCGAAGGCGAAAAGCTTTTCTAGTCCCTCAATCCTGACAAAACATTTCAGGGCGGGCCACTTGACAGAGTGCCCGCCCTGAGATATAATGTGGTATGTTAGAAATTATCCTGCTACTGGTACTCTTGGGCTTTCTCTTCTATTTTACGGTAGAGTTTGTCATAGTAATCGCACTTTGCTTGTATCTGCTCGCCACTGGACTAGCTAACGGCGTCTGTTGGCTTTTGACCCGTAAAACATTTCGTAATTGGTGTCTTTCGCATGCAGAAAAAACTGATCGATCAGCAAATCCTTGACCGCTTTTGGGACAAGGTTGATAAGACCAACTCTTGCTGGTTGTTTAGAAACGGTGTTAAAAGACATGATTACGGTACGTTTGGTTTTCAAGGACGGGTGCGAAAAGCTCATATAGTTTCGTGGATCATACATCACGGTGACATTCCTAAAGACCTATGTGTTTGTCATAGTTGCGACAATCCTCCATGTGTTAATCCAGATCACTTGTTTTTAGGTACCAAAAAAGATAATGCAATTGATGCAGCACAAAAACAACGACTATTCCGTGTGCCAGCAACCTGTATGACTAGAGGCATTAATAGACATAACGCCAAGCTTAATGAAAAACAAGTCAAGCAAATACGTAACGAACATCGTAACGGTAGTTCTTACAGATTACTAGCTCAGAAATATCACGTCTGCACTAGAACAGTTGGACATATTGTACATAAAAGAAAATGGAAACACGTAAACTAATCATTGTTCGTGGCATAAGCGGATCTGGCAAAAGCACAATTGCTAGACATCTTGCTAGTGAATCTCAAAGTTTTTGGGAAACTGGTCGTCACGGGTTGCCATGGTTTGAAGCCGATGAATTCTTTATTAGATCATCGGGTTCGAAATACAAATTTGATAGCAGTAAACTTTCTCAGGCTCATCATTTGTGTCAACTTAAGGTGGAACACCTTATGTTTCATGACGTGCCGTGCGTAGTTGTCTCGAACACGAGCACTCGCATTAAAGAAATGCAACCGTATTTGGATCTTGCTGACCAGTATGGTTACGAGGTACAGATTATCCGTTCTCCCGGCCCCTGGGATCCCGAGTTGCTTCATCAACGGAATACGCACAGTGTCCCGTTGGACACCTTGCGTAAGCAGATTGCACGCTACGCTCCCCATCCTGACGAAGTGGAGTGGACAGATATGTCCATCTTTTAGTATGAACGAACAAGAGCCGCAAGTAGATCCCAAACGTAGTAAGTGCTGGCAATGTAGATTTGGCATGACGGTGCATGAAAGCGAATTAGAGCGAGTTTATCATGCTGGCATGAGCGGAATGGGTTTGCCCCAACCTCCGAGCAATGATTTTGATATCTTCGACGGCACCCCATATCAGGACGCCCCACCTTCACCCCCAGAGGGCGAAGGTGAGTTGATCGAACACACCATCGAACACGAACGAATCAAGACAATCTGTTTTTGGAGACCAGCGGGTATCGAAGCTCCCCCGATTGTGGTAGCCAACGTTAAGGATTGTAGTAGATTCGAAGAAAAGAAACCTTGACACTAGCACCATTGGGTGCTATAATAGGTGGTCATGAGACACGAAAAGTATCTACCGCTTTGTGAGCGGATCCGAGACGCTGGCGGCCAGCCGTACATCGTCGGCGGATACGTACGAGACATGCTCTTGGGTCGTAGACCCAAGGATGTGGATATCGTGGTGGTCGGCATGACCTCCCACCGAATTGCAGTTCTACTGACTGACGAAGGCGGTAAGCTGGTTGGCGATAGCTTTCCAGTATGGACCGTAGATGGTGCCGAAGTAGCTATGGCCCGCCTTGAACGCAAGACTGGCACCGGCTACACAGGCTTCGAGTGTCAGACCGAAGACGTGACCCTTGAGGAAGACCTCAGGCGTCGTGATCTTACGATCAACGCAATGGCAATGGACCCTTTTACGGGCAACATCATCGATCCTTACGGTGGCGTTGAAGACCTTGAATACAAGGCACTTACCCCCGTGGGTTATCATTTTGCAGAAGATCCCCTGCGTGTTCTGCGTGCCGCTCGTTTTGCGGCACAGCTTGAAATGAAAATTAGTGCTGGTCTTGTGCTTGCTGCTCAGGAAGCCCTGCCTGAAATTCTCGACCTTCCGGGCGAGCGTTTGTGGGGAGAGCTTGAGAAGGCACTACGTACGCCGCAACCCTCTCGGTTCTTCTGTGCCCTGGAAAAGATGAATGCCCTGGAGATTGCTTTTCCAGAAATCGCAGCACTACAGGGGCGTATCCAGCCCGAGAAGTATCATCCTGAGGGCGATGCCTACGTTCACACGCTAGAAGTGCTCGACCGAGCCGTGGAGCTTGGGGCCGACGACGAAACCATGTTCGCGGCCCTAGTTCACGATTTGGGTAAAGCCGTCACTCCGGACGACAATTTGCCACACCACTACGATCACGAACGTTTGGGTGTACCGCTGGTGCATGCAATGTGTGAGCGTTTGCGGGTGCCGAACACCCACCGCAAGGTGGGAGCGGTCACGGCAAAGGACCATCTGAATGTACATAGATTTATTGATTTGAAGCCCGCCAAAAAGGTTCGTTTACTCATGCGACTTGGAGTCGTACAGGGTGACCTACTTGCTCGTAGGGTAGTCATGGCCTCGAAGGCCGACGCCCGTGGCCGAGGTCCCACACACGCTGGGGCTGAGTATCCGCAGGGTGATCGTCTCCTTGAAGCTGCCGCAGTTATGCGACAGGTCCGAGGCCACGAGTTTGCTGCCCTCAAGGACGGTGCTAAAATTGCACAGAAAATGGAGCAGGCACGTATGCGTGCCCTCAAGAAAGCAGGTTTCTAATGCTTGGCGATTGGGGTAGTAATCTCACTAAGCTCGTGCCATCATGGCAAGAGGTAGTATTTTATTCTGCTGTTCTCATCGCAGGAGGATTTGCTCTTGCTAAAGCTTTACTATGAATGCTAACAAACCGGGTATCAGACGTTTCCACTTCGTCCGTGCCGAAGACGTTTCAGGCGTCAGTGGCACGGGCGTAGTGGGTGAAGGTTGCGAACTCACTAATGGTAAGATTGTCTTTTCATGGCTATCAAACCTGGGGTCAGTAGCTATCTACGACAACATCAAAACACTCATGACAATTCATGGCCATGAGGGACGAGGCACTGTAGAATGGATCGACCCTGATCCTACCGAAGAAGTAGAAGAACCGAAAAAGCCAGTTCGAAAAAAGAAATGAAATTTGCATACGACATTATCTCGAACGGGGTGGAGAGCATCGTGATTCGTGATCGGTGTGAACAGCATCAGTGTATATCGATCACAAATGCGGCAGAAGATGTCATTGAAGATCTATTTACTAATGGACTCATCCATCGTGGCAAACAGGTTTTCTATATTGATACTATGAACGAAATGGACGAGCTTTGCCACGACGGAACAAGGTTCACGGGCTTTGCACCAGGACCGAGCCGAGGCGTTTGACATGGCTAAAATGAAAAAAGATGATCCGGCATATTGGATGCTAGAAAAAGGTCTAGCGGAGCGTGCCAGGGAAAAGACGGAAGCACAGTATCACGATCCATATTCGACAGAGAAAAAGACGACGGAAGAGAAATGGTGTACGTCTACCGATGTGTATAGCGACAGATGTTACATCTGCCGAGATCCTGAATACGCACTCATGGGGTTGCCCCTATGTTATGCGTGCCACAAATGCAAGGGGCA